ATCATTTGTCCTATTCACGGAGAATCTTTACAAACTCCTGATGACCACTTATCAAATGGTGGGTGTAGACAATGTGGATATGACATAATAACAAAAAAACAAAGATCAAATACAGAAGATTTTATACAAAAAGCAAAAGAGATACATGGAAATACTTATGATTACTCTCTTGTAAATTATATAAAAAATGATTTAAAAGTAACAATCATTTGTCCTATTCACGGAGAATTTGAGCAAACTCCAAAATTACATATTCAGGGATCTATCTGTTATAAATGTACATATAACACATCTAAAATGGAGATTGAATTTGGAGATTTTATAAAATCTTTTTATTCTGGGGAAGTTATTACAAATTCAAGAAGTATAATATACCCACATGAACTCGATATCTTTATCCCTGAGTTTAATCTTGGAATAGAAATAAATGGAATGTATTGGCATTCAGAGAAATTTAAAGAAAAGAAAACACATTTAAACAAATACAATCTTTGTAAAGAAAAAGGTATTAGACTTGTTTCTATTTGGGAATGGGAAATGCTGGAAAATAAAACCAAAATAGAAAATTTCATAAGGAATCTGATCTCTAAAAAGGTAAAACTTCAAGCCAGAAAACTTAAAATCAAAGAAGTAAGTACAGAAGAACAAAGAAAATTTCTTAAAAATAATCATTTACAAGGTTATATTTCTTGTTCATTAGCATATGGACTCTTTACAAAAGATAATGAACTTATTCAAATAATGACCCTTAGAGCAAAAGATAAGAAGAATAAAGTTTTTGAAATTGGCAGACTTGCTACCAGAGTAGGATACTCTGTCATTGGTGGAGCAGAAAGACTTTTTAAACATCTTATTTCACTTGTAGATTATAAGGAGATAATCAGTTATAATAATATGGATAAATTTACAGGGGAAGTTTATGAAAGACTAGGTCTCACTTTTGAAAATATAACAATTCCTTATGGTTGGATAAGTGATAGAAGATTTGTTCCCAGATATCAGACTCAAAAGAGTAAATTAATTAAACAAGGATACGATGAAAGTAAATCCGAAAGTGAAATAATGAGAGATGAAGGATTTTCAAAAATCTATCTTACAGGAGTACAGAAATTTGTACTTAAAAATTAAAACATATGTAGTTTTGTTTTTATAAAATTTATATGGATTTATCTGATTTTATAAAGAAAGCAAGAAATGTACATGGAGATAAGTATGATTACTCAAAATCTCTATATCTTGGATCAAGAGAAAAAATAGAGATTATTTGTCCTTTACATGATGCGTTCTTTCAACTTCCAACTAATCATTTAAGTGGTAAAGGTTGTAAGGAATGCAGTAAAATTAAAAATATAAAAGATAGGTCATCAAATACAGAGGAATTTATAAAGAAAGCCAGAAATATACACTCAGATACTTATGATTACTCTCTTGTAGAATATACAAATAATCATACTCAGGTAGAAATCATTTGTAAAGATCATGGTTCATTCTTTCAATCTCCAAAAGATCATTTATCTGGAAAAGGTTGTCCCATTTGTGGTAGAGAAAGAAGTAAAGAAGATATAAAGTCCAGAATAATGCTCTCTAAAGATGAATTTATAAAGAGAGCAAATGAAGTACATGGATACAGATATGATTATTCAAATGTAAAGTACACAGATACAAGAACTAAGGTAGAGATTGTCTGCAAAGAACATGGTTCATTTTTTCAATCTCCAAATAAACATATGCAGGGTAATGGTTGTAAAGTTTGTGGTAGAGAAAGAACAATAGAACACAATTTCTTAACTCTTGATGATTTTATACAGAGAGCAAGAAATGTACACGGAAATAAGTATGATTATTCAGGTTCTGTGTACACAGGTGCAGACAATAAACTTGAAATCATTTGTGAGAAACATGGAAAATTTTTACAAACTCCACACAATCATTTAAAAGGTATAAATTGTCCATCATGTGGTGCTTCTATATCAAAGCCTGAAATTAAACTTGTAGATTTTATAAGATCTTTCTATAAAGGAGAGATTATTACAAATTCAAAAAATATAATCCCACCTATGGAACTTGATATCTATGTTCCATCACTTAGTCTGGCTATTGAATTTAATGGTGGTTATTGGCATTCAGAAAAATTTAAACCAAAAGATTATCATCTTCATAAATACAATCTTTGTAAAGAAAAAGGTATTAGACTTGTTTCTATTTGGGAATGGGAAATCCTTAAAAATAAAACCAAGATAGAGAATTTTATAAAAAATCTAATCTTGGAGAAGAAAAAACTCTTTGCTAGAAAACTCAGTATTAAAGAAGTTGATGTTAAAACTCAAAGAGAATTTTTAAATATCAATCATTTACAAGGTTATGTTCCCTGTACATATGCACTTGGACTTTATAAAGAAGATGAACTTATTCAACTTATGACTCTTAGAGTAAAGAGTAAAAAAGATAAACTCTTTGAAATAGGTAGACTTGCCACCAAAACTGGATTTACTGTCATTGGTGGAACAAAAAGACTCTTTAAGCATCTTCTTTCATTTGTGGACTTCGAGACTATTATAAGTTATAACAATATGGATAAGTTCACAGGAGATACCTACGAAAGTCTGGGAATGACATATGAAAGTACTTCTATTCCTTATGGTTGGATAAGGAACACCGAATATTTACCCAGATATGCTACTCAAAAGAGTAAACTAATTAGACAAGGGTATAATAAAAATCTTTCAGAAAGTGAGATAATGAGAAGTGAAGGATTTGAGAAAATCTATCTTACAGGAGTTTCAAAGTTTGTACTTAAAAAGGAAAAGCCTTAGAGAAAAGAGTACATAATACCAAAGTAAAATTTTATTATGAATAATTTTAAATATATTCCAAAAGGTAGGGATATTGCCATTACTATGGATGGAGAAATTCTTATAGACTCCGATCCTAAGATCCAGGCACTTGTTACCTTGATTAATGGGAAAGATCCAGAAATTCTTTCTTATAATACTCGTGGTAGAATTGCCATAGAAATGCAAAATGCTCTCTATGATGCTATTGATAAGTACAGTATAAGAGAACTAGCAAAGAATCACATAGAAAATCTCTTAAAAGAAAATCCAAAAATTAAAACTGATGATAGAGAAAGGGAGAAAGCACTTAGAGATATAAAATCTGGTGTACTTGCTCCATACTCAGAAGAATTAGAAAAACAACTTAAAGAAATACTTGAAAATAACATGGTAAACGAAGCAAATATTACAGGAGGTGTTCGTGTAGATCCAGACAAAATTTATATGTTACATGACAAAGGATACAGTGGTGTAATGGTGTACTTTGGTAGTACAAATAAAAATTATGTACAAATCAAAGATTTTAATGCAGAAGAACATGCTAAGATACACATGTATACTTCTATGAATCCAGAATATAAGAGAATGTTCTTAAATGCTATTCCTGATCTAATTAATGAAACTATCTTGGATTTTGTAGAGATGAATGAAAGAGCTGGAAGATCCAAATTCTATGAAAAATATGGAGATAAGATTATAAAAAATAGGCTAAATGAGGAAAATGGTAAAGATGAATTTGGTGGATATGATATAACACTTACTTATAAAAATAGAAGTGGAGAATTTGGAATAAGAATTGGAGATCTTGTAGATTATAGTGTTCGAGCAAGTGCAGAAGAAGAGGCTGTTTTACTTAAAGCAGATAAAGATGCTTTTGCAAAAACTTTACACAAATACATTTATAACTATGTTTATACTTATTTTAAAGATATCTGCGTAAGAAATAACTCAAGTAAACTTGTTAAAGAATATGTAGACTTTGTTATTAAAGGAAGTGGAAGAGTGGGTGGTAGTTTAGATAGATTCTTCCATGATATGCTAAGTGGACTTGAAACAAACAACACAGATTTACTTTATGCTTATAAAGATGAAATAAGAGCAGAAGTTGAAAAAAGAGGAATAGTTTTAAATGAATCTGCCGATAATACACAAACAAAATATGTCAGATCAAGATATAGACCATATATCAACATGTATGTTCCAAAAGGAGAAGATATTATAAGTATAACTCTTGATGGATATGGTACATTCATTTATAAAGCAGATGAAAAAGAAAGAGCAAATGCTGATCTTCTTGATCACTCTGATGTACATTTTGAACTTGATCTTACAGAAAAAATACAGCAAGTGCTTTATAATGTGCTTATATCAATACCAGATTTACCAGGTGTAGATATGAAGTCTATCTTGAAAGATTATGTAAAAGACATGTATGATACATGGAAAAAAGATGAAGTTTATATGAAAAACTTTGTTGATATGCTTGAACTTTCAGACCTAGCATATTACAAAGATGATATCATGGCTGAACTCAGTAAACTTGGATATTTGTACGAAAGTAGAAGAATTCGGTATGTAAATGAAGCCAGATTTGATAAAGAAATTAAAACAGATCATGGTTTAGTTTTTGTAAAAAATAAACATGATGGTACTTATACTTTTGGTTTAGTTGGTGGATTCAATTCAGATTATGAACTAAGTCCAAGAGAAAAAGCAAGTTTCTTCTTACTTCTTAGAAATAGAAAACTTTCAGCTACTGTAGTTGAACAAATAAACAAACAACTTAAAAACTTTATTCAAGAATATATTCAAAATATTGGTAGTATGTTCCAAGTGGATAAAGTGATCAAAAACCATGTAAATTTCCTAATCAATCAAAACAAATATTCAGATATAGTAGAAGTTGCTAGACCTTTTGTAGATTCTTATTATGGAGATATTTATAAAAAAGAATTTATAAAAAAGGGAGTATTACTGAGTTAAGAAAATAAACCAATTCTCATAATCTATTTTTTAGAGAAGAGCCTACCAAATAAAATGGTAGGCTCTTTTATTTTTAATCAAGGTATTTGTAGACTTTAAGTTGATAATCTATTTCTTTCTGTAAGGGTTTATAAATTCCATTTACCACCATCTGATCTCTCCACTTAAGGATTTTCTCTTTATCACTACCCGTTTCAAGTTCTACCTTTGTAATAAGTTGTGCTACATGCATAGGTATAGAAATGAAATCTTTAATTTCAGAGTATGCTGTTTCTACTGCTTTTGTAATATGTACAGACATTAAGGTTTCAAGTTGATGGGAATCTACTTCTTTAAGCATATAAACACATGCTACTTCTTCATTTGATAGATTCACAGCAAGTGGAGATTCTGTTTTTAAATGGACATTTGCTATATTTCCTGTAATTTCAGGTTTTATGTCTAGACCACTGTACATTTTTCTAAAATTTGGTATGAACTTAGCCTCCGAAAGAAGATGTCCATATTTCTTTAAAAATTTTTCTTTACCATTCATAAGATTTGGGGATTTTTATTGTTTTTATTTAATACTTTTGGATAAGAATTTGCCTACCTGTGGATTTAGGTAGGCAAAAACTCTAACTTTAAAATTTACATTATGAGAGATTAGATTTTATTTTTTATAAAAGTCTATCACCAATTACATCTCCATATCCTCTCTTTCTAAACTCATCTTCAAATTCTCTTGCATAGATGGAGAATATTTTATTAGGTAGAGTTTCTCTAACATAGGCAATAGTATCTTCTTTTGATATTTTCTTTTCTTTTTCTACTTTCATAACATTGTCTACCATAACAGAAATTGCTTTCTTCACATCAAAAGATTTTACAGCATCTTTGATACAGTTTTCAATTGCAGTAGTTACAGCATTCATTACTTGTTCTTTGAATTTATCTTCAGCTCCAATTAGTTCAAGAAGACTCATGTTGGCTTGTTCAGCTTCATTACAATCAAATTTAAATGCAGTACCATTGTTTACATAAATTTCTACTTCATTTGCACCAGCAAATCTATATCTGTCTTCTCTGGCATATACCTTTACATTTGGTTTACCACCATTAAGAACTGAATCCTTAACAAGTCTTGATTCGTTTATTTTGTACATAATATTTAAAATTTTATTTTTATCAACTTAAAAAGATATATCTTCTTTTAATTTTCTTATTTTACTTGGACTTAAAATATCCAAAAACTTTCTAAAATTTAAAAGAGATACCTTTCTTTTACTTCTTTTTATTTTTATTTAACCAGTCCATAAGCATCCCATTTACTGTAGGATCTTTATGGATTTTAATTTCACTTGGGTTTTCAAATTTCTTGTCTTTAAAAGTAACCTTTAAATCTTTAATTTCATTTAAAACTTCATTATTTACCTTTATTTTTAAAGGTTTTTGTTCTAAGACTTCATCAAGTCTTGATCCTTTTGGATAAATCATTTTAACTTCAAAAAATTTATCTTTTTCTTCCATTTTTATTTTACTTTATTTATAAAAGAAAGAGCAGGATTGCCTTTTATACCCAAGAGATCTTTCGGTGTAGCCTTTCTAATATGTTTTATATTTAGATTTTCATCTACTTTTGCTACATAGTGCAGGACTCCTGTACTTTCAAAGAAATATCTTACTCTATCTCTACTATCTGTAAAAGTATAAAGATCATCTGTTTTTGTTTCTTCTCCTAAACTTTCATTAAGAGGACTGCTTTCACTTAATTCTACAGAGAATGGTTCAAGCCATTCATAAGAAAGTCCAGTATCGAGTGTGCTTACTTTATCTTCTATTCTATCAAAGATACTACGGTAAAGAAGTTTCTTTTGCTTAGGTATTACAAGAAGTTGTCCAGTTGTACGCATTGCACTTTCTCTACTGTCCCACCTAAGAGGATTGAACTGGGGTTCTGGATTTTCATTATATGTAGAAAGAATATCTATAATTTCAGAAATGGAATTTGCTTTACCTATTTTTGCTTCCACCATCTCTTTTCTAAGTTCTGTACTCTTTCTCTTAAATTCATCATCTTCTCTTCTATATCCAGCATCTTCAAGTAGTACACCATGATTACTTCTTACAACAGCACTACCCACTACATTAGGAAGTTGTCTAACTTCTACCTTATATTCTCCAGAGTCAGAAATGTAAGATTCTACAAGGTAGCAGTCATCTCCATTAGAAAGAAGTGTATTTCCTATCATTCCCTTTTCAAGTAAGGTACTTATACAATCTTTAATAGTTCCAGGTGTTCTAAGTGCACCTCTAATTGCTACACCATCTGGGGCATATTCTACTTTCTTTCCATAATTTCCAGTTTGTCCTTCAAGTTCATCTCTTGATACAAAGGTAGCACTGGAAATGATACCGATATTACTTGAATTTATACCTTCTCCATATTTAGAGTTTAGGTCGTACATATAAAGAAGAGAAAGATCATCTTTCTCTCTATTTTCACTTTTCATAGTGATGGTTGGTCTATAATTTCTATCTCTATTCTTCATAAGCACCCAACCTTTATCTGAAAGATATTTTGCTACTATTACACACATTACTTAATTGGTTTTTGTATGTACTCACTTCTTTTCTCCTCTATTTCTTTTTCAAGTGCAGAAATTTCCTGGTCTATTCTCTTATTATGTTCGCAGGTAAGTACACTTGCTAGTATATCATCTACACCTGAAAGATTCTCTGAAAGTTCTTTAAGAAGTGGAATAGAAAGTTCAGAAAGCATATCTATAAGTCCTGGAACTTCTTTAAATCTTGATATAGAAAAATGTAGTTCATGTAAAAGGAAGATATCATTCTTTAAGATTCTTTCAAAATCATTATTTTTATCTTTATCTGGAAGAATTGTCGGAACTACGCAAGGTAATGTGTTTGTAGAAATAACAGAACCTTCATACCAAATATAAGGTGTAGAGGAAAGAACCTTTGTTTCTCTTTCTCCAAGAGCGTAGTCTTTTATTTTTATAGAATCTGTTGTATAGGACATTGAATCTTTTGAAAGAATAAAGATAAGGTTGTAAGGATCTTCCATTCTGAAAAGAAGAACAATTCCATATGGAATGATTTCTTTAAAGTCTTTAAGATCCTTGAGCATTACTTCCTTATATCTTTCTGTAACTTGGTCAGAAGCATAAATCAGAGAATAAAGTTTAGGAAAATATCCAAGTTTTATTATTTCTGTATAAATAGCATCAATCACTAAAAGTGGAAGATATTCTCTTTCTCCAAGATATTCTCTTGGAAGTACAGGAGTAAAGAGACATTCGTGCGTAGATACTTTATAACTTTCTTGGTCATCAGTTGTCCACTCATCTCCTGTAAGTGCAAAAATTTGAGGTTCTGTACTTGTTCTATTGTAAGCATAGACAGAGTCCGAATTTAATCTATAAACACCATCTCTTCTTATAACAAATCCATATGGATAAGGTCTTTGATTTATTGGATTTATTACAGTAGGTACAATTACAGAATATCCTGGTGGAACAAAACTTGTAATTTTTGAAGATGAACTTGGGGAATCTTCTTTTAAAGATAAAAAATTCTCTTCTGCGAAGTCTGATACTTTCATTTTTATAAATTTTACAATTTTTAATTTAATATCTTTTATTTTTTAAGTTTATCTTCTATGTTTTTAAGAACATAAGCACTTAGAAGAAGAATGAGTGTACTTCCAAGAAATTCAAGAGTTGTCCTAAGTGTAGGAATAAAAAGATTTCTAAGGAAAAGTGCAAAGACAAGGATACCAAAGAATGGAACAAAAAGATTTAAGATTTTTCTGAGTTGTTTAAGTTGTAAAAGTGTCATTTTTGATTGATTTTTTAAATTGTTAAAGATTTTTAAAAGGTGTGTCTCATTTATAAAAATTTTAGAGACACACCAGTTATGAACAAAAAAGTTATTTTAAAATATTATCCTGTGAGAGTCTTTCTATTTCATTTGGAGAAAAAGGTAATTTAAGTTCCTTTATCATTTGAATAAATGTTGAAAGAATTTCAATAGGAAGAGTTATTCTATCTCCCACAGAGTCCATAGAAAGTAAAGGACAAATAAAAATCTGATACTTCTTTATATAAGTATGTGTAGTACTGTCGATCCATACTCCTGCAACTTTGTTAATAGTTGCTATTGATCCATTTTCTTTTACATAAGGAAAATTTGTAGTATTAAGAGTGTAAATCCCTGTACTTCTGATAATAATACCATGACATCCAAGTTTGATGTTGTTATTATCATTTAAAGGAAGTACAACAGAGTATCCTTTTGGAACAAGTGAACATACTGGTTTTTCAAGATCTGTAATGTGTTGTGTGTTGTAAAATGTTGACATTTTATTTTATTTTAATTGGTTATATAAAATAAAATACAAATGCCGTGCCAGTCCAAAAGAATGGGCATCAGAGACATATAAAAATGACAAAGTGACAGCCTAAGTATTGACAAAATTGTCACAGGTCTGTCATTTTGTCATTTTGGGTAATGACAAAACTGTCACATATCTGCCAATATGTCATTATCATCTGTCAGATAATTACTTATCTCTGATTTCTTATCTTTTATAATCTTTTCAAGATGCCGAATTTGACTGTCCATTTCGGATTTATAAAGTGTTTTGAGATCATCTGGTATATTTTGCAAATGTTTTCTTATAGTAAGAATATCAATATGTTTTACTATACCCTGCTTAATTTCATCTATATCTAAATGGATAAGGTAGTAATATATTTTTGAAAGAAGAACAATATCAAAATCCATATACCCAAGAAGATTGTTTCCTATTGGTACACCTATCCATACAGCAGGGTCTATTTTTGTAATTATATGCTTTCCATTTTCTGTATAAATTCTTCCAAAGTTTATAGAGTCATCTACTTGGATTCCAGTTTTAGTGTGGTAAAATTTTTCAGAAAGTACAATGTTCATCTTTAAAAAGAGTATGTCATTTTTATTTAAGATAACATTAAGTCCTGTATCCATATAACTGTAAAGATGGAAAAGAATTTGGACACCCTCTGGAATTTCTTTCCTAAAATCTTCTATGAATCTAAACATGTCATATTTTATGGTATTTGTTACAATATATTCATGAAGAAGTGGAAAAGTCATATCCTGAAGTTTATCACTTAGATATTTATAAAGTGCCTCTGTAACTTCTATTTTTTCTCCCAAAAATTCTTTCTTTATAAAACCAAAAAGGAAGAATTTACCACTTTCAATTTTTGAACCACCTGTATTGTGCCAGTTGCCAAATTGAGAAACATAGACAGAGGGAACTCCATTTTTAATAATTGTAAAATCTGGAACTCCCAGTTTAAAGATTCCATTTCTGGATATCACAACACCATTACCTGCATAGACATTGCTATCTTCATTAAATATAACTACAAGAAATAAACCTTGTGGTATCTTTTTAAGAATGTGTTTATTTACGGAGTCTGCATTCATTTTCATTATTTTCAAAAAGTTTTTCAAGTCTATCTTTAATACTATTTTCAAGTTCTGCTCTTTTCTTCTTTAAAGATTCTATATCTCTATCAATGCTTCTGAGTTCATACTGAATCTTATCTTTTTCAACTTTTGCTTTGTCTATCTTCTCAAAATCTGAGGGATCGATAGAAGACAAGATATAATGAACAGAATGTGCAAGTAAGATATCTGAAAAGAGAGGTTCAAGTTTTGTAATTGTATCTGTGGTGCTTATTGTAATAATTGGATGGTTTCTTGTATCAAGTCTTATATCAGATGGAGAATAAACTCCATGTTTTGCTGTAAGAGAGTAACCCTCTCTGGGTTCTTGACTTCCAAAGTAAGTATGACTGCCAAGAGTAATATTTCCATACTTATAAAAATATCCCTCATTTGTTACAACAACACATGTGTCCCAGTTTTCCAAGTGAAAGATTACAGAAACACCATCAGGTATCTTATTTTTATACAGGTTAAGTTCAATAAGTATCTTTTCTTTTATTTTTGGATCACTTAGTGCACCAAGTAAAAATCCAGGGTGCAAATCTCTCATCATATTACTAAGGATAGTAAGTTCAGAAGATGAAAGGATTTTTCTATTTCCTACATCACTCATTGATATAAAAGGAGAAAGGAAGATATCAGATTTTTCAGTAAGTTCCCAATCATCATTCTTGTAATATTGGGTATTTTTAAGACCTACTGAGTTTTCTGTAATTACTTTATCTCCTATAAATTCATAAATTCCTGTACTTCTTATAACAAGTCCTTTTTCTATATTTAGAAATCCTGTAATACTTTCAGTAAGTGGAAAGAACAAAGAATAGCCTTTTTGTATGCTTTCTCTAATTTTGTAGAGAAGATTATCTGTACTGGTTTCTGTCATTTTCATTTCATTTTTATCTTTTGGAATATCAAAAAATTCGTGTGATTTTCGAATTTGAGTGTCTATAACTCTTCCGTACTTAATAATTACTCTATGTTTTTTCCAAGTATCATAGTTAAAATAATCAAAGATAAGTGTTTCCTGTTCATTCCTGTAAGAATATTGGAGTAAAAGTACAAGTATTTCTTCTGGATCATCAAATCTATATCCCCATTCTTTACCTTTAAGTAAATGGTTAAGATCTTGAATAGGAAATTTAAAACCACATTCAAGAATTATAACTTTAAGTTTATTCTTTATATCTGTAAAATTAGAGTTATATTCAAAATTTATTACTTGATAATTCATATGATTTTTAAGGTGTTATAAGGTATTCTTTATTTTCAAAAATATAAAGGTATTCATGTCCTCCCTGCATTATCCAAAGTTTTACAACTGATGTACTATACCAGGCTGTATACACTTTAAAAAATAAAATGAAATCAGAAAGTGGCATTACAAGTTTGCCTGTAAGAAGTTTTTCTATCTGACTATCTGAAAGTTTTATTCTACATATAGTTGATAAAAAATTAAGAGATTCTCTAACTTCATCTATGTTCTTCTTATCCGAGACATCAATAGTAAAAACTGTAATCATTTCTTCCATATCTAAGTAAGTTTATCTTTATCAAAATCTTCAAAATATACTTGTCCTATCTCTTTCTGAATTTTCCCAGATGAGTAGTATGTTTTATATCTTTGGAAAGTATCTTTGGAAAGTGTAATAGTAAAGAAAGTTTTATCTTTGTTCATAAGAGAATAGAGTTTAAAAAGTTTCTCTACTTCTTCTATTTTGTCTGTTTCATGTTTAAGAAAGATTATTTCTTCTATATCTTTCTCAGTAAGTGAAATATCTGTACTATCTATAAGTAGAGTAAATTCTTTCTTTATATCCAAATAAAAATATGGATAAAAATTTACAGATTCTATTATAAAATTTTCCATAATATTTTAATATTGTAAGACATGACACTTTCCATTTAGAAAACAATAACTGTACCTCTCATGATTAAACAGATTAAGTACCGTAACCGAAATTGCAGAATCTACATATTCGATAGTTAAATGTCTAAAAAGTTCAGAAAGTTTCTCCATATCTGTTTCTGCTCTACAAGACAAGATTTCTGTTATTTGGATTTCATTTAGTCCAATATCATGCTTATCCGAAATTCTTTTAAGTTCAGACTTCATTGGAAAATTCTCAAAATCTATGGTGCTGATATTTATAACTTTTACATTGTCCATATTTTTATTTTTAATAATGTAAGATGTGACATTTTCCATTTAGGAAAAAGTAATTTAATTTTTCAAAACTCGAAAGATTCATGGTCATAACTTCAATAGCTGAATCAGTATGATCAGAAGTTAAGAATTTAAGTAAAGTAGAAAGTTTTTCCGTGTCCACTTCTGCTTTAAAGTCAAGAATTTCTGATATATCAGTTTCCGAATATCCAAGTGAGTGCTTATCTGAAAGCCTTTTAAGTTCAGATCCAAGTGAAATATTTTCAAATCCTTTGATGGTTATTTGAGATATTTTTATTCTTTCCATTATTCTATAAGTAATATGCTTTATAAATCTTTTCTACAAGATTTGGATTATCTTCAAGTTGGGTAGGTGCAAAATTATACGACTTAATTTTCTCTATACCTACATGGCAGGATACTTTCTTATTTTTTGTAAGTTCTCCATCAATTATAAGATTTTTATCTGTAAAAGAAAATCCTTGACTGTCTACGCAAATAGTTATATCATCATCTTTTAAATAGATCAGAATGAAACTACTGTCATCAAGTATTTCCTTTATCTTTAAAACCTTACTTATTTTCATATAAATTTTATATTATAAAGACTGATAAAGTTTCCATAGTTCTGATTACACATTACTTATAAAAACATAAAGTACCATAGAAAAGTAGAAAATAATGATAATAATAAAAATAATCATCTTTGTAATTAGATTCCATTTTCTAATTTCTCCTATAATATCAAGAAGTTTTATTATGAGAACAAGTAGGATAAGCGAAATATGTAAATAAAGTATTTGTATCATATTTTTAAATTTTACAGGAAAACTAACAGGAAGATGTATCCTGTAAGTAGAAGACCAAGAATTAAGATTAAAATAACATATTCATAAGGAAAATCACAAGAAATGTTATCTCTGAGTTTTATGGCTATATTTTTAATTTTCTTTATCATAAGAAGTTTTAAGGATTTGTATTACTAAGTGGTAAGTTACTAAGTGGTAACATTTTTAGAACAGAAGTAAAAAGATAAGAACACAAGACATAATGAAAGTAGCAAGTGAAAGTATACCTTTTATTTCTATTTGAAACTTTGGAGAAAATTCTGCTTGTGAAAGTGTAGCACACATAAAGATAAGTGCCATAATCAAAATAATTGCTGTCATTTTTATTTCTTTTAATTTGGTTATACAAATATTTTACCTACACAAAAATCCCATAGTTTCAAGGTATAAAAAGTGTTGTCCCACTCAAATGATGAGTGGGACAACTATTACATATTTTTAAGAAAAATTTTCCTTATACAAGTTTATAAGAAGAATCTTCTACTACAAGTGTCAAGTAGTTAAGTTCTGGAGAAGAACCAGCACCAACAAGAGCATATCTTGATTTAAGTGCTTCTTTAAATGACATTGTACCCTCAGCCACAGTAGAGATTTTTTCAGATAGTAAGTAAGGACAGAATTTAAGACCTGGATCTTTTTCTGAACCTTTTCTGAAAATAGCAATTCTGTTATCAGTAAGATCCATCAAAGCATCTTCGTAAACTTGGATACCTTTGAACTCTCCTGCATATTCTAGTCCATCTTCATCAGAAAGTGAATTAGAGAATGGAGCAACAGAGTAACCTTTGATATCAGAAAGAGCAGATCCGTGAGTAGCACCAAGAACGATAGTGTTACCTTTACCTCTTCTACTTCTTACTTTAATTACAGATGAAGCATAAGCAAGTCTTGTGATAAGTCTTCTTTGTAAAGATGACATATTTTCAGCAAGAACAGAACCACTAACAAGTTCTCCTTTTGTAGCAGCAATTTGAAGACCTGTACCAGGTGCAATACCTTCAAACTCAGTTGGATTAGGAGCATCAGTAGTATTTGCGTTAAAGTTCAAGTTAAATGCTGGATTTAAAGTATGCATGTTGTAGTGGTGTTGCCATCCATACGCAAATACTTCAGACAAGATATGTCCATTGATAGATTGAGTAAGTTGATCTCTAAGAACTGCATCTCCAAGTTCAAGAGCATCAACATCGTGATCCATTTTCATATCTTGAATTTGTTCAGTTGTATACTCGATATCAACATGGAAAGTTTCAGCAGAGAAGTTACGAGACCATTGTCTAAGACCCATAGATTTATATGGAGTTCTTTCTCCATTTTCTCTATTCATTGGCTTAAATCTTTGTCTGCTTCTGTTAGCACTCATAATTGGAGCAGTAGAAGTTGTAGCACCTGCACCAGAGTATCCAGCGATAAAGTTGTTAAATCCAGAAACATAATCTACTGATTTTGCAGTATAGTCGATATCTGTATCGATTTTAACTTGGTCAAGAACTTCTTCAAGAGATTTAGCCTTGTAGTCAGCCTCTTTACCAGTTTTGATAGCAGTAACTTCAAAGATATACTTACCTTTGATTCTATCTCTACCTACAAATTTAACTTTATCAAGGATTCCAAGACCTCCTGTAACTCCGTATTCTGTACCGATTTTAGAGTCAGCAAGTTTAGTTTTTACAGAAGATCCGGAAACATCAATCATGAAGATTACTGGTTTCTCTACATTAGTTTCTCCATTGATACCTCCTGTGTAGATAGGTTCAACGATATAAACAGAAATGTTAGATTTAGACATTGGGATAGTTGGAATGATATCCATACCTACTGTTGTAGCAGAAACATCCAAGAATACACCAAATAAATCTTGGAAAACTTCTCCAGATCCTACTTCTGATCCACCAGCCATTGGGTTATTACCAAAAGCAAATTTACCTCTACCTGGTACAGAAGTTGTAGATGTAGCGTTTTCATACATTTTTCTGATATGAGCCATTTCGGCAATAGTTCTTAACTTTGATTCTGAAATGGAAATACCTTTTGCTTCATATCTTTCTCTGAGTTTAGGTAGCCAAGACTCATAGATTTTTGTCTTTAAATTATTCATAACAAAATTTTATTTAATTTTGGTGTATATATTAAAAATAGACAAAAATAAAAGGAGAACCCATAAGTAATATGGGTTCTCCAAGTGATCAATTAAAATATTAACATGAAGTATTTTAAATCATATTAAAAGGAATTAGGAATGTTTTCAAAAGGAATTTTTAAATGTTCCACATCATAATCTGCCTCTTTAAGTAAAGTTTTGCATTTCATCTTTAAGATTAAGTACCAAGAATGTCCTATCACAACTCTGTCTATCTGATCTGCTTTCATATAATCAAGAAGTGAATGGACAAGTGTATATCTAAGAGCAAGTGTTTTAAGATTTGTAATCTGATTTGTAACAATATCTGGATGAAGATCCATATCTGAAATTCTACCTCTTTGTAAATCTTTTTTAAGTTTTTTAAGCCTGTTTCTATATTTTTCAAGAATAGAAACAGAAAAATAAGTATTTACAGTTTTAAGATAGGTAATCTGATCACTACTGTAAAACTGATCCATTGGATAATATCTTAAATACTTATCAATAAGAGAGATTACCTGTCTTGTTATTTTGATTTTACTATTCATATTTTTCTTTTAAAAATGGAGTAGAAAAGAAATCAGAAACTTTCCCACTCCATACCTAAACTAAAAAATTTACAACTTACCTATTTTATACAGAAAGGTGGCAAAATGTTTCCATCTTACCACCTTTCATTATAGTAAATCACAAGTTATGCCTTAAATGTTTATATCATTTATATCATATCCAAGTTCAAGAACTGAGGAATCTACCCCTGTTGTAAGTACTCCAACATTAGAGTCTGTGTAAGTTTCTTCAAGTCCTACACCATACCAAAAAGATACAACCTCATCTACTGTCTTTGGATTTTTAAGTTTGAAAGCAGATATGATATTTTCTTTTTCTACCTGTGGAAGTGCTTCCCAAGATCCTACAAATTCAGCAGGAATATGTTCAAGTGCAAAAACAAAATCAATCTTAGATGTACTATCTTCGATTGCAGTTTCAACTTCTTCATCAGAGTACTCTGAAAGTCCAGAGAAGATTATTTCCTGTCTGATTGGAGAAAGACATTCAAATAAATTCTTTGTCTCTTTTCTAAGTCCTTTAAGTTTAGGGAATTTAAGGTCAAATACAAGAGTTTTTGGATCTACACTTTCTGAAATATCTTTAGTTGTAGGAATTACAGAAGATTCATCGATTCTTACATTTCTACCATCTTCTGTAATGAATCCATCTCCCAAGTATTTAACATAAGTACCTTGTTCTACTCCAGAATTTGAAGTTTTAACCATATAAGTTTTTCCCTCTACAAGTTGAAGAATTGGCTTTCTTGATTCAAATAGAGATTTGCTTTCTGACATCTTTCTTCTAAGAATTTTATTCTCTCTAAGAACATTTTCAAGCATACCTGTAAGAAGTCCAACAGATTCTTCAAGTTTAGCCACTTTTGAAAGAATATCTTCATAATTTGCTTTATTTTCTGCTTCTTCTTCAGAAGTAATAGAAGATTTAAATTCCTGAACTTCCATAGTAATATCTTTAAGATAAGGATCATCACTATTTGATATCAGATTTACCATGTCATCAGATACAGATACTACACTTACATGAAGAGTTTCTCCTCCATATCTGATAGTATATTTGTTTCCAGCCTGTGGAAGATCTTCATTATTTTCATACAAGGTAGCACTTTCTGTAATAATAAATTCATCTTTACCAAGTACTCCATTTTTTACAAGAATATCTCTAACACTTTCAATATCAAGCCCAGTATTCATAGTAATGTAATCTATAACCTCTACAAGAGAAGCACCACCTCTACTGTAATTTTTGTAAAGTTCAAGCACCTGTGTATCTTCTGCGTTCGCTTCTGATACAAAAGTAACATTGTCTGCACTTACAGGTTCTTCCTCTTCTACAGGTGTATCGATTTTAGAGATTCTTCCATTGTTTGAAAGAACTGAAATGATATCTTCTCTTGAAAGATCTACTGTGGTAGAAATAGAAGAAAGAATATCTTCAAGCTGGGTTCCAGATTTTGCAAGATTGTCAAAGATATCCAAAATTGCATTTGTTTCATCTTTTGAAGATGTGATATCTTCATCTTTATCTTCAAGAAGTCCAAGATCTTTAAAGTGATCAAGATGCTGAGATGGGTCAAAAACTAAGGTAGTACCATCTACTTCAATCTTTCCAGATAGAATATCCTCAATAGATGGCTCTACATGAAGATCCTTCCATCCACCAATTTCTGATCTTTGTACTCCAAATTTCTGGTAGTCATCAAGAACAATTCTGTATTTTATACCATCAGAACTTTCTACTTCAAAAGAAAGTACCCATTTAAGAGATTCATTTACTTTCAAGATCTCTTTCCAGTTTTCAGCATTGAATACCCAATCTTTAACATACTTAATCTTTTCAGAAGTTGTATCTTTGCTGCTGATTGTGTTCTTAAATACATCTGGAAGATCAGAAAGTGAAAGAATCTTCTCTACTTTCTTCTCATCATCTTCATCAGAAGATACGATATCTGATAGATCATCTTTAAGACTTTCGGAGATTGTCTGTTCAATTTCTATATCAGAAAGTGAGAATTCTCTTTCTATACCATTTAAAGTAACTTGAACACTATCTCCCTGGATTTCTCCTGCAAGACCTGTCATTCCATAGAACTCACTTTCTTTATTTTTTATTCTAACTTCATCTCCTGGACTTAAAGTATTTTCAAGAGATTCATTGTTAGAGAGTGATTTTAGATTATACATAATTATATCTTTTGTTTTAATATTTTTAAGTGCTACTTCATCTCCTTTAATACTTTCAATAGAAAAGGTGTTTCCAGCAACTGTTTTATTTTTATAATTTCTTGGAAATTCTATCTCATCTCCAACTTTATATCTAAAACTGTCAACTTCTTCAGAAACAGTAGGTTCTGCATTTTGAGTATCCTGTGTTGCAACTTCTGTATCTAATGGATTTTCCTGCGTAGGCTCTTCCTTTCCAGTACTTTCATCAGGACTTTCAGAAATTACAACATCTGGATTCTCTGGAAGCGTAGTAACTACACAATTTCCATTTAAATCTTTATCCTCACAATCATCATTATCAAAATTTTCTACAAGATTTACATTTTCTTCTGGATTTACATCTTTATATTTCCAATCTGGGAAAATAGAAGATACAATCTCCTGGAAAGGTTCAGATTTCTTAATATAAGATATAAAATGATCTCCCTGCTCAGGTAGTCTATAATGTCTCTTATATTTTCCTATCCAAATATTTAATTTTTCTTCAGAATCAATACTACCAGAGACAAGCATAGAAATAAGTTTATCTCTTAGTTTGTCAAATTCTGAAACTTCCCCAAGTGCATTTTCTACAAGTCTTGGAGCAACATATGTTGTAAAAGACTTATTTTCTGATATTCTTGTAAGTTTAGCATTAGCAAAACCAGGTCTGTATACTACATCATATGTGTAGATAGTATCGATAGTAACTACACCTGTCTGTTCATCTCTATATCCAGTTGCTCTACTGGAAATAAAAAGTGGGCTACCTGCTTTAACAATTTCAATAAGATCTTTACCAAGATTAGTCGGTAAAAGTTCTATTTTGATTTTTACATTATTTTCTGCTTCATCATACCAAAGGTCTCTAATGATATGAGATACTGATCTCATAGAAACATGGTAATCTTCATCATGATCTGGACTGCCAAGAAGTATTCCTTGTTCAATCTGTGGTTTTAAATATTCAAGGTGCTTGAGATAGTCCTCTTTTTTATAAATTCTATTATTGTCATTTGGAGTATCAAATTCAGCACATATACCTGTCAAGATGTACTTGGGAGTACTTCCAGATCCTACTTCTGATTCCGATATATCCAAAAGTGACAATGGTTTTCTGGAGTGTTCCATTAACCATATAGCATTGGATTTATTCATATCACGAACAATTTAAGTTTATTGTCATATATATCTTTTCTAAAACTTCATTTCCATTTTTATTTGGAACATATAAAAAGTTTAGAAGATATTATTTATAAAAGACATATATGAAATTTATACAGAAATATAATCCAGAGAAACTTGAAGATTTTATTCTTCCAGATAGAATAACTTCAAAATTTAAGAATGGAATAGACAAATCTCAACTCTTCTTTGGAACATCTGGAATTGGTAAGAGTAGTATGGCTAAGTTTCTTTCAAAGAATAGCAGTTATCCTTATCTTTATCATAACAGTTCAAGGAATAGTTCAGTAGATGAACTTAGAGAGGGAGGTAGTATTTATGAATTTTGTAGTGAGACACAAATAAGTCTTGATGGTAAAACCGGGAAGAAAAAAATAGTTATACTTGATGAAGTGAACGGTGTAAGTATGCAGTTCTTTGAAGCACTTAAAGGATTTATGGATACTTATTCTGAAAAAGTGATTTTTATTGCTACAACTAACCATATAAATCTTGTACCTGCACCAATACTTTCAAGATTTGGAGGTGGCACAAGTTTTGACTCTGAAAGTGATGCAGAGAAGAAAGAAGTTTTTGTGAAGTATGTAAAAAGAATAGCACATGTTCTTAAAAATGAGGGAATCTCTTATGATAAGGATAGCATAATAAAATTTGCGAAGAAGATGTTCCCAGATCTGAGAATGACTCTTGAAAGAATAGAAGAACTTAAATTCTCAGGTGGTAGTAATATAGAAGAAAGTAATACACAGCAAGTAGAAGAACTTTCTGAACTTTACAGTCTCATTGTAGATGGAAATAATCAAAAACCAGAATATATTCATTCTATTCTTAAAACTAAGTATATTTCGCAGGTAGATTCTGTGATGCAGTCTCTTGAACTTCCTTTTATAAGTTGGATAGAGAAAAATCATCCAGGTCTTTCTGTTGTAATTCCAAATATAAGTATAAAGGTATCATATTATACAAGTATAAAACATACAGGGATAGATCCAAGTTTGCACCTTAGAGCATTAATTTGGGAACTTATTAACATCTTTGCACAAGTAAAAGGAAAAATTTAAATTTTTATGGAAGATAATCAAAATGAAAGACTTGTAAGAATTAAGAGACTAAATTCTTACAGAAATACCCAGGTAGATGGTATGAAAGATGGTGTAATTAAATACACCAACGGCAAATATCTGACTGTTACAGATCTTGAAGATAATGCTATAAATCTTGACTTTATAGCAATGAGTCTGGCTAAACAACCCAGATATAATGGACATACAGGAGATATGACAAGAAGAAACAATGGACATTACAGTATTGCTCAACATTCTGTAAAGATGGCAGAAGCAAGTTTAATTGTTTATGGAGATCCTATTCTGGCTATGCAATGTCTACTTCATGATGCAGGAGAATGTTATACAGGAGATATAACTAATCCACTTAAAGTTCTTATAAAAGATAAAATATCTCAGATAGAGAACAAAATAGATGAGAAAATCTTTAAAGTATTTGATATTCCTTATCCAATGGATGAAAGAGTAAAGCAGATTGATGTAAATATCTGTGATTGGGAAATGAGTGTAATGCTGGATATGAATACTAAGAGTTATGGATACAATAATTATTGGAGTGTAGAGGAGTCATATGAGAACTTCAAAAATACATTCTTTCAAATTCTTGAATTTATAAATCTTGAGAAACTTGAAAATCTAACAGGTGGATTTTCTCACAAGAGAAAATCATAAATAGAATTAAGTAGGTAAGTTTTTTGTTTTCATAATGGAAGAGGGAGATCATTTTAGTTGTAATCTCCCTCTCTTTATAAAAATTATAAAAAATGAAATGTATTAGCCAAAAGTTGGATTATTTTCTTTTACAATCTTTTCAATTCTCTCTCTATCTTCTTTGTCCAGGTCATCAAGGGTAATCATAGCATCATCATCAACAGAGATACCTGTAATTACTTTCTCCCCGGTCTGTGTATCTACATCAAGAGCAATCATAAGTTCTCCAAATTCTTTATCTTGTACTTTGATATATCCATATTTCTTTGATTCATCAAGATCTTTAACAGTAGTTCTTACAAGATCTCTAATGATTTTTTGATCTTTGGAGTCAAGATCAGACATTGTAACCATAGTATCTCCCTCTATACCGACAGAAGTAATTCTATATTTTCCTGTACTTTGGTTTTTAGTAATAACAACTTCTACATTTCCGTACTCTGGATGTTTAACAACCTGTGTAAGTTTATCTACAGATTCGCTTACTGATTTTACCTTTTTAAGTGCATTTTTACCTTTAATAGCACCCATTACACCTGAATGCTCTCCAACACCTCCCCAATAGAAAAGTCCGATAACTGGGTTTATCTTCTTTACTTCTACTTTAATTTCTCCAAGATGTGGGTGACTAATAAGAACAATATCTCCAACTTTTAAAGTCTTCATATAGACAGACTCTGTAACTATATTTTTATTCATAAGATTTATATGTTTATATTTATATTAAGTATTCCAATTGATCCATTTGTAGGAGTAAGAGTATCTGTAACTTCTACACCAGACTCCGAAACAAATCCACCTCTACATATAGCAACTTCTGTTTCTCCTACTTTTATATTTCCATACCTGTCTATCATATCATCTCTTTCTGGAATGAATGATACTTTTACTGTATCACAAAATTCAAGTTCATCAAGAATTCTTACAATATCACTGTGTGGTATCATATTTGTTCTCTCAGTAGAAAGAAGATAACTTCCAACAACTTCCTGTATTTTATTTTTATAAGAATCTGTACTTACTATTTTATTTGCATATGTAGGATGCAGGGTCATATCAATTACCATAGAAAAATACTCGAATACAGGAGTGTATAAATTTATAGAAATGTTTGTACTTTTTATATTTCTTTCAAGAATATTTGTAAGAAGTCTATCTTTATCTTCTGTAGATAGTACAAATTTGTCAATAGATGCTGTAAAGTATGATTCTGTGGCAGAAAGTCTGTTTTTAAGTTCTGGAAGAAGAAGTACAGAATAAATGTTGCTATTCTGTAAAGTATCATCTCTAAAAACTTTTACTGTTTTAAAGAAATTCATCTTTTTAAAGAAGTAAGAGATACTGTTCTCATCATACATTATGAAATTTCTTGATATATTTGGAGCAAGAATTTTTGTAAGTTCTGGATCTTCTGAATTAGCACCAAATTCTGGTGTCATACTTACTTTTGTAATTGCATATTCATTCATATTGATCTCCTGTCCAGTAGAATCAAATACAGAATCTGTCCAAGTAAATTTAGGACTGGATATGCCTTGAAGATTACCTCCTGCACCTTTTGTAATTAAGTAATTTACTATGATTTCAGAGCCTTTCTCTGGGATTCTATGCATTGAATTTGTACCAAAAACAATAGTAATTCCTCTACCTGAGATATCATTCTTTACAAGGAAAACAGGTTCTTTATAAGTAGCATCATAAAGACTATCCACTTTCTTGTATTCTACACCATTGACAAGTATCCAAATTCTATCATTCTCTATCATTTTATTTATACCTCCCTGCACAGTAAATGATTGAATATCTTCTCCTGTACCTGTAAATACCTGAGTTTCCATTTCTCCCTGTACAATATGAAATTTAGATTCTGAAAGAGATGAAATAGTGATGTGAGTATGGGAAGTGGGAAGAACTATAATATAAGGATTTCCTGTATCTACACACAAGAGTCTTGTATAATTTGGAATATGCAAAGCATCTGGATGAACAGTGCTATCTGGATTTTTAGTAATAGAAATTTGTCCGATAGCAGAAATACCTCTTGTAGCAGTATGTCCTTGAAGTTCTGCAAGACCATAAATTGTAGTAGTACGATTAGCAGTAGCAAAATTTGATTGTTTAAGAGCATCTTTTATATAAAAGAACATCATTTGGGATAGGTTGTGAAGTACAAGTATAATCTGTCCATATGGAGAAGCATAAGTAAAACTCTCTTTATATTGATTATATTTTTGTTGAACATATGTAAGAGCATCTGAGAGAAGTTCAGATCCTTTAATTCGTGAGGTATCAAAATACTTTGACATGAATAATCTTTTAATATTGGTATATATATTCTATAAAAAATCGATATGGAACTTTTGCCACTTGGAGACAATTTAATCTTGGAAATTACAGAGAAAAATCAATCAGTAGGAAAGATAATAGGTATATCTAAAAATGTACAGAGAACAGGAGAATTTTCTCTGGGAGATACAGTCTTTACTAGTGAATTTGGAGGTATAAAATTTGAATATAAAGGGAAATTACTTTTGTGGGTAACTAAAAGGGAAATTCTTGGAAAGTGCCAAGAGAACCTTTTAGTTACCCACAGTAGTTTTATGAAGTCACTCGAAACCTACTTCGAAAATCAAATCAGAAGAAGTCTTGACAGTGAACTTGCTGTCCTATAAAGGAACAACTTGACAAGTTACAAGGTCTTCAAGTGGTATTTGTACGAAATCGTTAAATTCATCTACAAAGGTATATTCCATATCAAGAGTACTAGAATATCCCTGTTTAACAAGTTTTAAATTCTTAGAAATTCCATTAGAGTCAGTAACTCTGTACTTATTTCCTACAGGTAAAGTAGTAGAAATCGGAATACAGTTGTTTGATCCAAGTAAGTGAAGTGGAATATCAACACTTTCTTTACTTCCATCTACAAATCCATTTGCTGTATGTTGAATAATTGTTCCTTTTGTACCGAACAGGGTTTCAGATTCAAGGATATCAGAAGTAAGTAGGTAATATCCATTCTTTATGAAAGACATAGTACTTGGTGCAGGAGTAATAACTCCAAAATCTTGTAAGGCTTTACTCATTTCAGAAGTACTATATTCGATAGCAATATTTCCATAAAGATAAGATGGTGCAGATAAGAGTTCTTCTGCTTTTATATCTTCTTTTACAGAATACCAAACACCTGCATATTTTCTATGAAGACCTATACCAAAATCTTTTGAATAAACAAATCTAAATTCTGGATCTACTACCGTATGGGCAAATGTCTCAACTGGGAGAACTATAAAATTTGGAGATGTTTCATTTTTAATGTTTACAAAAGGTGTATCTCTCACAGAATCTCTAATTCTATCTTCTATAGAGTAATCTTCATAGAACTTATCTCTTGATATAATTCCAAGTTTAAGCCTCTGATAATCAGTAAGGAAATAAGGTTTTTCATCTTCCAAAATAAGAGATTTTTCAAGAAGTAAATTTACCTGGCTTTCTACCATAGTATCTGTATAAGATTCATAGATGGAATCTTTAACAACTATATCTTCGATATCCTCTCTATCAGGTGTTTTATTTTTAAGATCTTCAAGTCTACTTTGTAAGATAGAAAGCTCTCCTTTAAGTTTTAAGTAATAATCTTTGATATCTTCATCATCTTTAACATGATTGTCGCTATCTTCTATGGTCTTGAGTCTATCCTCTATCCAAGATATCCTTTCTGAAAGTTTCTCGATATCCTCCTCTGTACTTTCTGCGTCTTTATCCTCCTTAGATACCTCATCATTCTCCTGATCATCAGAGAATGGGCTTTCGTTAAGAAGTTCAGCCTCTTCTATTTTTTCTACTTCAGAACTTATAACATTTGCGTGAGTATCTTCAATTTCTACCTGTTCTCCAGTTTTTGAATCTACTGCGATTTGTTTATCTTCCCCAGTTTTAAGAACAGTAACTTCTGTACCATCTGGAAGAGTAACTGAGTAGATGTACTTTGAACATTTAATATAGTCAATATCTGAATTTATAAGACTTATAAGTTTTTGTACAGATGGCTTAATATAAGTATTGTCAAGAGGGAAAGAACTCTCATAAATTTTATATCCCTCATCTGTTCTTTTAAGTGTTTCTGTTTTACTTATAAGTGAAGTAACTTTAATAAAGTTTCTACATAAATTTAAGAAATCTGCATTTCTTACAGAACTTTCCCAATCATAAACTACACTTACCTTTCCATTTCTTACAGAAAGTAAAACTTGTCCTACAAGAACAAAAGTAGTACTTGTTTCTTCATCTTTCCATGTTGGATAGTACTTATGATGTACACTTATTCTACCATGTCTTGAAAGAATAGAAGTATAAACTCCATCATAAATTCTTGATTTAAGTGGAGAAATAATAGCCTGTATTCTTGTATCAAGACTTTGAGAGAACATAATTAGTACTCTATCCTTAGCATCTTTTGGAGAAAGAGTAAGAAGTGGATAAAGTTTGGTTGCAAGATCTGGATAATTGTTTATAAGTTTTTCTATTACCTTATAAACAGGATTCATATGAAGTTTTTCATATTCTGAAAGTATAAATTTAAGTGTATCATCTTCCACATCTTTTAAATAAGAAAGAATACCTGTAACTGATACATCTGGAAGATCCTTTAAATATCTTGGTGCTACAAGTTGTACTTCTTCTACAAGTCTTGTAGGAGAGTTAAGTCTTTGATAATTTAAATACCCTGCTACTTGATTTGAATCTTTCAAGTAGTCTTTTGGGAGAGTTAGAGAGTTCATACAACAAAAATTATTTTACTTGTCTATATATATTAAATGGTACATAAAACAACCTTTTTACAAAAAATTCCCTCATGTCTGACAAAGTAGAAAAATATTTCACTTCTCCATTTATACGAACATGTATAATAGGTCTTGTAGGTAGACTTCAAGGAATGATAAAGATAAGTATTCCAAAGAATTTACAAGAGGAAGAAGAACTTTATACTGTGCCGATTTCTTACTCACAGGTAGGCTCAGAATCATATCTCAGAGGATTATTTATGGAAAACACACAGTATCCAAATCTGGATGGTAAAGTAGATGGTACTTCTGGAAAAACTATGCCATATGGCACAGTTACTATGGAAGACAGTATCGATATAAATATGTCAGAACTTGGAAGTGGAGGTGTAAGAGTAGATCATCAAATACTTACGCATGATGAATTTGGTACATCTATTGAAATGGGTAACAGTAGAGTTACTTTTGTACCTATTACTTTAAATTTTAATTTAAGTTTTAAATGTGATACAGAACTTACAAAGTATAAGATAATAGATGCTATAATAGAAAATCTAATCTATCCTAAAAAATTTAAAATTGCACATAAAGGTATCCATAATATAGGTTGTACATTAAAACTTTCAGAATCTATTTCTGGAATATCAAGACAGGAGTTCAGTTATGACAGTGCAGATGGTGGTGTAAGTACGATATCTGTCGGTATAGAACTTTTAACTTATAAACCTGTTATAAATGTTACAAGTACTTACAGGGTAGACAACACAAATAAAAATAGTGTAATAAACTACTCAGCAGGAGAAAAATAGAAAACTAATTTTAGGGATTTATAAAGAAAATGCCTATGAGAAGAGTACTCATAGGCATTTCTGTTTAACAAATAATAAAATAAGATAACATGAATTTTTTCTAAAAATATTATCCACAGAAATCTATCTGTGTTTCCTTACCTTACTCACATCAACATGCATTGAAAGTTCATCGAGCAAAGCATCTTGATCTTCTCTATCAATATATTGGTAAATGACAGATTCCTGCATATCAAAGTAGTCGCAGAATGTAGCAAAGTAAACAGATTCTGAAACATTATGCAAGGTAGATTTAATCTCTGAATAAAGTACAGGTATATGTTTATTTTTTATTTTTTTAATATTATTCAGAAGTACAACTTGTGGAGGTAAAATGATTGGATAACCTCCATAGAATGTAAAAATACCCATTTTACTCACAGTCTTTACTGTACAGGGCTTAGTTTTATAAGTAATGATATCTCCTGGATGATAGATTATACTTTTTGAAGTATTTAAGTACTCATACTCTGGATTTTTACTTTTAAATTCAAGAAAAGAGATATCAAGTTTACCCTCAAGTTCAAGTTTCTCCTCTGTATAATAATCAGCAGATACTTGGTTTGAAAAATTGAAAGTTGGTGGTGCTTGATTGCATTGGTTTATATAAGCAGATGTTAAAAATTCTTGGTCAAAGTTATCTTCAAGTTCCTCTAAAGTCATATCGAGATCCTTTGACATATCCTCCAAAAATTGTTCATATTTAATCATTGGTCAGAAGTGGGCATATATAGGTTGATGACTCATTTTGTAAGACAAGAAGTGTTGTTCCAACTGAACTCACAAAGATTTTACCTCTGTAATCTACACCTTTTGGTAAAATTTTTGTAAATAAAAGTCCTGTGGTATATTTTTCTTGGCTTGTAAATTTATCATATTTACCAAGCACTTCCCAATCATCTGTACCTACTGATGCAAGTACAAGATTGTCTTCTTTTTTAGTAATAGAAAAAGATGCAGAGTAATCATCATCTTTCTTTGTAGAAACTCTATCTACAATATAAAGCATTTCTGCTGTAAGTGAAAATTCTCCAATTGTTTCTCCATCTACCGTGAGCAGATTTTCCATTACAGTAGGTGGAATTTTGTTTATAAAATCATATTCGATAGATGATATACGAGTAGAGAATTTCTCTCCTACAAAGTTCATTTTTATACCTATAAGTTCTCCTTGATAATCCTCAGGAGTAATCGAAATATTTATAGACTCTGCTGAGATATTTACAAATGTAGCAAGTGCTTTATTAATCTTTTTAATAAGCATTGTATTTGTACATATAAGAATAGGAGTATCTCCTGCTGAATTATTTTCCCAGATTCCAGTTTCAGAGACTGAAATGATTATAGTTTTTGTAGGATTTGAAGCATTACAGACAATTTTATCTCCTGTTATAAGCAGTGGAGTATGCATATCTGTTTTTGTAAAATTAGAAAGAAAAATTGAAAGTTTTTGTGGATTTACCCCAGAAAGTTTAATCGGCTTCATATTCATCTTTTATATTATATTAAGTGTTAAAGTATGTAATTTGTTAAAAATATTATCTGCTCTACCATTTGGATATCTCTTCTGAAGTTTATCTATGTTGTACTCCATAACATAAGTTATATTAAAAAGAGAAAGATCACATTTTTTAAGTATAACATTTAAATACTCTTGGAATTTGGTTTTGTAAATAGGTTTACCATGAAAGACATATTTCTTAGTTTGTCCAAGAAGTTGTCCAAGAAGTTCATCTCCAGATATATCAGTAGAAGTTTTTATTTCAAGAAAATCTTTTGGATCTATACCAAGCATATAGGAAAGCACTGTATGATAGAAAAGAAGATCACCAAGTTCTTCTATTTTATGTTCTTCTGATGTTGCATTTGTATATTCGAGAAATTCTTCACATAGTCCAATAACAGAATGTAAAAGGTCAAGTTGTGGTATCTTTGTATTATTTTGTGTAAAACTTTCTACATTCTTCTTTTGAAAGTCTTTATATAATGAAATGGGTATCATATGAGGTATTTTATTAATATTATCAAGGAAGAAATAAAAATTTTCCCACCTAAAATATAAGTGGGAAAATTCAAAATAAATCATGAGTATTTAAAACAAAACTATTTTGCTTCTTTAACTTCAGAAGATTTTGCTTCTTCTTTAACTTCTTTTGAAGCAGGTTCTTCTTTAACCTCAGGTTCTACTTGATGGGCAGGTTCTTCATTTGTTTCTTCTACAGCAGTAGTAGTTTTACAAACAAGTCTATCAGCATCAAATTCTGAGAACATACCACTCCAAATCAAGATGTCTGCTACTTTTCTACCTGTATTATCACTTTCAAAAATTCTTGAAAGTGAATGAATAGAAATAAGGCTACCCTCACTAAGAGAAACTCCTGCCTCTGAAAGTTTAGGTAAGATTTCTTCTGTTACAAATTTAGCAGATGAAATTACAGATTGTTCAGTTATATCTGCGTGTGTTTCGTGAATTGCTTTTATAGTATTGTCCATAAGTATGTATATTTAAAATTATTATTTAACAAGGTAAGAAAGTTTTACATCTTTATTTACATAGATGTCTACAAGACAAATATCTCTATTTATACCTTTTACAATGTTCACTTCTACTGATGTTCCATAGTACTTAGAAAGTGTACAATATTCAGAAATCGAAGAAGTAATAAGAGATTTTATTCTGGTAGCAGATATTTTAGTATCAAAAACATAATGTTCAAGATTTAGGTTCATTCCAGGTGCACCAAGTATCTTATTTTCATTTTCAAGGAGCATAAGAATTTGTTGAATGTAGAGAGCAAGCGAAGAATCTTCAAGAATTTTATCTTCAAGTTCCATTGGATCTTCTTTTGTTCCTCTAATGTATAAATCTCTTGTTATCATATTTTAATAAGTAAGTCCTGGATGTGTCATATCTACTCTATCTCCCATATAAAGTTCCATAGTGTAATCATTAAATCCAAATTCACATTTAAAAGTATCTCCATTTAGATTTACCTGTCCACCATCAAAGTTAAGATCTCCTATACTTTTTGGATAGATGTTTGTATATGTGTACTTGGCTATAAGATTACCATCATCTCCTATTATATCAAGAATTATAGGAGGTAAGAAGATGCTTTTATCTTTTCTACGGTTTACATCCATATAGAGAAGAATAATCTCAGTCATTATAAAATAGTTTATACAACTATTTTTAAGTTTAAATTCAATATCCAAAGAATTAGCATTAAGAAGTTCTGTTGGATTAAGCCCAGTAGTATGTGTAGTCTTTATCCCAGTTCTTGAATATTGAACATTAGACTCTGGTATAGTAAATCCAGGGATAAACCTATTTGCACAAATAGTCATATTCAAATATTCAACAAGTCTCCTAAACATAGGAGACTGTGAATCTATTATGGGTTTGTATTTTTTCTCTATTTCTTCATAAACAAAATTCTCTGAAAAATAGAGTCTAAATCCTGTATTTGTAGCCGAGTCTATCATAACTGGGTTATTTACTCTTCTACTTTTTCCTTACTTTCTTATACATTGTAATCATAAATTCTGATATCAAAATTTTTAAAACCATCAAATTGTGATTTTTCTTCTTCTATTCTTCTTTCAAGTCCCATATTTACATTCTTTCTCTGAAGATATCTCTCTTTTCTAAGTTCAAGATTTATATCAAGATAGATGACACACATCTGCTCTCTAAGTGCAGGAGGGAATTTGTTAAGTCCTCTTGGAGAAAGAATAAGGACATCGCTTTTTAAATATTCTTCAAGAGTAGTAACATAGAAATGTCCACCAAAGGCATCCCATTGAATAGATTTGCTCAGGTTCAGAAGTTTTAAAATATCTCTTGGAGTAGTAAAGTGATAATCTACACCATCTATTTCTCCTGCTCTGGCTATTCTATCTGTATGAGAAACACAGATCTTTCTACCTATGTTTTTAAGTTTTTCTGCCAGGTAGTTTTTTCCACTACAAAAACCTCCAACAAGGACAATTTTCTTATCAGTAGGTAGAATAGAAATAAGTTTTTCTACTTGAAAGTTTCCACCTTTTTCTATTTCAAACTCAGTTTGCAAATACTCATTTCTTGATATTTTCATAAGTTTTATATTTTTTAATTAAAGATAGACATAAGTGATTTAAAAAGTAAGATACCTGTAAGCATAGACATGAAGAATGTAATATAAAATACTATCGAATATTTTGGTTTTTTAAAAAATAAAATCTTTTCTAAGTATCCAAGAAAATCATCTATTGTCATTTCATCTACAATTTCATCTCTAAGAACTACATACTTGAACAGAGAATCATGAATTGTGTAATATGTTCCATCATCTATTGTAATAGTTGAGTGATCTTTTACATAGATAGGTGCATCAAGCTCATCAATTTTTGAATGAAGATCGATAACAATATCATCTCTATCTTTTGACTCTGTTCCAAGTTTAGGAATAACTCCAATAGTCGAATTTCCAATGTATGAATTAGCCTTAAATTGGACATAACTGACATCTCCGATAGTGACAAAATTTTTGGGATCAAGTTTCCCAGGATCAAGTATTGTAGGTATAACTTTATACATTTTTAGGTTTTAGAATAATGTTTGGTTTTTATTTTTCTGAGGCATCCACATCTTGGCTTCCTTGTATTCTATGATAGGTACATTAAGTTCAGTTGCTTTTTTAATTTTACTACTTAAACTGTCTTTTGTTGCACATATTACATAAGAAGTAGAAGAAGAGACAGAAGTAGTAACTTGACCACCCTCACTTTCTAGATATTTTTCAAGTTCTTTATCACGGACTCCTGTAAATACAAATTTCATGTCTTTGTACTTATCTCCCAGTACCTTATTTTCTATTTTCTTCTCTTTTATAAATTCATAGATATCTTCTTTAAAACTTTTATACTTGGGAAGACCCTCAAGAATAGAAGTTTTTGTAAAAAATCCATAACCTGGGATAGTTTCAAGTTTTGCCTTAAATTCTTCATCTTCTAGGTGAAGATACTCTGTTATAGGTTTTAAAGTTTTTGCACCAAGTCTAAAAAATAAGTTGCTTCCAGACATAATCATCTCTTCTGTAGCACAGGATAGTTTTTCTTCTATTTCATTTTTAAAAGAGATAGCAGAGGTTTCTCCCCAGTTTGGAAGCGAAGAAAGGCTACCCACTGATGCCTTGTAAATCTTTCTTAAAGTATTAAGTCCATTTTTATAAAGATCTTCAATTTTTGCATCGCTTACTCCCTTTACTCCAATCTCTTTAAAGAAATGAACAAGATTTTTAATATCTATGTTCTCAGTTCTTTCATCAGTTTTTATTTGAGTATTTGTAGAGTCCCAATAGTAAGGCAAATCAAGTTTAGGTTCAGAATAGTTCTCTGGAGTACCAATATGATTTTTTCTAATCTCTTGAAGATTATCTGAGTACTTCTGCCTAAGTTTTTTAAGCCTAGAATTTTCTATAACAGGGAAATTTTCCACTTTTACTATTCTCGGTATAACATCTCCACTTCTGATTATACTTATATTTGTACCCTCTCCAATGGAGTAAAGATAAAGGAAAGATTCAGAATCTGCATAAAGATTTCTAATAACAACACCTCCTATTTCTACTGGTTCTATTACCAAAGTAGGAACAAATATGCCATCTTTAGAGAGTGTTCTGTGAATGAATTTAACCTTTGTAGGATAACTTTTCTGGGGAAATCCTTTATAAGCCACAGCATAAGCAGGGTTTAAATTTGAAGATTTGAGTGCTTTTCTATTCTCTTTATCATTTATATCCAGAACAAGTCCATCTATATCTATATCAAGTGTTTCTCTAAAATCTTCATAGATAGAGTCAAGTGTCTCCTTTGTAATTCTTTTTAAAGGAAGTAAAATAGCAAGAAGTGAACTGTCAAGTGTAAATTCTTTTATAAAATCAAGAATTTGATGTTTATCTGCGTATGTTTTACCTTTTCCATAAAATATAACACTTAGATATGGAAGAAAATCTTCATCTGGATCTACCATAGACATGAGTCCAGCCACTGTATTTCTGGTATTTTTATAAGATGGAAGACCTCTTTCTTCTCTTACTTTGTTCATTTCTTTAAGTGCCTCCCTTTTAAGTACAATTTCTCCAAAATACACACCTTTCTCCAAAGTTGGAATACCCATAACTTCCACAAAAGATGTAATATCAAATCCCTCTGTTCCTGTACCTCTACTGAAAGCAGTATATTCTCCATTTTCTTTAAATTCTACACATATACTTATACCATCATATTTTGGAGTAATTACAAGCATATCATCTTCTTTGCACCTTTCAAGCCACTTTTTAATCTCTTCATCTGTTTTAATTTTATCAAGACTTCCCATAGTAATAGGAAGTTCTCTAAGTGGTTTTCCATTATGGATATAATCCATTACTTTTGGATTTCCATCAGATATATTATCTGTAAAAGATAAAAGGAAGTCATACTCCTCATCTGAGATAACAGGCTCTCCAATTCTATACATCTCATTTGCATAAATGATCATTTCATCTACGCTCTTTAAACTACCATGAGATGATTTTTCAAGTTTTTCTTTTATAATAGTTAAGTCCATAAATTTGTGAGTTTATTTTTTAGTATCAGTAATAAAAAGTCCTGTAAGTAGTCCAAGAAGTATAAAAAGAACATAAATGAGACAGTCCAAAATAACTTGCTTGGTTGTAGGTACTTTTATATTAAGTTGTAAAGTTTTTGGATCATCTTTGGAGAGTTTGCCATCAAATTTAAAATCTACTACAATACCACCTACAAATTTAACAGCAACAGGATTTTTACTTCCAGGTCTAATCTCTACAATTCTACCCTCTCCATATACAGGATGGACAACTGGTGTACCTATTAAAAAACTATCTTTCATTACTTTAAAGTATTTTATAATTTTATTACTTTAAAACATAAGATGTTGCAAAATCCTGGAAAACCTTTCTCTCATTTGGATTTCCGAAAGTATAAATATATATGATAATTTCTTAAAAAATAATTTAATATGTCAACAGGATTAATATCACTCGGAGACATCACTGGAAAATATAAAGCAAGTGGTGTATATTTTACTCATAGAGATGGTACTGCTGTTCCTACTGCTACTGGTAATGAACCAGTAAGACTTATTGCTGGATTTTCAAGAACTGGTGTATTCAATGTACCTGTTCTTATTCAGAAAGGAGACTTGGATACAGCAAGAAAACTTTTTGGGACAAGAGATAGAGTACTTGAAAGACAAGGTTCTTTCTTTCATAAAAGTATAGAAGTAGCACTTGCATCTGGGAGTGTCTTAGCGTTAAACTTACTTAAAACTAATAACTCGGTAAATGAACAGGGAGAACCTATGGCAGATGCTGATAAAGTAGAATTTAAAACATTCTCACTTGATCCAAGTACACCAAATGGAGAAACTCATGAAAGACTACTAGCGTCTTACTATAATAAGACTAGGTTCTGGAAGCCAGATCCAAAGTATCTAACTGCTAACGGTACTGTACTTGATAAGCAAAGTAGACTTCTTTCTCTTACTAACCTTTCTAAGAGTCCAATTTCTGTACTTATTAGAAAAAGTCAAGTGAAAGGATTTGATATTACTGCACTTGAATGGTATAAAGATGTGGAACTTATTCCAGCATTTATGAAGTCATCTGATTTAATCTCGGACTTTTTCATTGATGTAATTGTACTTTCTGGAGATTTCTCTGCTTCTCAATATCCAGTACTTTCTTCACATCCAGTATTTGGTAAGTATTTTACTTCAACAGGACTTCGTAAAGATCTTCTTGAAGAATTTTTAAATCTTAAAGAAGTAAAAGTTAAACAAATTTATACAGGTACTGTTATTCCTAACTTTGTAGATGGTAATGGTATCAATAGAAATATTCAAAACCTTATCAATTCTAATACTAACTTTGATGGTCTACTTTGTGCTATTAATGAAAAAGAACTTGATAAGTATATTACAAAGACTAACACTGCACATCTTGACCTTATAGGAAATAGACTGCTTGAAAAACCAGTAGAAGAAATCAATTTCCTTTCTTACAAAGGTGGACTTGTAGATAAGATAGAAACTAAAATTGTAAAAAGTGAGAGTCCTCTGTTCATAAATGCAGAGGGAGAGGGTCTTGTATGGACTCCTGCAAGTGGACTGTCTACTGAGGCTACTCTTGTAGTTCCAAATACAGATCCATTCTTTGAACAGATTTACACAAAAGTAAATGTAGGTAGTACTCTCGAGGGAGAACAAGCTGTAGCAGAAGTAAGAAGTGTAGATAGAACTTCACAAAGTGTAACTCTGAAACTTTCTGCTATGAAACCTGGGACTACTGATTGGAAACTTAAAGGTGGTTCTCTTCCAGAAGATGAATACAAAACTGTAAACACTGGGGAAGATATGACAAAAGTTGTTGTATCAGCAGGTAAAAAGACAGGTAGTAGATGGGATACAAGCATTATGAATGAGCATGAAGTAGAACTTAGATCTTCTACTTTGCACGATAAAACAGCAGAAATTTTTGCTGGTATAGAAAGTATGCTTATGAATGGTGGAATTACAGTAAGAAACAAATTCCCTATCATGAATTTTGTAAACAACTCTTCAAATCCTGTAAAGATAACTCTTAAAGTTACTAATGGAAGTGGAGATACTGAACATACTATAGAGATTCCAGCAGAGAAAGAAGCAAACATACTTCTTACTGATGGTACTAAAAATCTTAAGTGGTACAAAGTTCATGCTACTCCAACAGATGTACAGATTAAAGACAACAAAATCTATGCTTCTCATTTGTCTTCACTTTATAAGAAAGCAAAAGATAAAGATATAATCACTGGGGACTACTATGATTATAATAGTGAGAAGACTTATCTTAAAGTAGAATTTTCATATACAGAAGAGGGAGAAAGAATCCTTAAAATCACTGGATACGAAGATATGGAACTTTCAAGAGAGAAAAATCTTACTGAGGAAATTGTAAATGGAGGTAAGATAGTGAGTGGTAAAGGTACTTCGGTAATTACTCTACCTATAAGAAAGAAATCTGATGAAACTTCTGTAATCATAGATAAAGCATATAAAGATTACTTAAAAGTTGGACAATTCCTTGTGGCTGAAGAAAATGGAAAACCTACACTTGCAAGAATTGTCTCTATAAAAAATGTAATGGAGGCAGGTCTTCCATCTCTCCTTGTGTCCACAAATGGTAACATTAAACTTTCAGAGAATAATGAAGTAGAAAGAAGACTACCAATTGAAGATATGTTTACGGAGTACGATCTTTCTTGTCTTAAAGGATTCTCACTTAAAGATCATCATTTACCAAATAATACAGATCAGAGAGTAAGAGAAATTTACTCTGTAATGACTGATACAGTGATGGCAAAAACACTGGTAGATCCTGAAATGGTAGATTTCAGATACTTTGTGGATACCTTTAATAAAGGACTTACCCCAGAAAGTAAGAGTTACCTTTCTAAACTTATTCAAGGTAGACAGAGATGCTTGGGTATCTTAAATTGTCCTACTCCAGAAGAGTTTATGGATAGTGTAGATCCAAGATTTACAAACACTCCAAGTGCAGAAGATCCATTCCCAGGACTTTCAGCTGAACTTATTAACAAAGGTGGTAATATAGATGAAAATCCAAGTTTCCTTTATACACTTCCGCAAGAAGTAAGTGGAGCATCTTATGTAGGTTTCTATTTCCCTAATATAGAAGTAAGAAATGATGATGGATCTTTGTCTTCTGTACCTCCTGCATGCTTTGTAAGTAATAACTTTGTAGAGAAATATAAAACTAATCCATACCTTGCAGTTGCTGGTATGAAGAGAGGTATTATCTCTGGAGAGGGAGTAACAGGAGTAACTCTTCCACTTTCTAAGAGTGACAGAGGAGAACTTGAAGAGAAAGGAATCAACCCAATTTATAGAAGAAATGATGGTTCTATTGTAATTATGGGTAATGAAACAGGATTCCAAAAATATACTTCTATCCTGAACAATATCCACGCAAGAGAAACTCTTATCAATATAGAAATTGATCAAGAACAACTACTTGCAGGATTTATGTTTGAATATAACGATGATACAATGCGTACACAAGTTCTTTCTATTCTTGACAATTATTACTCTAATCTTAGAGATGTTTATGGTTGTATAGAAGAATTTGATGTTGTATTTGATAGAAGTAATAACCCAGATTGGGTAGTTAGAGAAAATACTTCAATAGTGGATGTTATAGTGAAGATTCCTAATGTAACTAAGAAATTCATTAATAGAATTACTCTTAGTGGAAACTCTACAATTGTAGGTAGTTTTACAGCAGTATAAGAGTAAAAGAGTTTTTACTATAAAATCCTGTAACATAAGTAAACAAGAGACCCCTGCTAATATTTTTAGCGGGGGTCTCAATGTTCAAAATTTATAAGTGAAAATATCCGTAAGTATATTATGATTCTCTTGTGTCTATAGTTTCACTTACATCTTCTCCATTTCTTGAAAGCCTTACATATTCACTTGTTATAGGATAAAATGTACCTACTTCCATAGATTTTGTTCTGATAGAGATAACTGTATCTGAAAGTTTGCTCTCTATGATGATATCCTGTATCCATTTCCCAGCCACGAAGACATATACAGGAGAGCCTACGGCATACTTAGGGACACTAAATAACTGTGAACTAAGTTCCTTAACTTTCCGAGTACTCTGCTTAACTTGAACAAGATAATAAGCAGTACTGCAAAACAAGAGTACTGCAAGTATGATTGTAATAGAAAAATAAACAGTCATAAGTTTTGAATGATTTTTAAAAATTCTCATATCTATTTCCTTATAGAAGAGCATCTCCTGGAGTAAGTACAGTCCCAGTTTCTGTAATCATCATTCTTGTATAATCTATTTCGAATTCTATTTTGTGATCCTTAATGACACCATCTCTGGACTTTAGAACTTTCATATAGTATCTACGGGCTACTTTCATTTCTGGGGTTTGTATAATACCCAGGACACAATCTGGTCTATGAAGTATACCTTTGGATTCACTACTCATACTCATATTGATATCTTCTGCACCAAATCCTGTTCCAGAAAGTTGATGAAGTACAATCATTGCCCAATTGTTATCAACTCCCATTTTGTAGAGATCATTCATATTGCTTTTATGATATGAGTAAGCCTCGTACGCATTTGCAGTAGTATATCCATGATCACTTCCTACCTCATTTAAGTAGTCCACAATTACACAATGTACTTTGATATCAAGTTTTTGTTCTACACTTCTGACATAACTTTGAATACCACTCGGTGTAATTCCTCCAAATCTCTTTGCTCTAAATATACCAGGTGGAATTAGACTTGTACTTGTTTTATCTTTAAAACGCTTAATCTCTGCAGAGATTGAGTCGAGATTTGTAGAAAGTTTTGAATAATCTCCTATATCTATATCAAAGATACCAGCACCTACTCTCTTAAAGATTTTATCTGTACTCATTTCAAGAGAAATATAGATGACATTGTAACCATTTAGATGGATATTTCTTGCAAAGTTACAGCCCCAAATAGATTTTCCTATGTTAGTTTCTCCAAGAACAAGAGTAGTAGTTCCAAGTGGAATACCTCCAGTAGGGTGGTCAATCCATGCTTTATTTAAATTTGTATATCCAGAGTTAATCTTTTCAGTAGAATCATCTACAACATGAGTATGAGGATCATAGAAATCATCTCCCAGATCATCTTCATCAAGAAGTATATCTCCTGCCGAAGAAATGATAGATTTTGCTTTCTTTATAACCTGTGATATAGTTCCAGGTTCAAGAACTTGCCCACGAATATATTCAATAGCATTTTTATTCTTCTCTTGAAAATCTTCCCATTGTAGCCAAGATTCACTGGTTTCTTTAAGAAAGGAATGGTTGTATTTTTTAAGATCAGTTGATATAATATGTGAAACAGCAGATAAGAAAGTAGTATTATTCTGCTCTAAAGATTCATCTGGATTTAAAATAAACTTATCTGGATTTCTATTAACAACTTCTCTAATCTGTGAAATATCTGGATCCTCAAGATTCCAGGGTAGTTCCATGAACTTTCTATTATAAGCAATAGAAAGTTCATGTAAGAGTTTTATACTTGGTGTTTTCCAATATTTTGTCGGTAAGGTAGTAATCTTTCCTATCGAACAAAAATAGAGAAACATTGCTGGTTCAAAATTAGAAATGGAACTGTTCATGTTTTATTACTTCATTAAATCAATATAGTCATCTTTATAGGTAAATCCCTCTCTTTTATAGTAGGTCTTTCTAATTTTACCCCACTTAAATGCGTAATTTTCAGAGGAGACAGTACAGTTTGTTATATGGTCATGGAAATTACATCTAAGGTCATCTATGATATCAATCCAAGTGAATTTATCTTTTGAATAATGATTAGTCATTCCTCTACCGATAGCCTGTGAAAGTGTAGTCTCTGCTTTAATAGGTTCTGCACATATAATATATGGAAGATTACGGATTGTATGTCCAGTAGAAAGAGTTTCATAAGTAGAAACAAGAATATTGTTTGAAGAACTTTCCATTTTTGCTTTAAATTTGGAACGAGATTCCTCTGGGACATGTTGGTCTATGTACATTATAGTTCTGTCCTGAGTATACATTTTAATCTCTTCAATAAGTCTTTTGCCATATCCATCCATTGTACTTACAAAGAAGATTAGAATATTGCCATCAAGTTTTTTACAAAGTTTAGCAATAAACTCCATTCTTCTCTTGGAATCTCTGATGGCTTGAAGTTCAAGTCTTAGAAGTTTTTCTCCTGGCATTTGGCTTTTTGCGTAGTATAATTCTTTCTTCTTACTTTCATCTATGGAATTTACAGTAATACATCTTATGGAAATAGGTGTAGCCCTACCCTTATTCATAAGTTCTTTCTTTGTAACAGTTTTAAGTATTCCTCCAAAGTAAGCCATTAGACTTAGGTAGTCAGCAGATGTATCTTTTACAATAGATCCACTAAATCCACCTATATAAAGTCTATTCTTTGAAAGATTTATGACTGTTTTTGTAGTTTCAGAAAGTCTATGACATTCATCTACAAGTACAGCATCATACTTCTCAAAAAATTCAGGGTTGTTCTTTGTTATATTTACAAGATATTGGAAATTTGTTATATGGATAGATCCTCTATCATCTTTAAGTTTATTTTTAGAGAGTAACATAGAGATATCTGAAAGATCTCCACCTGAGTAATCTTCAAAGTCAGCATACATCTGTCCAACAAGTCCTGGATTTATAGTAAGAATAAGAACTTTCTTTACAGGAGTCTCTTTTACAAGATATCTACTTATTAGATAGAAAAGCAGGGTCTTTCCAAATCTTTGAGAAAGATCCATAGTGAAGTATTTATATTTTACAGCAAGGTAGATAGCAGTGATTTGATCTTCATCAAGTTTAAAATCTTCACTTTGAAAATTCTCTGAGCAGAATTTCTCTATTTTCTCTATTGTAATTGTATCATCAACAAGATATTCTTTATTTTTTATAGAAACTGGAAACTCATAATCTTTACAAATACCGAGAAGATGTTTCCACATTCCAATAGGTAAGTATTTGTAATTTCTAAGAAAGTTTACTGTTCCATCCCATTTACTACCTTTTGGAATCCTAAATCTCCAATTTCTTATCTTCTGAGCATAGACTTTACGGACAGTATCAAGTTCTATCTGGCTGTCATACTCGAGTTCAAGTTCTTTTGTATCTGAATGTACTGTAATCTTCATGAGGAAAGGTTTTATTTGTCAAGTTCTATATAATACTTGACTCCAAGTAGCATTTTATCAATAGTATCAACTGTATCTGAGACAAAATTGATATAATCAGTCATTATTTGAATAAGATATCTGAGATCTTTTGTATAAGAGTCGAGATAGATTTTACGCTCTCCCTCACTTTTATAAACAATTCCATAATCTTGATCACCAGGTGGAAGTTTACCTATCTTCATAGAATGCATTCTATCTCTTTCTACTTTGCGGAGATATTTCACATAGAGTGATTGTTCAATTAGAAGTTTACCTTTCTTAGATATAAGTTCTTGTCTATATACATAAAGCCTGTTCTTATTTGAACGAAGCGAAAGTGGAGATGAAAAGAAAGAAGAAACTTCCGAAATAATAGTTCCGTAGTGGTCTATATCTTTTATAAAGTTTGACTTCTGGGACTTGGCTATATCTACAATGTTTATGTTGCTCATCAAAACAGTGATTTTTTAGTATTACTAAGTTTCTTACCTTTTGGTTTTGTATGAATAATAGGTTTTACATCTTCTTTCCTGGATTTTTGAACAGGTACTTTAATTTCAAAATCAAAGGAATCAGAAAGTCTATCTTCATATCTGATGATAGACTTCATATCAAGTTTAAGATCACTTAAATTTGTATGCATATGCTCTTTTATAAAGTTCTATATAAGTTCTATCAATCTCTGTGATGTGGTAATTCCGAAGAATAAGAGAAAGTGATGTAGTTGTACAGTCTCTTGGATGTAAAAGAGAAAGATCTACATTACCATTTCTGTCTTTATAGAGAGTCATAAACTTTGTACCAAAGAATGACTCTCGTATAGCAATGAGTGATATATGTTTACCAAATGGATCCCGAAGAATAACAATATCTCCTGGTCTAATCTTTGCCCAAGAAATGTTATAAGATTTTATCATTCCATAAATGGTGGCTGTAAGTCCAAATATAAAAAAGAATAAGAATAAAAATGATATTATTTTCATATGTCGCTTGAAAGTTTTGAATCTACTATTTGTTTAAAATCTGATGGTGCATCATCATAAAGGTCTTCGACCATCTCTTCATAAAGTGGGTGGTAAAGTACATGAGTAACATTTACTGCACACATTATATCATCATCATTACCACTTTGACACTCATAGTTACCACTTTTATTTAAACTGAAATTGGTACTTTGAGTAATTGTATTGGAATCTGTAAGTAAAAGTTGTCCTATTCTTACATGTTTCTTGAATTTCTTTGTGGCATCTTTTTTTACAGAATCTGTATTGAATACTCCCTGTTTGAATGTTTTAGCATCTTCCCATACCATATTATAAGGAAATTCAAGGAAGATATCTGTATCGAGATCATTATTATCTCCATATACTTCTGAACAGGTCTTTGTAAAAGTTCTACCCTCATAATTGAGTTCTACTATACCAACTATATTCTCATTAAAGAGATCCATTACTATATGATAGAAAATTTTGGCTACCATGTCAACTTCAAGTTCATTACTTCTAAATTTAGCAACTTCTACAAGTTTATAGAAATCTTTAACAGATGTAGCAATTTTTATTTTATCAAGTTGAGTCTTTGACATTGGCATAATCTTATAGAAAGTAATAACAGAGTAATCTCCACCTCCACCACCTGCAAGGTCTACAGAGAAAATAAATTTGCTTGAATCATCTGAAAAATCTGAGGGATCTATATCTGGATGTACTATAAAAACATCTGGATTTTGAAGTGGTACATCCAGATCTTCAAGAATAGTCTCTATGGCATCCACTGGATAAGGTTTGTATTTCTTCTCCTGTGTTTTTAAAGTTCTCATTGTTACAGAATTGAAAATCATGGAATTCCCAGCCATAAATTGATTTCCATATTCTTGATTGAAATCTTCTTCATTTCCAAGATCTTCAATCTGTGCCTGTTTCCATTCTTCTCCTCTATAAATTATATTTCCATTTTCATCCAGTAGAGGATCTCCAATTTCATTATTTAGAGGTACTTCCCACCAATCTACACGGATAGGATTAAAGTTGTTTGTTCCTTTTACTGCTTTCTGCCATACCTCATAAAATTTGTTTGTTCCTCTGGGTGTACTCATGATAATGAGCTTAGCAGTAACAGAAGATGACATGGTAGGTATAATAGTTCTATATAGTTTATTAATAATTGAATGATGAACAAGAGCAAATTCGTCCATTATAAGCAAGTGACAGGTCATACCAGCAGCAGTATTCTCTGTGGTAGTCTCTACTGTAAGTGTATTATTATTAGAAAAATGCTTCTTTCTTATATTGTCTTTTTTAAGTCCAAGTTTAAGAAAATAAGGTAGTTCAAGAAGCATAACTTCTATCTTTTGTGCAAGATCTTCTGCTTTATCAGATGTAGCACTGGCAATTACAACATTTCTATCTTTATGAAAAATAAGATACCAAACTACAAAGATGGCAGTAGTAACTGATTTACCACTTTGTCTACTTTGGAGGAGAATGTTTTTGTTATATTTTTTAAGTTGAAGAAGTATTCTTCTCTGATATTTTCTAAGTTTTACAAGTCGATTACCCCCATCAGTAAGAACTTTACAAAAATTCTCTGCAAAATAAATGATATCTTCTTTACATTTAGCAAGTTCAAGGATCTCTTCTTGAGTATATTCAAAAAGTACATCATCTTTCATTTTACGAATGTTGTTATCATAAAATGGATGATTTCTTGGTGCAGGAAGTGAACCTGTAAGGTTGTATTCTTTTACAATTGCTTCTATTTTAGAACTTGTCCATATACTGGATCTTGTCGAAATTTGAGTCATAAAAATTATATAATATTATATAAAATATAAATCTTTTTAAAAAAACTTTATATATGGAAGAAAATTTAAATACAGGTTGTTTAATGCTTTCTGTACCTATGATGAAGCAGGTAGTTGAAAGAATGCATGATGATCTTGGAAGAATACTAATAAGTCATGGATACAGAAGAGATGAAGACTTTGAATTTGATAAGTATGTTCATATTACAATAGCATTTGGTATTAATATACAAACTGATATAAATCTTATTAGAGAAATAGTAAGAAATAGACCAAGTTATTTCCAAATCACAGAACTTTCACTTTTTGAAAATGACAACTTTGATGTTATTAAGTTTGATGTAATGAGTTCAGATCTTAGAATTCTTAATCATATTATAAAATCAAAAATGGAAGTTAAAACCACCTTTAATGAGTACCATCCACATCTCACAGTGGCATATGTTCCAAAAGGTATGGGAGTAGAACTTATAGAAAGACTTAACAAACTTCTCTATGAAGAAATGAATTTTGCTTTTGAACCTCTTACGCACAGTAGTGAGTATACATATAGTACTTCTACGGAGGGAGATAGAATAAAATTGTAGAATACAGTTATAACTCTTAGGAGTAAAATTTTTAGAAACTTTTTATCATCAATTGCTTCTACAATTGTAGACAGATTGTCCCAGAGTTTAATTACTCTGGGACAACTGTTTTAACAATTAGATTAACAAATAAATTTAAATCACTTAACAATTTACTTTTATTATGCCTGTACAGTATCTATTTCAGAGTTGTATCTAAGGTCTATACTGTCTATGCAATGTCCACCTTTAAACCATACTCTAAAATCAAGAATCCAAAGGAAGATAACAAGAATCCAACCAAGAACAGAAAGTGTTCCTCTTTTTTGATTTTTTCCAAGTGCAGATGATATAGTTTCATCTTTATGTCCAAATGGATAATGATTACCTTTTACAAATAGAGTATTAAGCATAGTTCTATATTCTTGATTGCAATATCTATCAAATCTAAGAAGTGAATCCATCAGTGTTTGATTCATAATAGGAACAGCATCACTCCATTTACGCTTCCAAGTATATTTAATAGTTACCACTATGAAAGAAGCAAGTAACATATACCTGAATGCATATGCAACCATAAGATAAAGAATCATAAGAACCACAAAGTTCGCAAATAATTTTAGAAAATTTTTCATATATAAGAAAAGAAATTTTATTTAAAGAGTGGTAGAGACTTCTTAATGATAGCATCTGATTTATAAGGTGCAGTTGGTAGTCCCTCTATTTTTCTATAATTATGTTCAAGTACTCTGATTACTATCCAAAGAGGTATTATTTCTATCTCCTCTGTAATAACCTGAAGCCAGGATATGGGAGTATATTGGATAATAGATGAAAGTCCCAAGAGCAAGAGTACTATATTTGTTCCAGAATAAAGGATTACAAAAATAAGTAACCAATTAGTTGAGTTCATATAGTACCTTAGAACAGTTTTCTTAGCAATAGCCATTCTAAGAAGTAGAGCATATGAAAGTATAAGTATTGTATATTGAATCATACTGTCTACATATACTATGTCTGTTTTTTCTAGCCCCAGGGCTTGTATTGTTGTACTTGTGTCCATGTTTAAAAAATAATAAAAAATAAGTTATGGATTATTTGATACTTCTTCACTTTGCTGTTTGTTTTCAACAGTAGGATCTGGTGTATCTTCTACACCAAGTCTTCTGTTTATAAATTTAGATGCTGTCTTTGGAAGTTTAGTAAGTTCCTTACCACTTGAATCTATAAGTGGAGTTCTATACTTAATAATAATAGCATGACCAAATACACTCATTATAGTAATAATAAGGTAAAGTACAAATTTATTTACATACCCCTCAGAATATGCAAACATAGAAAGAAATGATACAATTGATGTGATTACAATAGAAGTAACTATTGATTTAAAAGTAAGATTTTTCTTTCTTACAGGATCATCATAATCACTAAGAATAGAAAACAGAAGACCACCTACAAAAAATAAGTAGAAATATGGATCGTATATCATAGCATGTTCTACTGTGCTGACTGCACTGGTAGTAAGCATCACAGATAGGTAGGCTGTGGAAAAGGCTGTTTTAATACTTAAAATATTAGTTTCCATACTTTTACAAAGACAAAAAATTTGTAATATGTATTAATATGGAAACTAACATTTTAAGTATTTTATAATACCAAAATTACTTGGTCTTATTTAGAGCATCTATATTCTCTGAAATAAAGATAGCCAAGTAATCTCCAAGTAATGAAAGTAAAGGTACTCCATTTCTAAGTAAGAATTTTAGATAAATGTGAGTATTGACAGGAATAGTAGTTTCTCCTGTAACTTTCCATTCTCTCTTTGGAGTACCATTAGGTAACAGAACTGGGTGTCCATCATCTCCATATACAATTTCTAAAGTTTCCTCAGGTACTTTTATGATTTCAAAAGTTTTAGGATCTCTAAGATAACTCCATGTAGTATCTGACATGTACCAATCTGGACATTGAAGAGGCAAGGTAACTCTTTCTCCCATAGAATCTACACCTACCTGTCTGTAAAGAATGTGAGTATTCTTAGTAGTTAAATCTGGAGTAATCTTGTATACTTCAATATACCTGGACAGATGTGGAAAGAGTGGATGTGGAGCAAGTTCTTGCTTACAGAAAACCATCTCTTCCTTATTGATGGTATCAAGAAGAGCTTGTATTTGTGGTGGTATTATGCTTCGTTTATTCATATCTTTTAAGGTTTTATAAAGTATTCTGGGTAAGTTAAATTAAATTGTGGAAGTTTAGTCTCTGTATTAAAGATAAACTTAAACTTATTCTCTGCAGTAAGTAAATGATCTGGAATAAGATATTCTTTTGTATTACCAATGGTAGCATTAGGTGTAGTAAAGGTAACCAAGAGTAAGTTTGCTACTTTCTTATATGTAACATTTACAGTAGAATTTACTACATTATAAGCAAATTGTGTACCATTTAGGTAGAAAAATCCTGTGGAAGAAGTAAATGATTGTAGTACTCCAAGAGTTGGTGCATTTCCTGTACCAAGTCCCATTCTCCAAAATGGAATACCATTAATAAGAATAGTGTTTAAGGTATAAGACAGTACCCAATCTTTATCTCCTGGAAGTTCTATTTTAGATTTTAAAGTTTCAAACAGAGATTGAACAGGAACACCTGATGGATTTAAGTTAGGTACAAGTGACACACCTGATGGAGTAAGAGTGATCTGATTTGGTGCAGATGGATATTCTTTTATAATATCAAAGTCAGTCTTTGTCATCTGAGTAAGTCTTGTCTTGTCATCAAGGTCATGTAGTCTTTCTGTATAGTCTATGTTACTGTCTATTATAGTAAGATCGCTCTGTGGAATAACTGTGTATCTTCCAGAAATACCAATAACAGACAGGTAACTTGAATGGTCATAAGTTTTGATTATAAATTTAAGTTTAAACTTAGTAGTTAAGTTCTCCACAGGTTGTACCCAGTGCTTATGAGAGATACCTCCACCATATACACAAGTAATAAAGAATTTCTTGTTGTAATAGTACATTATAATCTGCACTTCTGGGGAAGCATCAAATCTATTGTTAAATATTCCACTTGGAGTAATGTAATTTGCAACATATTGATTATTAGATCCAAGAGTAAAGAGTGTAGTTCTATCTCCTATTTCATTTTCTACCACAAAATCATCAAAATGATATCTGTTATTGAAATTATGGATAGTAAATTTAAAGAGCATACCATCTTGTACCTGATATTCTCCACCTATCTGTAACATACTTATAATATTACCTGCAGTGGACATTACCTGTGGTTTTGTTGGTGTTATCTTTTCATTTATAATAGCAGTTTTTCCATAGAGAGCATGATCCACAGTTTCAAATATAAGGTTCTCTGTATATGTTGGATTTATAGGAGTATAGGTAAAATTCTCTATCTGTGTAAAATTATATGTGAGATATTTCTTCATTATTTTCTTATATTGTTTATATTCAGCAGGATGGACAGGTACAGTAGTAGTAACTACGCTATTAGTAACATTTATATTTACATTTTGGATACCTGTTTCTACATGTATAGTATCTGGATGTGTAAGTGTTATTTCTACAGCACTACCTGTAGCGAGTTCCTTAGTCTCTGGATCTTGTCTTACAACAGTGGAAAATTTAGTGAGGTCATCTCCTGAAGTAACCTGTTTAAGCCCAGAAATTTTAAACTTATTACCATTAGTTTTAAATTCCAACGATCCATTCATAGAGACAACTCTATCTGAAGATACAGTACCATCTACTGAATATATGTTGTTATCTGATCCAAGTGGAACCCAATTTCCATTCTTATATTGTAGGTAGATTTGTGCATCTTTGTTATAGACTACCATACCATTGAGTCTTGTATCTCCGTTTATTTTTGTAGAGAGTTCAGAAAGCATAGTCTGAGACATCTTTGGAGATAGTATAACTCCTTTTTGTACATCATTTTTGTAGTGTAAGGCAAGATGTGGAGGCAGGGCAACATCACTGGTTATAATGTTATCTCCTACATATACTCCAAGATCTGGATCGTACATCAGTACCGTATTCCAGTTGTCATAAGTATCTCCATTTTGAGTAGCAACAGTAGGCAATGTCTCTGCAGAATATGTTCTGGTACTTTGTGATCTAGTGTGGATTCTACCATCTGATCCCAAGAACATTCCATAAGTACCAAAGTGTTTATCAGTTTCTTTTACTTTTGATTTAAATTTAAAAAGTGCACCCTCTCCAAGCATATGTGGATAAAGTCCTTTAATTGGACTTATATCAGAAGATTCTCTGATCATATGTTTAAGTGAGTGTCCAAAAGTAGTAGGAGTAAAAATATCTAAAATCAAATCAAAATTCTTTACTTTCTGATCTTCTTCTCTAATATCAAAAGAATAACCATTTTTAATAAGGTCTATTCTTCTATTATATCCAAGTCCTGTAAGAGAATAAGAAAGATGTGGATTTTTCTTATAAACAAGTTCATTTTCTCTTTTATAAATTCCAGAGAATGAATCATTAGTATCATATGCAGGAGTAGAAGCAAGTTTAATTCCTCCTGTAAGAGAAATTCCAGTATCTGTATCTGTTATACTTGAAGACTCAAATACAGAACCTGTCCATTTTGGAACAGAACCAGCAGGTATCTCAGGTGCTCCAAGTTTAGTATTTAATTTAGTTTCAAGTCCCTCTACATTTTCTACTTTAATAGTAGCCGATGAAATAGTAGTACCTGAGGAATCTTTAAGATTTATACGAGTACCATTTACTTCTATTTCAGTAGCCATTCCAGATACAAAATCAGATACTGAAATAGAATCAAGTTTAATACCTTGTCCGTTATAGAGTTCTATTTCCTTAGTCTCTGAATTATATCTAAGATCTGTACCCTCATCATCAAGAGATTGTATAGATACTGAGGTAATAAGACTGGAAGATGAATCTTTAAGTTCTAAGTTCTTTGTAGCAGGATTGAAAGAAAGTTGAAGACCTCTAAGTCCACCAACACTTCCAGAAAGACCCTGTACATTATTTTTAAGTTCCATAAGTGTAGAACTTAGAGCAGATACATTACTTTTTACACCATCTACCTCAGAAGTAATTTCTGAGAATTTCTCTCCTAATCCCTCTATATTTTCTACGCTATGGGAAACACTGAACAGGGATTCACCAGATGAAGAGACAAAAACAAGGTTTCCTTTACTTCCTCTGTCCCAATTTGCCCCAGTAACTACACCTGATACAATATCTGTAAGTGGAATATCTTCATCAAGTTTATTTCCTTTCTTATCATAAATTTGTAAAGATTTGGTTGTCTTATCATATCTGATATCAATCTTTGAAAGAAGTGGAAGAAGTGATATAGATGAAATAACCTCAGAGTCTGAACCTACAAGATTTATAGTAGTAGTTGCAGGGTCAAAAGTAAGTGAAAGTGAAGTAGGAGAAGATGCTGAGCCTACCTTTCTCGCAAGTTCTGTAAGTTTGTCATCAATAGCCAAGTTTACAGATTCTTGATTTACAGCAGTAACTGGAAGTGTATTGTATCCAAGTGGTTTTGTAGCAATCCTTGAACTGCTTATATTTTTATTACCTACCTGTCTACCATTACCATAAAATGTAGTATCGAAGTATTCTCCACTTGATGAATCTACTACTCTGAAAGTAATAGGAAGTTCAACAAGTGATTGAATATCTTGAAAAACTGGAAGTTCCGTAACAAGTACAGTAGATCCAGATTTTATAGGTGTACGAACAGTAGTAGAATTTAAAGGTACAGAAATATGGTCTACTATACCAACAGCTGAAAAATCCAGTACTTGGGTAACTCCTGTGTCTGATTTTATACAGACTTTATTTTCTTTATTTACATAAACATATGCATGTCCCAAGAGTGGAGTGGATATTGTAGATTCATCTTGTACCAATGGTAAAAGAATTGAAGACATAAGAATTTAAATTTACATGTATGTACTTTATCTTTTTCCTAAGATATGGGACATAAGAGAGGATTGAACCTTTTTATCAGAAAGTGTGGTTTTAAGTACATTTTTTGCAAATCCACCTATTTTAGAAAGTACAGTCTCCTTATGTTTGGTAGTACTTGTTTGCATATATGAGAGTAAGGTAGCATACTCAGAGTCGAGTTGATTTTTCTTGTCTGCTCCCATGTTAGATGCTCTGATATTAATTTCTGCTATAATAGAAGAGTAAGAATGTGATGGAGAAGAATGAGAAGATTTTCTACCAAGTAGTCCTCCACTGGCTTGTCTGATTATACCTTTTACAAGAGAAGTAGATCTCTTGGGTTCAAGTTCTTCAAAGAAGACATTTTTATATTCAAGTGAATGAGTCTTTGAAAGATCTGCTTTCTGACCTTGCTCCTTAATTTTATTTTTAACAGTATCTTTAAGTAAGGCTTTACCTTGCTTTATAGCAGTTTTGAGAAGTGATTTACCCAGAGTATTCATTATCTTTCCAAATCTGGTCTTAGCATTCCCCCCAGACAAGATAGATGAAAATTCTTGATTGGTAGATGTTTCCTTAATTAAAGATTCAAGATTTAGAACAGAAAGAGTTGAAGAATCTTTAAATCTTGATGGTACAATTTTAAGTTCTACTTCATTTACTTTTGGAGTTGTATTGTCAATTTGATCAGAAAATATTCCTTCAAGTTTCAAAGTACAATCCATAAAGGTAAATTTGTAAGCAGAAAGTATAGGTGTTATAGGTGTAGTAGCATCAGTACCTGGGGCTTGTACACTGCTTGAAAAATCAAGAAGTTCTTCTTTAAGTGTAGTTTCCTTTCTATTTACAAATTCATCATTATCTGGAATATAAGTACTATATTTTCCAATTTCATATACAAAAATATCAACGGAAAATTTAGAAAGATTATCTGGAAGTACCTGTCTATGATAGATGTGATCATATGTGATATATTGATAGAGATCGATAAGTAATCCAAGTTTAAGATCTACTGTATCCCAATATTTACATGTAAGTACAGCCTCTTCATCTGTAGGAGAAGCAAAATTAAGCCTAGAACTTCTATTCCATATGGTAGAAAGACCTGTAACACCTTGTAAAAGATATGGTGTTGTATTCAGGAAATTTAAGTGATAAACTAAATTTTTAAGTGCCTCTGCTCTATCATGTTCTCCAATCTGCATAAGATAATGGTATGCACTACCTCCACTACCAAGAAGTGAAGAATCTGGATTCTCTTCTTGCAAATTAAAAAGTGGAGAATTGTTACCAAATTTAAAAAGAACATCTACTCCAAGTGTACTTGGATCTTGAATAGAATATCCAGATTTCGAACCTATTTCGAAGTTCCTATACTTATTCTTTGTAAGTGTAACAGGATCTATTTGACTTTCCTGTGGAGAATTTGTATCCGATCCAAGAGGTAATGTACTTGTTACAGTACCCCTCAGAAGAGAAGAGTATTTCTCAGAATTCGAAACTTTATTCATATTTACAGGAAGTAGCATAAAGAAAAGGTATTTTGATGTTATGAATATGTATCTGTTCTTTGTGGGTAGTTATAAAATTTGTAGAATACAGAAAAAATGACAACAGTTACAATAAATCATTCGGCTTTCCCATTTCTTCCTGGTCAGGTTTTTAACTTTACAGAACCTATTACTGTACTTGTTGGAGATATTGGAGTAGGCAAAAGTACTATGCTTAAACTTGTAGCAACAGAAGACCCTGCTGTCATTATAAACAGAACATGTAAAAATATAATTTGGTGGGATAGTGAACTTGGAAATCCAAGAACAAGAAACTATGAAATACTGGACTTCTTCTTACAGTATGTAAATAACATAGAAATTTCACAGGAGGAAAAACTTAAAATTGGAAAGATAGTTAAAGATTTTCTTGTTTTAAACAGTGAAGAAAGTACCCTAACTTGTAGTCATGGAGAAAAACTTTTCCCTATTCTTGAAAGTATAAAAAGCCACACAGGTAGTCTTATTCTACTGGATGAGCCAGATTCTGGACTTTCTATAAAGAAAATAGAAGAATTTGTAAAAATTATAAGAAGTACAATAGAATATGGTACAGAGTACATTATTGCTACTCATTCTCCTGTTCTAATTTCACAGGTAAGTAAAGTGTTCAACATGGAAACAGGAGGTTATGAAGACTCAAAATATTATTTAGAAAGAACATGGAACAGATAACAGTTTATACAGATGGTGGTTGTACTCATAACCCAGGAATAGGTGGTTATGGTATTGTAATTCTTAGAAAAGATAAAAGTCCAATTCTTATAAGTAAAGGATTTGAGCGTACCACAAATAACAGAATGGAACTTATGGCTGTTATAGAGACCATAAAAATATTCAAAGATAAAGATGTAAAAGTAGAAATTTTTACAGACAGCAAATATATTACAGACAGCATAAATCTTGGATGGATATACAAATGGAAAAGTAAAAATTTTGAAGGTACTAAAAATCCAGATCTTTGGAAAAAACTTCTGAGTGTTCTTACAAATAAAATTACCTTGTCTTGGGTAAAGGGTCACTCTGGAAATGAGTACAATGAAATGGCTGATAAATTATCTAAAGAAGCCAGATCTGGAGTAGTAGAAAAAGACATAGAATTCTTAAAAATAGAAGCAGAAAGTAAGAAACCTAAGGTAAAAAATCAGAAACCCAGTTCTAATATTCTCTTCTAAGGTGTTGTATTTACAGTAGATGAAAGAATAGAACTTTCTGCACTCTGTACCATCTGTGAAAATGTTCCATTTGATATAGGAAATTTACTTTGATCAATAGCAGTTGCCATTGCTTTAAGAAGTAACATCAAAGGTTCTCCATTTACAGCAGAATATATTGGATTTGCACCTACATCAGTTGTACTACCATTGACATGGACATAATTACTGTTTGAAGTAATTGTATTTGGTGTAGAAATATTTACAGCATTAGTACTGGTAACAGAAATAGTATCTCCTGCAAGTTCTATGGTAGAAGAAGAACCTGAATGATTAATTACAATATTTCCATTTGGTTTAATATTTAAGATAGATGTTCCATGATCTATCATAAGTCCTGTACCTTTGGCAAAGTAGATTTTAATGCTTCCTGTTGTATCATAAAGAAGTGAATGGAAACCCTCGTAATCTTTCTTCATTTCATCTATCATATCCTCTGCAAGTTCTTCAATGGAAGTATAAACAGGATGATAGATGGAATCTGTAGGAAATTTAACCTTTACTATTTGATCTTTTTTAGGAATAGAAATCTGTCCTCCTCCTTTATTTCCAAAAGTAATAGGTACTTCTGGATATGCCCAGGGAAGATCATCTATCGGTATATCTTCAAGTTTAGTAGTTCCAAAAATTCCATATACAAGTATTTTACATCTTCCCTTATGAAGAGGATCATTTGTATCGACTATTTTTCCTAAGTATTCCATTTAAAAATTTTATTTAAGTTCCCAAGTTCCCTGAGTAAGTACTGTATCTGCTACTGATGGACTTTTAGATACAATGTAAAATTTGTGATTTGTAGCAGAAGAAAGTGAAGAAGACACATTCTCTGGAATAGAGAAAAGAAGTTCTCCAGATGTCCTTGATATTCCAGAAAGTTTAGATTCTGGAATGAATATCTTTTTATCATCTGCTCCAAAAAATACCATATAATAATTGTTTATAGAATCCAGTTCCACAGGTTTAATCATGTCATCTTGTTTATTTACAAGAGTAAATTTGTGATTAGTAGTAAATCCTGGATTTATAGTAATATGACTCTCTTCTTTAGTAAGCATATCTATAACATTTACATTGATATAGATAGGAGTAATGACAGAACCTGGCTTCTCAGTAGGTTTTTCAAAGAGATTTACAGAAGTAGTTTCGCTCTTAGGTAGGTAAAGTTTATGAGAGTAAACATCTCCAGATAGTCTAAGAGTAGTAGATGTATTTTTAAAATTTCCTATCTTCTCTGTTGTAAGTGATGCTGATTTTACAATAGAATGTCCAGTTTTTGTATTCAGAATATTCATTGTATAATCTACAGATATTGCACGGAGTACATCAGGATATTCAAGTATAGGTTTAAATTTAAAGTTTTTATGAAAATTGGATGTTTGAAGTGTAGTAATGGAAGAAGTAAGTACATTTTCTCCATCAGTATGTTCATAAACATTTAAGGTATGTGTAATCATTAGATTTACACCTGTACCCATTATTTCATAAATGTAGTCTTCAAAAGAATAATCTGGAAGTGTAGTATTTCCAAAGTATTCAAAGTATCCATTTTTCTCCACAAGATTTGCTGTAACTGAACTTACTGGTTCTATATCAGAAAGTACAACAGATTTTGTATCTCCAATTTCATAAGAAACTCCAGTATTTGCAGGAGAAATAACCTCTTTTGTAATAGTACTTACAGAAATGTAAATATTTCTTTCAAGTGTACCAAGTGAAAGATCCTGTGCGTACGGCATACTTCCTGTACTTACATAGACAGGAGCAGGTATTCTTATTTCTAAGTACGAATCATAGACAACCTCACTGATTATTATAGGTGTCTTTGGATATCTGATAAGTGAATAATCTTCTTTTGTAAATTTAAAATGACAAAGTTTAAATTTACCTCCATTTTCATCTTTAAGTGCCACTTCAAGCAAGAATCCTTTTATATCTTCTGTAAAAGTGTATCCACTTTTTAAATAAAGTCTCACAGTATTCATAGGAATAGTGGTACTTCTAAGGAATGAATACTTGTTTACAAGTAATGTGTTTGAATGTTCAGACTCAAGACTACCGATAGATTTTCCAGCAAATCTTGGTGTTGTACCTACTTGAATTACGCTATGTTCAAGATCAGCATTGTTACCTGTTTTATTTGTGTTTTCAATTATCTGCGTAAAGTTGTCATCTGCAGATCTTACGACAGAGTAATCAAATTCAGAAGATAAAGAAACACCACTTGAATAATTATATTCAAGAAGTAGGAAATCAGTAATAGCAAGTCTTGAACTGGTCATATTTGAGAAATTTCCCTATGTACTTTGTCTTAGAGTCCCATATAAGGCTTAGCCGTACTACACCACTTATTTAGAAATTCAACATGTGGTGGATTTCCAAGTCCAAGTCTCTCCTGTATAGGTAGATCATCTATGTTATATGGAGTTTTAGAACTTACTTCTGGATTTACATCTATTCCTCCAAAGATAGGAAGTGAAAAACTCTTACTTGTTGTTTTAGTCTTTATCAGTTGTTTACCTCCTTTAAAGAGTGTAGTAAGTTCACTATCAGAATCTCCAAGTGGAAAGAATTTAAGAGTATAGAGAACTGGAAAAACTACAATACCATTAATAGTTAGCCAAAGAACAAAAATACAAACAGGAGTAGGAATACAAACAAGTGGAATCCACACAATTGGAAGTTTTATTCTTTTAGTTCCTATAATAAGTCCAACTGTCCAATATTTAGGTTGTAATGCAATAGTATTTAGTCCAATAGAGAATTGTACCCAATATGGAAGTCTTGATATATCCGAAGAAGAATAAGATGAAAGCCCAAGATTTGAGTAGTTTGGTTTAATATCTGGGAGGCTTGGAGTGTCTGGAAATTCTGGAACAACTCCACACATAGGTATCTTCTTTATTCTTTTTAAAAGATCTTCTTTTACCTTATCTGGATTTAGAGTATCAAATGTAATATCCAGTCTTTGAAGAAATGTTTGAATTTTTAAATATTCTTCATTTATATTTAAATATCCAGGATCATGATAATCATAAGAAGAATATTCAGATACTCTACTTGGAATATACTTAAGTTCAGAAGTTATCAGATTTTCTATGTTCTTGGAAAGATTTTCAACACCTTGTACAGAATGTATTAAATTGTACATTTGATTTTTTGCCTGTACTTGTCTGCCTCTTATATCTTGAACAAGTCTGGATTGGACTAGCGTAGCATCTCTATCTCTATAAATGATTTCTATTTTACCCTTTTCTATATCGCTTATTATATGAAGAATAGAATCTTTAAAGGTTTTACCCACTAAGGAAGTAGAAACTGGCATTTTATCTCTAAAAAGATTAAAATTTACCCTCTCTTTTCTGGTATAAATCAGATAAAGTAGTATCTTATAATAAGAATTTAAAAAATGAGCATATTCATTTTCTATATTCTGTAAAAAATTTACACAGACATTAGTATTTTGTTTTACAAATTCTACTTCTTTAAGGATATCATCAGAGTACGAAAGTGTACAGGATTTATCTTTATCGGAAAGAGTACTCAGAAATTCAGGAGATATATTTTCTTTTATATCTTTGGGTAAAGATGGACTTTTAGTTTTAAGTTTTTCTTCAAGTGAAAGAAGTGAGTTCTCCCTTTCCTTTATAGAAGTATCTAAATTACTAATTGGAGTCTCAGGAGTACAGAAATCTGGGAGAACCTGTGGAGGGTGCACAGTGGCACATCTCATAGATGGTAATTCTTTTTCACTTTGTTTCTTATTTCTAAGTTCCTGAAGTTCTCTAAGTAAGTTTTCTGTATAATCCATTGGTAACAAGGTAAATATCTGAAATATGTACCTTATGGCTGGAAGTTTTGAAGATATAGCACCAATAAAAAATAGAAAGGATAAACTTAAAAATCAGAGATATGATTACGAGGGTAAAATACTTCTTAAAACTGTAAGTAATGTACTTCTTGGAAATTATTTCATAGTAGGTCTCCTTTCAAAGATTGAATATGTAGTTCAAAATATACTTGAATCTATAAAAGGAATAGGAAACAAAATAAACTACCTTGAAGATCCTAAATAAAGCGATTCCCAGCCAAAAATTTTGAACTGGGAATCTGTGCAATTAGAAAAATTATGGTTTATTTAAGAGGAATGATTTTAATTATCTATATTTCTCTGGAACGCAGGTATTTAAGATTTTTATATTTTCTCCATAATTCTTACGAAGACTTTTTACTTTCATTGCAATAACACCTCCATTCATTTTTGAAATGTCAGTTGTAGATGGTACTCTTTCTATTTTACCATCTTCAAATCTTAAAAGAAATTCAGAAGTAGAACTTAGATCAAGATCCACTTCTGCAATTTCTTCTTGGTTATTAGTATCTACCTGTGGGTCTTTTACATCATGCTGGGTAGATTCTATATTTGGTTTTTGAGTTTCTTTGTCCTTTAAGACAGCACCAGTATCCTCTGTCTCATTAGAAATTTTTTCATCTTCTTTTTTAGGTAGACTTTCCTTTTCATTTTTCTTTCCATCATCATTGTTTTTAGGTATAAGCTGAGAACCACTAACATGAACAAGTCCTCTAAGTTTTCCTGTAACATAAACTGAGTTCTCTCCAGTTTCTATATCTGTAACAGAAAGTACAGTAGTAGATCCAGTTACAGTAATTGGTGTTATATCAAGATTTTTTATTGGAAGTTCATATCCAAGATTTCTTAGTATAAGTTGGTAGTCCATTGTCTCTTTTTAAATTTTATTCTTCTGGGTCTATAATGTTTCCCAGGTTCACTTCATGCTCAAATCTCTTATTATAATAATCATAAGCATCATCAGAAAGTTCTATTTCATTACCTTCAACCATATCTACAATAGTCATAAAATGATCATCTATTACAGTAATTACAGGAAGTGAATGAATTTTACCCTGATATGTAATTAAAAGATTATCTGTAAGTTTAAGTGGCTTCATAAATTTTTAAAAAATTAAAAGGAGATGAAAACCTTTAAGGTTCATCTCCTCATATATACTCACAAAAATTTAAAAGTTCTAATTTTTATGCTTCACAACTGCTACAAGTTGCTGTAAATTGTTGAGATACAAGTTTAGATACTGAACTTGATCTTTGATAATAAAGTGTTTTTACACCTACTTTCCATGCTTCAATAAGAATAGCATTTACATCTTTAACAGGAACATTAGGTGGTATATTTAAATTTAAAGATTGAGATTGATCGATATATTTCTGTCTTTGTCCAGCTTGTACAATAATTTCGATAGGTGCAATTTCTTTAAAAGTTTTAAATATTGCTTTCTCATCATCAGAAAGGAAATCAAGATGTTGAACAGAACCATCAGAAAGCATAATATCTCTCCAAACTTCTTCTGTATCTTTACCTTTCTCTTCAAGAAGTTTTTTCAGATACTTATTCTTTCTCATAAAATTACCTTTAGCAAGTCCTACTTTATAATAATTGGAAGCAAAAGGCTCAATTCCTTGACTGGTTTGTCCAAGAATAGAAGATGATGAAGTTGTAGGAGCAATTGCCATTGTAGTAGTATTTCTAAGTCCTGTTCCTTTAAGAAGTTCAGGTTCTCCATAAATTTCTGCAAGATCTCTTGATGCTCTCTGTGATTCTGCTTGAATTCTTCTAAATGCCTCAGCATTGAACATCTTTGCCATCATACTTTCAAAAGGAATATTATTTTTCTGTAAGTAAGAATGATAGCCAAGTACTCCAAGACCTAAGGCTCTATGTCTTTTTGCAAATCTTCTGGCATTTTCAAGATGTTTCTTTCCTTTACTGTTTCTTATAAATTCTTCCATTACAGCATCAAGGAAGAAAGTGGCGTAGTAGACAGCATCTGTATCTTTCCATTCATCATAAAGTTCAAGATTCATAGAAGCGAGGCAACATACAAATGATTCATCTTCTGTGCTTGGAAGCATAATCTCTGAACAAAGATTACTTCCATTAATAGTAAGAGAATGTTTTTTATAAACTTCTGGTTTATTATTATTTACAGTATCTGAGAAAACAATAAACGGCATTCCTGTCTCCTTTCTTGATTTTAAGACTTTTGCCCAGATTTCTCTATTTCTTTCATTACCATCTATCATATCCTGCATCCAAGCATCAGAGACACATACACCTGTAAAAAGATTTTGAATTGGATTACCTATATTTCTAATTTGTAAAAATTCTTCAATATCTCCATGATCTATTGGAAGATAAGAACAAAAAGCCCCTTTCCTTACTGAACCCTGGCTCACATTACCCATTACAGTGTCTACAATGTTCATAAATGAAACAGAACCTGTGGCTGTACCATTTCCTGAAATTTTAGAACCTCTTGCTCTAACATCTCCATAATATCCAGAAGTTCCTCCACCTGTTTTCGTTTGCACGATTACCTCAGAAAGTTTATCAGAAATACCTACAATATCATCTGGGATATAGACATTAAAGCATGAAATAGGAAGACCTCTACTGGTTCCCATGTTTGCCCAAACTGGTGAAGAGAATGAAATCCAACCTTTAATAATCATCTCTTTAAAGATGTTTTTAAGTTCTGGCTTATAAAGTCTCTTACTTGCACTTAGGCAGATTCTTTCCACAGCATCTTCAACCGATTCTCCCTGTTGAAGATATCCACCCGAAAGCATTTGTTTGGATTCTTCATTATACCACCAGTAAGGTATACCCACAGAAGATAGGGTATTATATTCGAATGTACTCATAAAAAATTGTGTTGTATATTTAAAAAAGATTTAAAATTTTCATTTTGTAAGTGATTAAAAAGTTCAAAAATCATGGCTGGATATTTACTCGGTGTCAAATCTAAGTATCTTTAAATGGTAAGATTTGACACCGAGCAAAAATTTAAAGTTTAATATGATTTTCTAATTTCAAATGGTTGATCTATTTCACAGTCTTCACAATCTGTGTCATCTTCTTCATCATATTCAAAAAGAGATTCTACCGTGTAGTGAATTTGCGTGATATATTCACTTGCTGAATTTGGAAATGTAAGAATTTTATTGATGTAAATATGTGGTTTATCATTTTCTTCAAGAAAAGCATTTACCTCATTTTCAAGTTCTTCAAGATCTCTTGATCTCAGTATTTTTATTTTGTCCATTTTTATTTAAAGTTTAGAATAAGTCATCTTTTGTTATACTCTGATCATGCTTTGTATAAGCAGTTGGTCTTTTTGCAAAGAAGTCATCTGTTTCCCCAGAGAATACTTCTTCTTCAAACCATTGAAGTGGAATAAGATGAGATGAATTTGTACCAAATGCTCTACCAAATCCAAGATTTTCAAGAGATGTATCAATTCTATATCTCATATAATCTTTAAGATGTTTCTTAGGTAAATGTTGAAGTTCTCCACACTCAAAAATCCAATCTATCATTTCATCTTCCATCTTCATATATTCTATTACCTCATGTGTAATATAACTTTCAAGTGAGTCTCTATATTCGGGATTTTCTGCAAGAATTGAATTTATGATCCAAGTACCTGCATTTGCATGGCAGTTTCCTGTAATCATTGGTCTTCCAAGTTCATGTTTTACAATGATACCTCCAGATGGTACAGTAACACAACCAACTTCCGTATCTTCAGATTTTTCAACTTTTATTGCTTTATAAGATGTAGAAGATATAGTCCCGAAGTCTTTATAAATGAAATTTAAGTTATAAGAAATTTTATCTCCTTTTCTACATCTCTTTTTAAAATTGACAACATACCCAGCAAGTGTTCCAACTGCTTGAATGAATTCAGCAAGTTCTTTATCTCTTGTAGAGTAGACAAGTGTTCCAACTTCTGTATAACTTGATCCCCAGGATAAAATCTCCGAAATGAAATCTTCTGCATATTTCTTGCTTAAATTTTTTAGATTTACCCAATCATATCTCTTTGGGAATGGTTTATTCCACAGATCATAATTGAATCTGAAAGTAGTGTAACCTTTTTCATTAGTTTCATTCTTTGTATAATCAATGTTTAAAGAGTTTAAAAGATTTTCAAGTTTCCTTATTTTATCTTCTCTCTTCATAGCAAAGACTACATTCTTACCTCCATTAACTTGTCCCATATAAGTAAGTTCTCCTTTAGAATTTCTGAGTTTTCTTAAATGTCCATCACATTGAATAGCAATCATAAGTTTCTCTTCATCAGTGAGTACAGAATCTTTCTTACTTTCAAGATGTCCTGTAATAGGTATAAGTTTATGTCCAGATTTTCTAAAGTGGTCTGCTCTGGTTTTAAGATATCTTCCAGTTTTTGTGTCTTTAAAAATGACATCATGTCCTGCTGTCATAAGTATATTAGAGTAAGAATTACCGAACTTGAACATTTTCTCTTTTCCAAGTTTTCTTCTTGTAGTTTTAAGAACTTTTTCTACTTTAATTTTACCATCAGAAAAAGCAAAAACTTCATCTCCCTCTTTGACATCTCTAAGCATTCTCCAACCTTTGACAGTAAGAATTTTTGTTGTTTCAAGATCCAGGCAGTTTTCATCAATAGATGTCCAAGCAATCATATTGGCAGTAGATTTAAGTCTACCTTTAAACTTGGTCATAGAAAGAATAGTTGCAAATTGAGAGAAAAGTGAAGCATTTTCTATAATAAGAGTAAAGAAAAGAATCTTTTCAATTGAATTTTCTGTCTTTTTAAGTTTATTTCTTATTATTTCTTCTCTCTTTTGAAAGATAGGAATTTCAAGAAGTTTTCCAAATTCTTCTTCATATCCAAGAACTTCAAGAAGTCGAGAGTATGCCTCACTATGGCGAGTTTCTGAATTTCCAGAGAACAAGATTTTGTCTTTGTATCTGGTAATTAGATTCCCTGTATTTTTTACAGTAGCACAATAAACATTACCCTCGTAGTTTATTTTTGTAGGTTTAAGAGTACTGAAAGTAGAAAATTCTTTATTTTTGAAAGTAAGAACATATCTGTAAAATGTAAGATCTTTTGTTCTTTTGTCAATTCTTATTCCAAGATTTGTACGATACCCAGCAACTGTACCAAGAAAATGAACAATATCTGCATGATCTTTCTTAGTAGTTGTGTAATACTCTGAGTTCCAAAGTAAAAGTTCTGTAATGAAAGAATATGCAAATTTTCTATCAAATCTTCTTGTGTCCTCCATTACCCAATCAAACTTTCTTGCATTACCCTCAAACTTATTAAGATGAAAGTCATAAGTTGCATATCCATAGGAGTCTATGCTTCTCCTAACTTGGATATGTGGAAGTTCTTTAAAGATTTCTTCTATTCTACTCTTTGCATAAGTATCTGTATCTTTTATACGAATTTTATATGGAAAGTAGTCTTTAAAGTTTATATTTCTTTTATCTTTCTTCCTTGCAAAGAGTTCAATAGCAATTTTAAGTCTGTCAATAGGAGTAAGTACAGAGGCATTGTCTTTAAAAATCCCAGACACAGGCATTTTTAATTTTTTACTTTCATAGTCTATATGACTGGCTTCTTTGTGGACATATGTGTTATTTTTTCCAGAATAGAGAGCAAATCTGTGATTTGGAGTAACAACAGCATTTATGAAAGTATTATCAAAGGAGTACATTTCTCCTTTGTAATATTTGTTTATTATGTTATCTGGCTTTACAAATGTTATCTTTCTATCTTCATCAAAGGTAGCAACCTTATCTGTCATTTTAAGATCTCTAAAATCAATAAATCCTCTGTCTGTCATTATTTCTGTTCCCTCTATGTGGCATTCTCCAAATGACATTCCCAAGCAATTAAATTCTGGCTTTGGAAATATATCATAAAGGTCTCCCCAGAAAGTTTTTACAGAAACTTCAACTTGTGCAATCCCAAGTAAGGCTCTTTTAATGGCTTCCTGTTCATAAGGATAAAGATAACTTTTGAAATCTTGAATATCTGGGTCAAAATTTACTTCTGAATGTACCCAATATGATTTCTGCATAAGTTCTACAAAAGTCATAGTTTCTGGATATTCAAATGGTTTGTATGCTCTACGAGGCGTAAAGATTTTGGAAAGTGGTTTTTTCTCCATTTTTATAAATTTTTATGAATTAACTATATTGTCTAAGGTAATCTTCTCTTGAAAGTATATTTAAGTTTGAGAAGTAATTTTTATCTTCTACTGAAATGAACCGGTCTATAAGTGTAGGATTTACAAAACTATGGCTTACAAGACATACTGTAATTCCAAGATTCTCACAAAATTCCTGCTTAATAAGTTTAAGAATTGTTGGAGAATTTTCTGTATCAAGTGATGAGAAAATTTCATCATAAAATACAAGGTTTATATCTGGATATTTCTTTATGAAGAATTTGGTAATAGAAAGTAAGATACAGACATCTATTATCTTTCTTTGTCCAGTTGAAATACTTTGAAGACTTGGAGAGTGTCCATTTCTATGAAGTGTTCCCACAAATTCAGAATCAAATTCAACAGTTACATTTATATTAAATCTTGAAATGAATGAATTGATTTCTTGATTTAGATATGGTACAATTTTTGACATAATGTAACTTTTGAGTCCATCATCTGAAAGAGTTCTAAGAAATGCTTCTTGTAAATGATTTTCATGAAGTATGACTTCTGTCTGTTTCTTAAAGTTTTCTATTTCAGTTTCTATTCTTCGTATAGAAGATTTAATATATTCTTCTTTTGATTTATGCTCTATTTCTACATTTTTAATTTGTAAAAGAAGAGAATTTTCTTTGTTCTCTATATTAGAAAGAGAAGAAGTAAGAGAAGAAAGTTCATTTTCTGCTACTGTTATTCTTTCTTTTACAGAGTCATCGATAAGTATCTTCTCTGTAGGTAGAGTAAAATCTTTAAGAGAAGTAGAAAGAAGTTCTGTGTTCTTTGCTTTAGTCTCTGAAAGAGAAGATATCTTACTTTCAAGTGTAATCTTCTTATCACTTAGAGATGAAAGTTCAAGAGAAATTTTGGAAAGATTTGAAACTTCTGTCTTGTATCTTTCCTCTATGTTTATAACACCACTTAGAGAAGAAAGAATACTTTCATGTTCTTCATCACTTATAAAGTAATCTTCTTTTTTAGGATTTGCGTTCATATTTTTTAAACTCTCTATCTGAGTAAAGTATCTTGACTTATTCTCTGTATGTTTTTGAGAATAAGAAAGAAGTTCTTTATATCTCTGTTCAAGTTCTGTATCTTCCAAAGATTTTATTTCCTCTTTAATCTTCTCAGAAGATAAAGTAAGTGAAGATATCTTATCTTTTATTTTTTTAATTTCATCTTCTATGCTTAAGGTAAGAAATTCTTCAAGAGAAAGAGAGCCAATAGGATCTGCCTCATAATGTTGCTCCATCATCTCTTTCTTTGCTTTAATTTCCCCAAGTTGTAAAAGAGATTTTTCAGTTGTGAGCATTTTGTTGTGAATAGCAGGTATACTTTCTTCTATTAAAGATTTAAGAATTTCTTCATTTTCAGTGATTTTACTTTCTATCTCTTCTATTTTCTTTGTGGAGTCCACAGGAGATCCACATGTTGGACAAGTATCTTTACCAGTTTCTATAAGTCTAAGTCTTTCTCTTAGATTTTTACTTTCCTCAAGAAGTAGAGTCTTTTTGTTTTGCAAAGATTCGTGCTCTCTTTTCTCAAATTCTAAACTTCTTTCTTTACTTTCTAAAAAAGATGAAAGTGCCTCATCAGTTTCGAATTTAGATCTTATTTTAAGAAGTGATGTATAGATTTGAAGTTTTGACTCATATTTTCCAAGAAGTGCATTCTCTTTTGAAATTTCTGAGAGAATATTATCAAGTTTTAACTTCTTATCTTTTATAAGTTCCCTGTTCTTTTCTCTTGCATTTTCTATATCAAGAAGTTCTATTTTTAAAAGAGCAAGTTTGTTCTCTTCTTCTTTATGGAGTTTAGAAAGTTTTTCTATTTCATAAAGGCTCTTCTCATATTCCTGTGTATCAAGGAGATATTTAAGTACAGAGATGGTATTTTCAGTTGATTTAAGAGTTTTGGACTTCTCTTCTATATCTCTTCTGCTTTCAGAAAGATTTCCTTGTAAAAGATTTAAATTCTCTGAGATATCAATAGTTGCATTGATTAGATGTGAAGTTGTCTGCTCTCTTTCAAGAGACCTAAGTGCTTCTATCTCAGTTTCTATCTCTTTCTTTGTAGAAGTAAGTGAATTTCTTTTATTTTCTACTTCAGACATATACTCTTTGTAGAGTCTTTCGGCTTCACTTTTTCTACAGATATAGTCCTCTTCACTTTTTCTATATTCTTCATAAGTAGATGAAAGTGTAGAAGTTAAGGAATCCATTGTAGTCTGTATCCTATCAACTTCTTTCTTACTTTGTAAAAGTTTTTGATTTTCAATAAGTGCCATTTGGTTTAAGATACCAAATGAGAATATCTTATCTCTAATTTCTTTACTATCTCTTGCAGAAAGTGAAAGGAAAGATCTAAAATCATTAACAGAAAGATTGATTATATTATTGAAAAGTTTCTGGGGAATATCTATGATATTCTGTGCAACTTTTTCTTTTGTAGTTTTTATACCACCCCAGTCTTGAAGTTCTCCATTTTTAAAAACTTGTAAGGATTTAAGTTTTGTAGTTGAGTACTCAGAAATAATAGTCCAAGAATTTCCATAGGAATCTACTGATACCTCTACATATCCATCTCCATTTATTTCATTTGCAAATTCTCCCATTGGAATACCATCACAAGAGAAATAGAGTGCTATATTTAAAATTTTTGTAATAGAACTTTTACCTCTACCATTCTTTCCAATGATTAAAGTATAAAGTCCACTAGGATCTGTAAAATTTATAGTTTGCATCTCTGGAGAGTAGGCAAACATGCTCTTGAATTTAAGATAATTGATCTTCATCTTTTAGTAAGGTACTTGTTTCAGCATATGCTGAGTTAAACTTCTTTATAAAATCTGCTTTATGTGAATCTGTAAGTTCAATTTTATACTTAGGTGCAGTTACAAAACTTACAGAATCTATAAAGACCTTGTACATATCTTGAAGATCCAGAGATTCTTCCATAGGATCTATAAGTGGAGTATCTGATTTTTTAGAAATAGCAGTTTCTCCATAACTTTCTTTAAAAGAAATAGTCCTATAAACAGGCTCTCCATTTTCTTTAAGTTCTTCTATAATAGATTGTGTAGAAAAAGAACTACCAAGATATCTTTTTGTAATAACAAGAACATAATTGTTTCTGCATTTTTCTCTGGCTTCCTTTGAAGACATATTTAAAAGATCTTCAAGTAAGAATCTGACATATCTTGGAGAGTAAGTGTTTTCTATAAAGTCATAAGTATCTGTACCTACATGGAGAACAGAAATACCGACTGTGGTATTTTTATGTTCTACTGTTCTCAGGTGCATAAGACTGCCTGTATATCTGATATTTCTTTGCTCTTGAAATTTGTGAATATGTCCACAGGTAACTGTCTTAAAAGAAGCAAAATCTTCTATACCTAAGTGATTCTCCTCAGGAACAGAAATACCCTCATATTCAAATCCATAAATTGAATTGTGCAGGAAAAGATGTTTTACATTCATTTCCTTTGCTTTCTCTACATGATTTTTGAATTTAGTATGTTCTCTTTGCCAACTTACAAAACCAAGCATATTCTCTTCATTACAAAGAACATACAAAGGATCATCAAGTACCAAGTGTACATTTGGAATAAGAGAAAGAGGTATTACATTGTTATCTTCAAGAGAATTTGATTTATAAAGGTCATGATTCCCTACAAGACAGATAACATCACAAAGTGTGGAGATTTCTTTAAAAAGTTTAATTATCTTAGATTGAACATATCCAGAAATAAGTTGTTCATTATCATAAAGATCTCCAAGAACTATGACAGCAACTTTATCTTTTCCAAATTTTGCTGTATATTTTTTAATTTCTGGTATAAAGACATCATAAAGATAATCAAGATTATTCTGCATATGCTCATATGCATTGTTAAATCTGCCGAAGTGAGGATCTCCCATCAGAATTAACCTTTCATAATTTTTCTGAAGTACCATATGACTTTTTAAAAATAATATATTCTAAGTTAATATAGGTATTCGTTTTTCAGTGATAAGAGATATATGAAATGGGCTTGAGTAAAATAATGATGGGTATCAGAAAGATTTTGAAAGTAAGAAAGAGATAAAAATAAGAATTTAATGAAATATGTTTATCTGGAATACAATCTTTAAAATTTTGTATATCATTAAGGCGGGTGGGTGGGTCGAATATATGGTAGTCCTATAAAAACAAAAAGTAAAACTTAAGTAATTAATTTGAAAAACCTTACTTTAATTGTGGTTTATCTTACTTTTTATTTTTAATCTTATTTAAATTTTCTCTTTTATTTAATCTAAATCTTTTTAAATTTTAAATTCTAAAATGAGAATCTTTTTTATAAAGATGAAAGGATTTTTTATGTTCCTGTAAAAATGAAGAAGTTCCTGTATATATAGATACAGACTTAGATTTTATAAGAAGATATGAACTACCAACTTATAAAATCTATTACTTTTTAAACTTCCCAATCTACTTCAGTAAGAATATTTCCAAAATAATTCTAAATGTTTTATTTTTGCCTTTCTAAGGATACCTTAGTGTTACTTCTAAATATTTCTAAATATATCAGTAACACTTCTGAGAACTTTCGACTACCCTCTAATTCCCATCGTAACGAAATGAATTAAAATCTGGAATACAATCTTTAAAATTTTGTATATCATTAAGGCGGGTGGGTGGGTCGATATTAGCCTCTCNCTTAAGTAATTAATTTGAAAAACCTGCTTGTAAAATTAGTAAATTCTTATTATTTTCATTAAGTTCTTAAATTCTCTTAGACATTAGATTCTTATTCATTATCCTGTTCTTTTAGATTTTAATCATTTCTTATTTTCTTTTTATTTTCTTTTTTATTTTAATCTTAGTTAGAACTCGAGCGATTAACTATTTATAAATTACTTAAATTTTAGTCTTTATTTTTCTTCGTGCCCCTTGAAGTTCTTTTCGTTATCCTAAGACTTATGAGTGAAATAAAAATACTCAGAAATGTGTCTAAAAGGACAGGAAATATATCTCCTTGTCTTCTTGAATTAATCCCTTAATGATAAGTACCACTAAATTTTTCAATTGGCTTCCCTGCTATTTCCTTTGTACTCTGGACTGCAAGATTTAGGAATAATCATCTTTATCATCTTACCACTATGTCCACAAAGTAGTAACAATTCCAATTTACTTCATTTAGCCTAATTTTCCAAACATTTTATGAAAGTAATGAATAAATCTTTACTTTCATGGTTAGGCAATTAATTAAACCAAGTGTATGATAATCTTTCGATGAAGATTAATGATTTACTTTATGCTCTTCACACAAAGGTCAAAATCTTATTTCAAGGGAGACAGGGTCAGGTTAGTCCTTGCTCTTCGCTGGGGAGGGTTAGCTGAGTTATCTCTGGTTCCACATTCGTGCGAACCTCGCTCCTATTCACAAAACTCTTCAAAGCAGTGTTTTACCACAGTGACTGGCTTTATTTGTAATGAGGGAACAAAATATATTGTTCATACCATACTCTTTACAAATTCTTAGCGTAAGTAGATTAAAGATGTTGCACCAGATTGAAAAATAAAAAAATAAAAAAATCAAAAAGTGCCTATGGTTATCCGATTTTGGATAAAGTAACTCTTTTCCTTGAAATCCCATTTCTGGGCAAAGTAGTACTGGGACATTACCTGTACACCCCTTAAAGAATAAGATTGATTTAGTTATAGTTGGTATTAGAACCTATGAGCATTACAGTAGCAGACAAGCTGAACTCACGATACTCTATGAAAAGATAACTAATCTAATCGTAGTTGAAACCCAACCATCATCTCATCATTTAAGAACATGGATGCACTAGCCAACAGGTGTAAAATCAATCTTCATGCCAATAATCTGACCTACTAGTTTTGACTTGTCGTTAGTGGATAAGATAGTGAAACGACCTAGTTTCTCTATCTGTGGGAATCGTTTAGGCTGAATTACACGGTTTCAAGTGCATATGACCCATTTCGTTACTTGGTGGAGATGTACCCAGCCTAACTCTGACTGTTCTCCCAGAGGATTTTCTTCTCTGCTTTACTGTTTACTACATGTCCATATGAATGTAAAACTTTAACTATGCTTTTTAATGCTTCCCCTAAATCTCATTTGATGAACCCAAAGGATTTACAACAAATGAGACCATCTATATACGGTATTTTGACGAGTAGAGAACTAATCTACTCTATGTGCCAATCTACTTTCTTTTATATAAACTACGCAGATCTGTTCTCTCCATATTACAAAGAATAAATTTTTCATAACTTAGGAGCAGACTGCTTGGTCTGGGGGCATAGCCACTTCAGTCACAGTTTCTTGACCAGCATTACGGTGCTGTATAACATGGTCGGAAATTCTCATATCTCCGGGTCTTCTATCTCAACCGAAACCCACTCATGCTTCACACATCAGATAAATGCAACAAACCATTTTTCATTTAGTCAGAACTTTCCTGTAAAAAATTGTCGGTATTTGAAACATCTAAAAAATTACGGTACAATGATATGGAGTTAGTCCTATCATATTACTACTTGATTTGTCCACTTAAACCAAAGTAGCGAAAGTTGTAAAAACTTTCAAATTTTTATAAAAATCTTCATATGAATAACGCTCCAAAAATTTGGATTCGCATTGCATCAGCCTCACATCTAAGACCATGATGGCACATATCGAAAGAAGAGTTAATTCCCGATACCACTGTCTTGTCCGTTGCTTCCCCAATCGCAATCTGAACTTTTTGGAAATCTCTTGGTCGCTCAGTGACTCTAAATATCTCAATCAAGAGAAGTCGGTGGTTTCCAAGAGTTTTCGGTTTGTAAGTTCACTTAATCAGAGTTACTGCAAATCCTCCAAATTATAAATCATAAAAAATCATACCTAGCTAACATTTTAAATTCATGTTAAACCCAAGTCTTATGACCTAGCCAAAATTTCAATGAACGCCTTAACTAAGGGTAGACCGACTACCATGAGGGACTTTGAAGAAGACTAACTCCTCATTACCTGATAATGCCTCCAATAGTTTCCCTACCTCATGAGCCTTGAAAGTTCTCGACTTTCCTTTTACCCAGTGATTATCCCAGACAGTCTATCTGACATTTTTTAAGGTAGGAGTTGATCCCTTTTACCACGCCCTAAAAACTCTCTTTAGTGTGGGGGACACATTGCGCTAATTAAGTTTTAATTTCCAAAGGGTAAGGATTGAGTTTTACCCAGAGTACTCGAATAAGTTTTTACACGGTAACCATCCAAAAGGATGTGCAGTCGTGCGATCTCTGCTCTAATTTTAAATTTTTTAATGATCTCTTTTTTACACGGTAACTGTCCAAAAGAACAGGCGGTCGTGCTAACTCCGCTAATAATAATTTTTTAAGTTTTTGTACGGTAACTACTTGACTAATAGTAGGCGATCGTACGATCTTCGCTTTGTGTAGGTTGTTTATCCAATTAGTCTTTTAACGGATGAAGAGCCAACACCTCTTCTGAATAATATATGCACACATAGATGCTTACAAGTATTATTTATTGTACAAAATACAGGTTTCCCAGTTTCAATATATCCTAAAAATATGAAACTGGGAAACCAAATAAACTTATAATAAAATTACCTAAGTAAAAAAGTAAGAATTTCTAAGGAGGTTTAACTTTCTATTCTCTCTATCTCCATTCCTGATCTATTTCTATCATCTCCACCATCATATCTTCTACCTCCCCAGAAGCCTCCTCCTCCTCCGTAATTTCTTGGAGCAGAGGTTTCATTTATAACAATGGTATCGATTTTTACTGCTTTTGTATCATCTGTATATAAGTTAATCTCATATCTTGAACCATAAGGATATCCATATTCTATAAAATCTCTTCTTGTTACTTGAGCAATACTTGATATCTTATGTTCTCCACTACCTGGATTATTAGCATTTTTAACATAGATAGCAATATTTGGATCTGTAAGATTGATATTTTCAATTGCATAATTGAACACAGTCTGCATACTTAAGTTATAAACGTCTGAATAATCTATTCTTAAAGTACCACCATAATTTGAATCTTTACTCCAAGATCCAACAGATCCAATTGAATAATTGTCTTTAAGTATAATTTTGTTATACCTGTATCCTGCTTCTTTAAGGAAGACAACTTCTACTTCATTACTCCAGGGAGACACAACACCCTCCCATGTCATATATCTATATCTCCATTTAATTACAGAATTTCCTTTTGTAGTATCTGCAAACATATGGGTTACACAGATTGGGTTACCATTTGTCCACACATCTTCAAGTTGACTTTGTTGAAGTCTTCCTGATGCTGGATGTACATATTGATCCCGGAACCTGGTAAGATCTGTAAGTTGTCCACCAACATAGGAGAATGTAGAAACAAGAGTTTTTTGACCCTCTTGTACCATAAAGACATCTCCATTAATATAATTCCACATATAAAGTGGTGGGATAAACATCCAATTTCCTCCATTTACTGAATATTGCCATTGTAGGTTTTGAATATTTCCATTTATACCAACTGGAACATTGAGTATACCTGTAACATCTGGGACCAAGAACACATTTTCTGTTTCTGGTCTGGCACTACCATTTATAATGTTTGAACCATGAAGTTTATTTCCTGTTCTATATTTAGATAAATTATGCTGTACTTCTATTCTATGATTGCCAGGACTTGTAAATTGACCTGTTCTATATGCTTCATCTCTACTTTCAAGCATTATATTTTTTGCTTTTCTAAGAGAATCTACAATCATAAGTCTTGGAGTTCTTGTATTTTGTCTTGGATCAGACACAGAAATTACAGCAGTATCAGAATTTGTCTGATTGTTGTTATTACTTGCTGTAAGTTTAAGAGTGTGATCTCCATGCTTATTAACATCCTTGATTGTTGTAGAATTTGTAGTTGTACCCTCAAGTACAGCAGTACTGTTACCAGGTTTAGATACCAGTTCCCAAGTCATTCCTGTAAGAGTAGCCCCTGTACTGATTGCACTACCTGTAACAGGAATGGATATTCCTGTTATCTTATGATGTTTATATAGTTCAAGATTATGTAATGGATAATACTTATGACTCCAATCCATGTTATAAACATTATCAAAGACTGTATCATTTTGTAAATTTATTGAATTTGTAAATGGTACATCTTTAATGACAATTTTATAGACACCTTTCATTATATTTCCAAGATCGGTACTCTGTACCCAAATCTCTACATATAATTGATCATAACTTTGAGGAAACAATAAATTCCATCCCCATTGTCCATCCAGTGCATTTGGATTTACTGTTGTAAGATTAGTATCATACATTTGTTTACCTATACCAAAGAAATAAGCATTGCCTACTGCTGCTGGTTCTCCTATTATTTTAAATCCTAAACTGTTTCTATTATACCCTTTACCATGTTTAATAAGTGGTATAACAGTGGTATTACTAACTGAATTATCTGTAACACCTGTTGCATATTTGGTAAGGATAACACCTACAATTTCAGGTGGTTCAAATCCCAGTTCTCTCCAGGGTACTGTTTTATTACCACCTGCACTGACTGTAAGAGTTGAAGTAGGTGGAGTATTGGCTACTATTTCATTACTTCTGCTTGTATTACCTGCATTATCTTCAACTTCTACTACATATCTATAACTCTTATCTGGGGTAACTGTTCTATCTGTATACTCAAGCAAAGTTTGTCCACTTTCTATTTTTTCTCCATCTCTAAGAAGTCTGTATTCTTTTACACCAGATTCTGAATCTGTACTTTGAGTCCAAATAAGTCCAACTTCTGTTTGAGCAAGTCTATTTGTAGAAAGTACAGGAGCAGTTGGTGGAGTAATATCAGTCTGCTTAGTTACAGTATAAGTTATAGTCTTAGGTGTTTTATTTCTTTTTCCCTGGAACTCAGTTACTACATTCATTTCAATAGAATATGAACCCTCTTTACTGAATACTATCTGTTTTGGATTGTCGGTATCATTTCCAGAGAATGTAACCTGCGAAACTTCTCCACCTTTTACACTCCATTCTATTCCCTCAATTTGTCCACCCATACTGTCTATTGAATATCCAAGTGAGTGGATAACATTTGGAGAAGCAAATGGAATTTGTAAGTTGTAAGAGTCCTGTGTAATTCTTATGATGGCATCTGCTATTGTAGGTTCTTCAAGTTTTTCGTAGTACCGAACTTCTACATGTCCTCTGTTTATCCCTATACTATTAAAATCTTCTCCGAGCAAGGTATGTAAGGTAATTGTTATATTATCTTTATCGATTGCTACAGAATGTCCAGCATCTATGCCATCTGGATCTCCAAGTCTGATTTTTTTAGTAAGTTCATCTGGGAATATCATCACATCCATACCTACTACTTTTGTCCACTTAGTTCCCAGATCATGAGATATTGTAACAGTTCTTGTTTTACTCATATCCCACTTACCTATGTTATATACAGATGTTTTAGTAGGAATAAGAGTAGAAAGTGAATATGGAGTAAGTGCTACTGTGTTATTTGAACTGTCAGTTGCTTCTACTTCAGTTGCTAGTTTTACAATCCCTGCTTTTGTAGGAGTAGCCACAGGTAGTGGATGTCCTTTTTTCTTTGCAGGATCTGGATTTATACTGTAATAATTGTCTTCAAGTCTACTAATCTGAGCAATCATCTTAATTAAAGAATCTTGATCAGTTGCTCCTGTAAGAAGTTTTAAAGTATTATTGGAATACTTCCATATAACAACTTGCCCAGGTTTAAATGTAATACTTTCATTACCATTAAGCTGAATTACCTGTCCAGAGGCTGAATTTATGTTCTTTCTTACAGTAGTTGTATGAGTAAATTCAGTGATAACAATAGAATTATGAGAAAGTCCTGTAATTCCTTTAAGTTCTTCAGAATTTGCATTGTCTATAACAATATAAGCCTGATCTGTACCTTTGGATGTATTTAGGAGTCCTGTACCTTTTTCTATTCTGTAATGAGTCTCTGTACTACATCTAAGAGTATGCATTATGAGATCTCCATATACTTCAAGTTCAGTAGCTGTATCTCCAATGTCCATTTTTCTCTTATACTTAAAGAGAACACTGTCTTCTGCTGGATTAAATGACATTTTTAGATAGTCCCACTCGGCAGGAGTCATTGGAGGAATTCCTGCTACAGCTCCTGTAAAGAGAATAGTATCGGCAGATATACTCATTACACTCTTGTTTCTATTTCCAAGTACAGAAACTGAACCCAGTGTATTTACATCAGTATACATACCTATACCTGCATACTTTGTACTAAAGATTGCTCTCATGTGACTTTCCACCTTAGCATAAGAAATCTCTGCATATCCAGTATCTGCAATGGTATTATGTTTGTAATGTTGTCTATACCAAAGAGTAATTTGCTTATTTCTTCTCTCTTGTTCTTTTGGAAGTTTAGTAGTCCTGTCATAAGGATCTCTTATGATGTTTGTAAGTGAAAGAGTAGAAATATCTCCTGGAATTTCTCTATCTACACCCAGGGCTACAGCGTAATAATTTGAATATACTTCATTTGTAAGTGGATCGTGCACAGGGGTACCAAGCATTACAGTATTATCTACAATACCTGTGCTGTTATAATCTTTAATGGTATGACCCTGCACTATATGTCCAAGTTCTTTATATGTTCTTATAGTTTTAAAGAGATCCTTATTTACATTTATAAGGCTCATTTCTTTCTTATATCTAAGAACACCACCATCAGAATAGACAGAATATACACTACCATCTGCTGACATTACTATATCCCCAGGATTTTTAGGTGTACCATCTGGATTAAATTCTGTAACAGGATCTCCATCCTGGATACCTGTGGTAGATGTTACTGTAACATGGTTACCCCTATCTCCTTTATCTCCTTTATCTCCTTTTCTTGTAAGTCCTGGGATTCCTCGACTACCTGTATCTCCTTTTTCTCCTTTGATACCTTTATGCATATAGATCTGCTCAAAATTGTAATTGAATACTTCAATGAGTTCTGCTACAGTAGTATCCTGCGTAAGTCGTTTGAGAACCAGATTTGGGTAGTATGGAAATATTAAATTTCTTTTACTCATATTCTGTGTAATTTTATTATAGTATAAATTCTTAGATTAGTTCCAGACTTAATAGAAGCAGTTATTTCTCCTACCTCTGGACTTTGCCTTGTATGTATCTTGTACTCGGTGTAACCAGCGTTCAGAATATCCTCGAAACCAAGTTCTGCTTCGATTTCAATATCTACATTTTCAAGTCCATATATGACAGGAGTAACCTTGTAAAGTCTAAGTATATTTTTAAGTATATCTTTGTCTTCTATATCAAGCATTCCTTGTAAGATACTTAGGAAAGAGTACCGAAGAGTAATAGTACTTTCTGAATGATCAAGTATTTCTACGACAGAATTATTTTCTATTTTTATATTTCTTGGAATTTTGTACCACTTAGAACAAAGATACTCTCTTTTCTCTACTACATCTATATTATCCTGCATAGTTGGTATTATACTTGTCTTCTCAATAGAATACTCTCCAAGTTCTGGATAGATCCTTTCTATAGTTTTAAAATCCTTTCTCATAGATTTTCTGTATTCTGTAAGTTCAAAGGTCTCTCCAGAAGTTACTTCTGTACCTTTTACTTTACTTAGAAGATCATTCCATGACATAGAGAAAGTTTTCCAATTTTTAATCTTTAAAATACCATCTGAGTGTTTAAGATCATTCCAAGAGAAATTTCTATCTTCCTTTTTAAAAGATACTATTTCTTTAAATTCTGGGATACCCCACCCTGACACTCTGTTTATTTTTATCCCATTTATATCTTTGCTTTTAACTTCGAAGTAAGAAACTGTGGTAGAAAGTACAGGGATAAGTTCACTCTTCTCCTCTGTAAAGTATTCTTTCTTTACTTCCATAGAGTGGGCAGGAAAGACTTCCATTTTTATAGGAGAAATAGGTATACTTTCTCCACCCGATATCTTATAAAAATAAGAATAATCAGTTTTTACTCCAGATGTTAAAGCATCAAGAATAGCACTTGCAGAGATAAGTTCCATTATCTTTGAGTAATATTCTTTACCTCCACTTACTTGTATCCACCGAAGTTCCCTGAGATCTACACTTCTTTTAAGTTCTTCAAAAGTAGAAAGTCTAAGTACAGGGAATGAAAAATCTGATATAAAATAAAGATTCTTCCCTGAGTAATCTTTTGTAATAATTCCTGTTTTTTCAACAGAGGTAATCATAGGAAATTCTTTTCCATAATCAGATTGGATTCTGTACTTATCTCCTGTTTCTGTATTGTCATTGGTACTTACAAGAGTACCTGTCTGTGTATATCCAATTAGAGTACCATAGTCTTTATTGTCATTCTCTTTTACACAATCTTTAATTTGCAAAGGAGAAGAAAATTCGAGATATCCAGTTGTAAAGTTTACTCCTGTAACTCTGTTATAAAGTTCTACTCCATAAAGTTCATCTTTACCTACGAAATCTACACCTCCTGTATTTGGAATTCTAAGTTTCTTTCCATACTTAATCTTTCCATTAGAGTGCTTAGTTTTTAAAGATTTAATCATATAAAGAAGACTATAAGAAAGTCCACCCTCTACTTTATAATCTTCAAGAGTAACTTCTGATAGCACTTGGATTGCTCTATCATCTTCATTTATAAGAATAGAATGTTTAAGTGGAGAAAGAAGTTCATTGTTCACTTGAAGAAGTACAGAAAATTTATATCCTGCAAAGTTTTTACCTACATTCAAATGAACACCTCTAAAAAAGACATTACCCTCTGAGTCTACTACTGAATATCCACTTGTTGCTTTGTTCTTTAAATAATAATTTTCAAAGTATCCAGGAGTCTTTGTAAAATCCAGAATAGAAAATTTATCTACGAAGTATGATGCTCCTTTTTGTTTTGTTCCACCTATATGATACCACTCATGTGTGTGAAGTTCTGGGGTAGGTATCTTTGTAGTAATAGATGGAATACCCATAGAAACACCATGTGTAAGGTTTGTAGAAATTCTTGGAACTACATTTGTAGAAAGTTCAGAGGTTTTAATATTCCACCTACAAATATATGGATAAACTTTATTTTTATAAAGAAGTTCTCTAAGTTTTCTCTCTTCCAAGATAGAATATTCTGAGTATTCTATGTGTCTACTCTTATGCTTATCTCCCTCTATTTTTGAAAGTCCAGGGAATGTTTTAAGTTCAAGATCGTTATTTGTAATTTCTGGAACTACTGTCGGAGTACCCTCAAGTACTCTATAAGTGGTATATCCTTTTACTCCTACAAAACTACTACCTGTTGAGTATCTTACTTTGTTATAAGCAATTGATCCATTTCCAAATACAAAATATATCTCATTTTCTTTAATTTCTTTTATAGCATAGAACTCTGTATGTTCAGTTCTTAAATTTTCTATATCTTCTGTTTGGAAGAATGCAAAATCTACTATAGAAAGAGGTTTAAGTGTACAAATTACAGTTTTTGGTCTTCTGTAAGGAGTAAGAAGTCCTTTCTCGTGTATTATTTCATGTCCCTCTACTCCATAATATATGCTATCTTTTTCATTTTCTATGGATACTGCTACTGAATCTATAATTTTTATATCATTTATGCTATTTGTAACACCTATAACTTCTGAGTATCCATCTTTTGTAAGCAGATAGTCATCTTTTGAAATTTTTGTACTGTGTTCTATTGGAATAACTACTCGACTTCCATCATCTTTTCCACCACCAGATAAATTTACAGTTTTTATGTTTTCAGTTGTAGAAATAATCTCCCACTTATGTGTAGAGAAGTAGAGTTCTCTTATGAGAATACTTTCCTTAAGTTCTACAACTTCCAAAATAGAATCTTCATCAAGTGTATTTCTTATAGCCTGTGCTATTGCTTTTGTAATTTCTGATTTTGTACCTCTGTGATTGAATATCATATCGGTAGCCTTACCACTTGTATGTTCTTCTATAAGTGGAAGATCATCTGCTACAATTTCAATTGTAATAATACCATTTTTTCTGATATAAACAGAATCTCCATAATCCAGTTCTCCGACAACTTCTATAAATCCAAAACTACCTTTTGCTTCATCATATTCAGATGGTATACTTATTTTAGGAACTGGTGAAATATCCATTGATGTTTCAAGTATACAACTTCCATCTTCATTTTTATAAAAATCATAGAGTAAATCATCTTCACTTTTAATGATCTGTATACCCTTTTCTTTTTTAATTTCATTTCTAAATACAAGTTTACTTACTTTTTCAAGTCCGAAAGGCACTATATTCTTTGTATGTGGTATTTTTAGACTTTCAAGAGTCTTTTCTGTATCAATTACTACTTCCTCCACTTCCTCCACATCAGAATAGACACCAAAGTATATCCATTTCCCTGTATCATCACTTTCATCAGAGAATCCAAATTCAAGATTTAGAACAGAAGTAGAGATAAGTCCAAGTCTTTCAAATCCAGATATGATTTGTTCATCATCAAGAGTTACAACACCAATACTATCCTTAAGTGGTTCAGTTTTAGAAGTAAAAACACCTGTCTTTGTATCTATACCAAAGTAGGTCATCTCCTTTGATTTAACATTAAAGTAAACAGGAAGTTCTTTCCTATCTTTGTTATGCATTATAGAAGAAAGATACTTACCAAGAGATCCAGAAGTGAGATTGTATTGCTCAATGAGAGTACTGCTTTTGATTGTTTCATAAAGGTCTTTATACATTACTCTACATTTATAAATTAGAAAATACTTTGGAAGTTCTTTTTCTACCCAAAGTGGAGCAAAAATCCTAAAATCATCTTTGATTCTAAAATCTTCATTTCTTAGACATCCATAACTGCTTGAAAGATATCTTGTATCTGACTCTGTTACAGGAAGTTCTTGTTCACTTTTTCCAAATGAGTGCATACCTGTATGTCCAAGAATTTTAGATAGGGTAGAAACATCCTGAGGAAATGAAGTACCTGCCTGTATACTTTCTGATCTTTCAAGAGAATCCAAAGTACCTATGAGAAGAGTACTACCTTTATCTCCAACAGTTATCTTTATATTACCACTAAGTTTAATGTTTGTGCGTATCAGTGCTTTCATAGAGTATTTACCAATATAAAAATTGGGAGATGAAAACTTTTCTCATCTCCCAATTGTTAGTTTTAATTAATTTATAATGAAATATATTTAAAAATGCTTATATTCCTGTAATGTGTTTACTTCCTACAATAAGAAGTTTTTTACTCCCATTAAATTCTACACATTGTACCTCGATATATCCATCTCCTTTTGAAACATCAAACATTGGATTACCTTGAACAAGTTCATATCCTGTACTTGTAGAAACATTTAAAAAGATTCTATTTGCTACAGGGTTTAAGATTCCCAAGTTTGTATTTGTTCCATTCTTTTTATAAAGTTGGAGTTTAATAATCTGATTTACTTTAATATTATTTACATCTATCGAGATAAGAGCAGTGTTCCCTGGAGTAAGTTGTGTATTGTTGTTGCTACAATCAAGCATCACATAACTTGCAGAACTTACATCAAGTTTTGTACTTGCACTTTCTCCTACATTATTTGAATTTACAGAAAGTACAACAGGTGTATTTCCAATAGTAATAGCACCATAATCCATAGCCCCAGAAATATTTATATCTTCAACTTCAAGAGTCTCTACTTTAAGTTTTTTGATTGTAGATTTTTCATTCCCCTCTATAATAAGTACAGGTGCTTTAATTGTACCATCATGTTCAATAGAAAGAACACTACCTGAGATATTGCTGTCTCCACCTGGAAGTATAGAAAGCAGAGTACCTTTATCTCCTGTAAGTACTGTTCTCCCAGTAATTACACTATCTCCACCTGGCTTACTTACAGATGTGTTTGTACTTATGACATTAGTTTCATAATTTACCACACTTAGAATCTTTCCAAATTCTTTACTTACCAAGTCAAAATTGTCATTAATCTTCCCTGGAGCATAATATGGAGATTCAGTCATTTCAATTTTTTGAATCTTTAAGGTGCTCATAGATTTTTAAATATTTCGATTATGTATTTGGATATATATAACCAAACATTTCGGATATATGGACAATATTAAGAAAAATTCCATAGATACGCTACTTACAATGATGCTCAGAACTGATAAGAATATTATATCTACACTTTCTGGACTTCGTAGTATCTATACAGAATCTGATTCTGCACTTACAGTGGAATTTACAGATAACTCTGGATCTACAACAGAGTACAAGATACCAAGTATTGCTTATCTTATAGAAAAAATTAAAAAACTTGAACATAGTTATAATGATCTTCTTGGTATAGAATTTGGAACTACTGTAATTAAAACAAATGGTGCCATTCCAAAGACACTTTACCTAAGTTCTCCACCTATAAGTTTAGAGAGCAAAGCAATTCCAGATGTTGAGTATTTTTATACAAAAGATAAAAATGCTCTTTATCAAAAACTTGAAGCAAATCCAACTTATATAAGAATCCCTGTTCCAGATGGTCAAGATTCTATGCTTATTAAAAAATATGAACTTGATTCTCGAGAGAGTGCACCTGTCCTTAAATCCTTGCTTTCTACAAAGACTCTTTCAGAAAGTGACCTTTTAAATATTCTTTCTGCAAACAATATACCTTTTTCTACCTCAGAAAGTGTAGAAAATATAGAATATAGAACACTTAAATACACAGGAGAATTTTCTATCCTGGATACTAAAAAAGATTCTGTACTTATTGGAGATACTTCTGTAAACAGACTTCTTTATAAGGTAAACACTCTTTATTTTATAGACCAAGAAACAGGAGGAGAAATTAGACTTTCTGTTGGAGACAAATTACATTATACAACAGATACTCAAAATGATATCTTTGAAGTTACATTTATCGATTATGAAAGTTCTTATATTGCTCTACTTCCATATTCTGGTACAGGTTCTATTACTGTAAGTGTTACACACAAACTTAAATTTTTCAGTACTGTCTATTCTAAGAATTATATTGAATATCCTGTAAAAAATGGAGTAATTGTACTTTTTTCAAAAAATATAAATCCATCAGGTAGTATTGCAAGTAATGAATGGAGCGTAGGTACTGTAATCAATATAGATAAACTAAGAAATGGAAGCAGTACAGAGAAAGAGACAATGATTTCTTATAAAGGAAGTTCTCCATCAGTTCTTGATACTCTTGAATATTTAACAAATGAGAAACTTGTTCCTACATCTCGGCTTGTTCCACCTGCTATCCCTGTTCTTGATAAGGATAAATTTGTAGTTTCTGTTGTAAATTCACACAAAGCATCAAAAGATAAAACAGATCAATTATCAAGACAATATAGCAACAAACTTAAACTTGAACAAGATCTTAAAGTTACAGAACTTGCTCTTACTACAAATAGAACAAAACTCTTTCTTGGACAATATTCTTCAGATACTGAGTATAAAACTATTACCACAGAGATTGCTACTCTTGTAGAAACTAAGAAATCTATCACAACAGAAATTTCTTCTATTATAGAAAATATCTTATCTGCTAATATAGAAGATATAAAATTTTCTCCTAAGTACCATATAAAAGGATTCATCGATATTCCTGCTCCAAAAGAAACAGAAAATGGAGATGAAAGTCTTAAGCAGGAAATCATCGGATTTGAGGTTCAGTATAGATATCTTTCAAGTACAGATACTGTAACTGATTCATATTCTCCAACTACCATAAACACAGGTACTGGAACTACTACTGCTGTAATGAGTAAGTGGATATCCTTGCCTACAAAAACCAGAGATAGAGATACAAATGGAAACTGGATCCCAGAAGATTATTCTTCAGTTGACAATATAAATTCTAACCAAGTAGAAATACCAATCACTAAGGGAGAAAAAGTAGAAATAAGATGTAAATCTATTTCTTCTGTTGGATATCCAACTACAAAGACTACCAGTGAATGGAGCAAATCTATTGTGGTAGAATTTCCAGAATCTCTAATCGCAGAAACAGATATACTCTTGCAAAACATCTCTAATGAGAAAATTCTTTTACAGCTTAAAAATCAACTTGCTAGTCTTAAACTACTTGATCATGCAACTGACTCTATAAATATAGGAGAAAGAGATTATTCTCACTCGGCAGATACAATTTATACTACATTTAGAACACCAGAGAACAAACCAAAATCTGTTTCTGATATACTACTTGACCATTCAACAAATATAGAAAAACTTATGTCAATTATAAATCAGAAGCAAGGGCAACTTAAAGTTGAACTTTTATCTTCTGATGGTGTTTTAATTTCTACTGTCGGTAACAATACTACAAATAAAATATTTGCTGGATATTACACAGATCTTATTTCTACATCTTCTATAAAGAAAGGAGAGATTGTCTCTAAACTTTATTATATAAGACTGTCGAATCCAACAACTACACCTATTGAACTTGTAAGTTTTGTACCTGGTGTAAATTCAGATAGACTTCCAGATGTATCTCAGGCTCCATATCCTGGATATTTACATTCTAAGGAAGAATATACTTATTATAGAAAATATTGGACAGTACCTGTTCTTATGACAGGAACACTTAGAAATTCAGATTTCTATAAAGATTATAAAAACCCGAACCCTACGCAGGTGGATTCCAATTTCCAAACTCCACAGACTAAGGGACAAATTCTTTATTCAAGAAATAGAGATATTACTTTGAATACTGAACTTATTATAATAGATCCACTTGGTGGAAATATTCTTCCAGATTTTTCTTCTGGAAGTACAGAAGAATCATTTGTTTGGAATGGATCAAGAAATGCTACAAATCTTGGAGGGGGTAAACTTACTTCGTTCTGTATACATGTGAACCACCCAGATATCCAAACTATAATTCAAGATACTACTGGACTATATTATGGACTTTCAGACAGTACACCTACACTTCCTAAGAAGACAGTAAATTCACTTTCCAATCCAAGTGCTGTATACACTCCACCATTTATACTTTCTAAATATATGGCAAGAGATACTGTACAACTTGGATATTCTCCATTTACCCCAGTAGAGAACTCGGCAACTCTTAGAAATTTTCCAAAGAAACTTGGATTCTCTGCTAATGACAAATACTTAATTGGAGAAGATACTTGTGGTGCATTCCTTTATCTTGCACCTACAACACCTGCTACCCTATCTTCTGAAAGTATTGTCTATAACTCAGGAAAAACTCTATCTTCTGAAACAGAACCTATTCTTATTCCAGTTATTTTCCAATGTAGAATGACTGATTATTATGGAGCAGGAGATGATGGTATAGGAAGAATTGGAGGTACTACTACAAAATCTAACCTTGTATATTCAAAAACTATTGGAGTGGATCTTCTTCTGAAGAATGTTCCAGATCTCTTCTCTTTTGATATCACAGTAGAAATGCAATATACTAAAACTACAACTGTTTAACTATTATGACTACTACACCACTTATACAAAAAATAAAAGGAGGTACCATGATAACATTTCAAAGTGCATATGAAGATATGAACTTGAATATCACAAGTGCCACAGATAGAAAATTTAAATTTTCAAATTTTGCACTTCTTAATCTTCCTGCTATTGCTCCAAGCACTTATCTTAAAAATGCAATTACCCCAGACAATATAGAGGGAAAAGCAGTACAAGGAAGTGCTACCGGGGTAAATCCACTTGATACAGACATCATAGACTTCTCAGAAACTGTACAGAATTATCTCTTGAATCTTGAAGCCTTAATTTTGTCATCTGATGAATATAAAAGAGATGAGGCAAGAACAGTATCTCAGAGAGTCTTTTTTAAATGGCTTAAAGAACTTGGTGCTATCAGATTTATAAAAGCCCCAGATTCTATAAGAAATAATGGAAATAAGTTTATAGAAGAACTTGACTCAGATACTTATTCAAGAGTTGTGAAATATATTGGACATATCGATATGGTAGGTTCAAATTTTGCTTCTTCTTCTTCATCCACTGAACTTTACTTGCATGTTCCAAGTATAAATGGCTCAACACCTACTGTACTTTTCAGTTCTGTATCGGACAAGAATTACTTCCCAGGAATGACTATTGTAAAGAAGTCAGCAGGTATAGAATATATCAGTGGAAGAGATTCTGAGACCACAGGAGTTCGGAATGGAGTTTCTTCGCAGGCAATTTATGACTCTGATGTACCAGAAGGAGTATTTAAGTATACAACTAAACCAGAGAACAAATTTTGGATAGGAAATAGAGCATCTGTAAGAACAAATGCATATTTTACAGATACAAATTTCTCCGATGAATCTACCATAGAAATTACAAGAGTAAGAAATGGAAAATCTACTACATTCAAGCGTAGTAATCTTGATGGTATAGAACTTGATTTGGATATTAAATCTTATGTGAGTTCTCTTACAAATGATGCTCCACAGAGTTTTAATGATTTAAATTCTTCTGGAAGTGCTACATCTTTTGAATATAATGCAGTTGCTATCTTCTATGATATTGTAGATTCTCAGGACAATATTCTTGCTACAAACCTTTATGGATTTGTTATTCTTGAAGATATTGTTCCAACTGGCGTAGGTATTTCTACTATTGCCACTACAAAGAAATATAAATCATCAGATGTAACAGGAGATCAAGGTAATGGAATTGGTATTCGTGTAAATATTAAACTTTCCAATGATACTCGTACTATTACACCTGTCTATGAGGTTTCTGTAAATGATTACAATACATTCTCTATGGAACTCTTTGAAAATTCCATAAAGGAGATCATTACACTTAATAAAACCTGTAATACTTTACTTGGAGACAATATCAAACTTTTTGGTTACAATGAGAAGTTACAGAATATTGCTTCGGAAATGATGCTTAAAAATGATGCTTTACAGAAAGAGGTAAATGATCTTAAAAATATCATAAGACAGTATGTAGATTCTTCCATGCTTTCTGAAGAACTTGTAAAGATTTCAGATTCTATAAGAGACAGTAGAACTATTGTAGATTCTATTACACCTACAAAGGAAAATAAACTTCGTAATCATTATGCTACTTTCTCTATTGGAAATACAATCACTGATCCTGTAACAAACCAAGTACCTGCAACTTCAAGATATGTCATTCATTCATCTGAGGGAAAAACTAAACAATCCTCTTCTCCTCTTGTTATTACCATAGATTCTACAAAGGCATCTATGGAACATAATCAGATGATGGATATCTTATTCAAAGATAAAATTAGACTTAAAGATACAACAGTAGAAGTTTATCTTATGCAAGTAGATGGACTTGGTACACTTTCACAGAAATTGCTATATTCTAAGTATTATGCTCTTGGTATAGTTGATAATATTTCTATACTTTGTTTAAATCCGATTACCAATGAATACTATTGTAAATAATATAGTCTATAAGATAAATCAAGAATTTACTCTTAAAATTCTTTCTGTACTTGATGAATTTCCTATAACAGAGACAGAGCCTTATTACTCAGTACTGTCTTCTCAACTTTCAGAGGATAACTTTATGGATAGACTTACTGTTTTACAGATAAAGAAATTCCTGATGTCATCATTACCAAGAAAGAAATCAATTAATCTTATAAGAGAATATGATAATTTTTTGGAAGAATATAAAACCTCAGAAAATGAGTCGGTAAATAAAAATACACAGGAATAAAGATCTTTCCGTGTACTTGTTCTAATTAATATGTGTCTACTTAAAAGCCCAAGTCTATAAAGATCTTAGACTTGGGCTTTGTTTTAAGCAAAGTTTATGTTTAAAAAAAGTAATATTTCTTTATTTAAGAAGTGCTTTTATATACACTTTTGTAGGAGATCCAACATCTTTTGCTTTGAATGGCATACCGATTCTACCTGCTGATGTTGTTATAACTTTTAAACCTTTAACTTCTGTAACTGTTCCATTGAGCTGAACAAGTTTAAATTCAAGGATTTCTGCAATACTTTCTATTCTTGGTATTCCATACATTGTTCTATCATTATCTCCATTAGTTTCTCCCACAATATTTAAGGCAGTATTCCAGGGAAGCACAGTGTCTATCATATGATCAGATACACCAAGTTTATATTCATTAAGATGTGGAATCCAGTCAGTTGCTTTATTTCCAAGTTCAATTTTGTAATTTCTAAGATCCACAGTTACCCCAGGTGTATCGCAATTTATTCCCATCCAACCACTTGGTGTTGTAAAATTCTCTTGTTTAATTCTTACCCAAGAACCAGGAGGAATGCTTTTACCCCATATAGTAATATTTGATGTGTGCGAATGTCTAACATCTATACTTCTTGTATGATTACCCAGATTGCTACCTGCAAGGAAAAATCCATAATTTGCAACTACCTTATCTGGATCTGGCGTATACCTAACAAAGAATCCTGTCTCATCTTTCATTACTACTGGAAGCCCAAGTCCTGTATTATTTGGTGTAAGTTTAGGAAGTGCAGAATTTTCTACAAGGTTTGCTCCACCTATGATGATTTCTTTCTGTGGAGAACTTTGACTACTACCTCCACCTTTTGGTAAACTTTTAAGTTTTTCATCAATTTGAGACTTTGTGTAATATTCACTACTATCAATTGTTCCTACTGTACCAAATTCAAGAATTTTACTTGCTACAAACTTTCCAAGAATTTTATGACCATCTTTATTTGGATGGAGTCCATCTATAAAGAAAAGTTCATGATTGTAGTTGTTAATACCTATTTCTCTTGTATCAATATACTGAAGACCATAAAGTTTAGCAATTGATATTACTGCTTCTGCATATTTGTCAGATTCTGGATTTCTATCCACTTGTTCATTTGGTTTAAAACTTTTAAGTGGAGTCATAAGTATTACCTTAGACTTTGGATATTTAGAAAGTAATTTTTCAAGGAAAAGTTGATAAGCACCATAGAAATTTTTAAAATTTTCATTTGTTATTTTAAATTCTCCAAGTGATCCTTTCTTGGCTATTTCTCCAAGTTTATAATCTCCACTTCCCATATTTCTTTGATCATTAGCACCCATAAAGATAATGATATAATCTGTATCTTCTGGTATATCATCTACTCTTGGTATTGTAGTATTGTAAGGATTTCCATTATGAACTATAGCCTGAATGGCTGTACCAGGTTGTCCATCTACTTTACCTTTTATACCACCTGTAAGAGCAAGAAATTTACCCACCCAAGTATCTTCAAATTCATATCCAGTATCTGTATTATACTCTGTAGAATTTGTACCCCATGAAGTAATTGAATCTCCTATAAAAGAGATCTTCTTTCCAGATAGTTTATTTTTATCCTGTGGTTCAAGGAGTCCTGGATTTATATTTTTAGGTGTTTTAAGTTTAAGAACTGTTCCTACACCATCAGTAGCATAAAGGTCAAATTCTTCATTACTTACCTGTTTAATTATCATACTGGTTTTAATTCCCATTTCATCAGTAGGAACAGGATCATCAGTATTTCCAAGAACATATTGGAATTTACTTGTTATTTTTGTATCGTAGTATGCCATATTCTCTTATTGTTTTTTAAAATTGTTACCTTTTACTATGTTACTTTCTTCAGTAGATCCAGAACCTGATCCACCTCCACTTGAAGATCCACCTCCTGAACTTACATTTTCTATTTTGTTTTTAAGTTCATTTATAGCACTCACAACTGTTTTTCCTGTGGTGGTAAGTTCAGCAATTTCCTTGTTTTTAAGATTTGTTTCTATCTCCTGTTCAAGCACTATAAGTTCTCCTCCTGGTTCTTGTATAATTTGACTACCACTTAGAAGTTCTACTTTGGTTACAATATATTGATGATTTTTTGGAATAGTTATAGTTTCTCCAACAAATTTATATTTTGTACCAATACCAACTTGACTCTTTACAATAGAGAATTTACCATCTCTTTCTGCTCTAAGCATCATCATATCTCCTGCTGAGAATGTGCTTGGAAATGTAAGTTTAGAAAGGCTGTTTATATCTTTAAGTCTAATTACTTCTTCCGATAGAAGTTTAAAATTTTCATTTATAATTCTTCTACTACTTGAAAGATCAGTATCTGCTCCAACAAGTTTTATTTTTTGTCTATCTATAAATCTTTGATTATCTGTCATATCATATTGTTTTTATTTTCAAGTAAGTACTGAGTAAATGCTTCACTACTAAGTACAGTTATGAGATTTTCTCTCATCTTTATATTTTCATTATTGTTTCTGTCTCTTATAGAACATCTCACAGAGTACACAGCAGGTGTAATTAATGTATAACTCCAAAGTTCTGTATCAGAAGTTGCAATTACTTTATCTCCCACAAGAAGTTCCCACTTAAAGTACTCAGGAGCAACCATTGAACTTGCATCTACTGTAAAGAACACATTTGTAAGTGGAGGAATTACACTGCTGGATTGTCTGATTATTGTGTTTGTTCCTGTAAAATATCCAGGTCTTGAAGTTGGTTGACAACTTTCAAAAAGAATATTCCAGTTTAAATTTTCCCAGATTTTCCAACTGTCCCAGATGTTATATTCCTCCCAACTGCTTCTCTTCTTATCACTTATTATACCTAAGAAATCACTTCCCCAAAGTATACCATTTTTACCATTATCATGAGTAGTTACTATGATATCTATAAATTCATGTCCCTGATCTGCTTTCCTGTAATTTATCTGCCCTCTTATGGCTTCTTCAAGTCCTTGTTCTCTTAGATACAAGGCTAAACTTTCAAGCGAAGTGATATCATTTGGAACATGAATCAGATATCCACCGAGCATAAGATGTCCACCACCAAGTTCAATAGAATCTATTATTATTTTTTGATGAGTAGAAGTATGGAAGAGACAATTTTCCCAAGTAAGGTAAGTTGTTTGATCCCAAGTAGATTTTCCAAGTTCTTTCCAAGACACAGTCGTACTATCTTCGAGCCTTTTGTCTCCTATGAGGGACTTCAAGTATGGTGGAAGTGTAAAACTCCAAGAAGTAACCTTTTCTGTGTCTTCAAAAACTGCTCCATTATTGTAGATAGTTTCAAAGTCTCCCTCCAAATCTTTCCACGATAGATTTTTCATACCTTGCCATCTCTGTAAATTTGGATCTACATATTTGTACAGATGGTAGAAATCTACTTCTGGTACTCTTACTTTTACATAATCAGTTTTTGAAAGAATAAGACCACCATACTTAAAGACTTCACATTTTACACTATAAGTTCCTGAATATGGAAGTATAAGTTCCAGAGTATTGATTGTTTTTATTTTTTGAACCTCTTCATATTTAAAGTTGGTTTTTGTCTTTCCACCCTGCATAAGGACTGTCCATTTAACCTCATAATAATCACTAATGAACATTTTGTCCCATGTAATATCATCTTCTCCTTTAAATCTTTCCCAAGTAATATCAAAAACTGTCCAATCTTTATCAAATGTAGTGTGTGATACTTTAAGAAGATGACCAATTATTACTTTCTTATCTTCTTTAACTTCCCAAGATGAAAGATCCATATGTGAGAAGTAGCCTAGTGCTGTATGACTCTTTGGATTAAAACCAGTATGAAGATCTCTGTCCTCTGAGTAAGAATATTTAAGCAGGTCATTTCTTAGATCTTTTAAATAACCTACTTTTCCAGAGAGGATCTCCATTTTTACATCTTCTCCCTCATCAATTACACAACTTCGTGTTTTATCTACCCAAGTACTTACAAGATTTGTACATGAGAAGTAATGTTCTCCTACTATATCAATAAGTTTACTTGCTCCACCTATACCCTTATTTTTGATATACCTCCCAAGAGCAAATAACTTTATTATAATTTCATCATTTGAAAAAGAGAAATTTCTCTTTCTCTTTTCTGTTCCAAAACTATCAAAACCATCTGGAACTGTTATATCATAGAAGAGTCCAAACATAGATGTCTTCTGTAAGACACCACCTATTATATTGTTTCCATGTTTTTCATAACTGTCTACAGGTTCATAACTACCTACTCCAGTTTTTATATTTTTGAAGTATTCTTTTACTCTAAGATCAGAATATCCAAAAAATTTAAGAATATTTAGAACACCTTTATAGCTTCCTATGAAAGGTTTTATGTTATGTGCTTCAAGTAAGAACTCTTTACGCTTAGCATTCAGTTTTTTAAAGTCGATACCTGCTCCTGTTATATCAGTATCTCTAAGAATTTTATATTCCTGCTCTCCTATATCTTCTCCTATATTTGAAAGAAGATCCACAAATCTGTCATCTTCTCCTATAAATTCAGCATGCAGAGTAAGAGAGATAAGAATATCATCTATTTTTATAAAGATGTAATCTGTATATACACCAGCCTCTTTACCCTCTATAAGATAATTTATACGGAGAGAAGTGCTTGGAAAAGATTCAACAGGAGATAAAGTTTTACTTTCTGAAAGTTCTACTACAGAATTTTCCTTTATATCATAGAACTTTATAGCAGAAAATTCTGTACCCACTTCTATATCCTCCTTACTTTTTGGATATCCAAAATTTTCTCCTATTTTTTCTACAATATGTAAACTCTCAGAGGCTACAAGACCTACGCTACTACTTTCAAGAAAGATTGTGCCTGAGTAGTAATCTTTCTTGTCTGTAGTACTTAAATGCAGTTGTTCTCCTTTATTATTAAAAAATAGTAACTCTTTCATCTTTTAATCAAATATCATAAATCCAGCATCTTCCTCTTGTGCTTTCCATTTTTCCTCAATTTTTTCTATCATACTTTCTCCCTCACTACGGAGATCAGATATTTCAAGAGAAAATCCACCAAGAAGTTTTACATTACTGAATCCAATTACTCTACTTATATTCTTTTTAAGTTCTCCAACAACATAATCTTCAAAATCTACCATAGAATAAAGATACTCCTGAGGAATGGTTACAGTTATCTCTGCTACCAAGTCTCTACCTGGAAGTGTAGCACCCCTTACAGTAAGTGCTTTTGTATATTCATTATAGTTATAACCGATTGTATCCAGAATAAATCTGTTTCTAAATTCTTGAGTACTGGCAAGTGCCACACTTGAAAGCATGGAGTCTGTGTTACCCCAGATCATACTTGCATAAAGGAAAGATTGTGCACCAAAGTCCGTGTCCCAGATGATGTCATTTGCCCAACCTGGTACAGCATGTGAAAGTTTAGTCACTGCTATTACACACTCTGGAAGAAGTATCTGTCTTTTTTGTTTATATAGACATGTAGATAAGAGATCTGGTTTAAGAATTAAGAGATCTGGATAACTACATCTGTCATCATTGTCCCAAAATCTTCTGGCTACTGTATCTACAAGTTTTTCAGCATATTTTATGTTACTGACAGCAGGAAGTGAATATCCATCCGTAGCCATCAGTATACAATGTTCAACAAATTCTTGTTTTGTCATTAGAAGAAAGTTTTAATATGTACCACAAAAGCAATTAATATATTTGAATACATTAACTTTTCCTCTACATATTATTTATAAGAATATTTTAAAAAATAAAAGCATATGGCAAAAGTAAAAAATTTTACAGGTAACCATACTGATTATGGACAGATAAATGATCACTTGTCCAGTATCGGTATAGATGGTACTGTTCTTGAAAATTATCAAGAAGCAGGAATTAAAGATTGGATACACACAGGTTGTTATCTTTTTAATGCTCAGATTGGAGGTAGTATTTTTAAAGGTATTCCAACTGGAAGAATTGTAACTATTGCAGGAGATCCAAAAACAGGGAAGTCTTTTCTTACCTTAAACATAATAGCAAATGCACAGAAAGAGGGTTATTTTGTAGTTCTTTATGAAACAGAAAATTCCCCAGATAAAGATAGATTTAAAAGTCAGCATGTAAATGAAAAAATGCTCAGAGTTATACAGCCCGAGACTCCAAATGAAATTACAACATCTATTGTAAAACTTACAGAATCACTCTTACAAACCAAAGAATCTGGGAAAGAAATTCCAAAAATAATGATTGTTGTCGATTCTATTTCTGCTCTTGTATCAGATAAAACACTTAAAGATGCTAAAGCAGGAGATATAAAAACAGATATGGGTTCACTTGCCAGAGAACTTAAACAGATGTACAATATTGCAAGTAAAAGAATAGGTAAACTTGATATTCCAATGATATGTACAGCCCATGTTTATGAAAGAGATTCTGTGGTGGGTAATTATAAAGAGACTGTGGTAAATGGAGGACAGGGTACAATTTATTATTCTTCTTTCATCACATATCTTAAAAAGAAATTTGAAAAAGAAGATCACAATGATGAACATGATGCTTCCTTTAAGAAGAAGACAGGTATTATTGTAACTTCTAAAAATATAGAGGGTAGATTTACAAAACCTGTCGATATCTATATGAAAATCGATTTCTTAAAAGGAATGAATCCATACTTGGGACTTGAACATTTTGTGAGTATAGAAAGATGTGGAATTGGAAAAGGTAGACTGATGGATTACTTCTATATCCATAAAAAACTTGTAGATAAGAAAATTCTTAAAGAAGATGAACTTCTTTCTACTCCTTTCACTTTCAAGCAGGTATATGATGTCATCAATAAAGATGAGAAAACATATGCTATCCGTAACTTTGAAAGAGCAGTTGAACTTGGACATATTGTAATTGTAGATGAGGCAGATGGTCTCTTAGAGAACAGAAAATATATGATCTCTGACAGTGTTCTTGAACTTGCAGATCTTCCTAAGTACTACATCGGTGTTCCAAATGCTTCAAGTCCAGCATACGCTGTTGAACATCTTGGGAAAACAGTTAAATTTAAAGAACTTTTCAATGATGTTGTATTTACAGATGAAGTGCTTCATAAACTTGACAAATATATTGAACCTGCATTCTCTTTTGGAGAAGATGATAAAATTGATGAACATCAGGTTTTTGAAAGTGATGATGAAGATGAAGACCTTGAATATATTAACTCACTTGAATTTTAAAAGATGACAATAACAGATTATTTTAAAAGATATAAAACACTTATTGATGTAGAAAATGTAGAAAATCTACCTATGAAATTTACTACATCATCTGTGATTGATACAGAACCAGATTCCATTCTTTACTTTGGATTTTATAAACCTAAAAAGAAGACAGTAACTTTGGAATTTTTAAGACAGGTATTTCCTGCTTTTCCAGAGGATGGAATCTTGAAGTCACTTGATATGCTCGATACTTTGGGCTTCATTAAGTACTCAGAGGAACAGGAGATATATTCTCTTGCTTAAAGAACTTGACCGTTCAATTTTTTCTTTTATATGCAGACTCCCAACTGAAGAATAGTAAGTTGGGAGTCTTTTTTTAATTTAAAATTCAAATTTAATAACAATGAAAAGATTTATCTATTTCCTTTAATTCTTTCTTTAAGTTCTTTTATTGTTACAGTTTCTACCTTTACAGGTTTTTCTTTCTTTCCAATCTTATAATCTGGATTCATTGCTTTCTTATATAAGTAGTAAACTTCTTGGATGTTCTTCTTTTCAAGGAACTTATTTGTAAATACACAAAGTTTCCACCAATCTGTATATGTGATTATTTCTGGTTCTGTTTTTATTCTTGATGGAATATAACTACGGATAGCAAATTCCCAACCAAGATTTCTGGCTATCATTTTATTAACACTATAAAACAGGGGAAGAAGTCTCTGTCTGCCATCTTTACCCTCCATAAGTTTTTGAATATTTCCTCTTATTATAAGAGTATCAAACTTTTTCCAAACTATGTCCAAATATGCAAGTCTAATCTTTGGAGGCATAAAAGTAAGATTTATACCAATTGGATTTACTTTACCATCTTTTGTCTTTCTATGACCTATACAGAGCATAATTGGAAGAGCAGAGTAGAAGTCCAGTTCTTCTTTGTACTTAGGATCAGAATAATCAAATGAGTAAATCTTACCCACCTGAAGAACTGCTCCAGATGAATCCTGTTCAAAAGGTTTTGTATTTCTTTTTACATAGGTCTCTGTAAACCATTTTTCAGAAGCACTTCTGAGTGTACTGTCTGAAATGCCTCTCCCTCTGAGTTCCTGTAAAAACTCAGAGGGAGAAAGTATGTAATTTAAACTTCGTTTCATATTTTATGTTTTATAACAATGGCTTAGCCAGTTCAAAGAGTTCTTTATATGTTGTGTAAAATGCGTATGCTGTTTTATAATCTGGAAAGACAAATGTAGCATTTTTATTTTCAGTTTGTTGTAAAGACACTATATTCTTAATTACACAGATGATATATTTGCTATTTTTATCTGTAAAATCTGGACTGTAATCTTTATAATCTTTAAAGTAATATTGAAGAAGTTCAGATATAGCCAAACTGGCTTCTGCAAATTCTTTTGTAGGATAAAAATTTCTATTCTTTAAAGAGGCTTCTTCAAGTTGCAATACTTTTACTATATCCGAAGTTACACTTATATAACATCCAGCAATCTTCCCAAGTTTTTCTCTTCTATTTTCTTCTTTCTTTATAAGTACAATATTTTCAAATGTAGATTCTTCCTTACAGATTTCATAACCCTCAGGAATATCTACCTTTATGTTTATCTTATTTTCTAACTTCATAATAAATCTTCTTTATTCTTTTCTACAAATATCATTTCTTGAATTCTGTGACTATCTGCTGTAAGTTTCTTAATTACAGCAGTTACTTCATCTGCCTTTTTCTGTAATTCTTCCATTTCTGCTTTAATCTTTGTAAGTTCTCTTTCATACATGTTATAAGAAAAATCATTATTTCTTTTAAGTTCTGAAAGCATATACATTTTTATAGTATCTTCTGAACTTTTAAGTAAGAATGTAGAAAGTTTTCCATACAGATACTTTCCATCAAGATCAGTTACCCTCCATACAACTTCATCTTCTTTTGTATTGCTTATCATAAAAGAACCACCTTTGACTCTTTCGGGAAGCATGTCTATTTTTGTATAGTACGCAGGTTTTTCAAGATCTTTTGTGATCTCATCATGTATTCTTTTGATCTGAGAAAGTTTATCAAGGACTAGTTCACTTTCCATTTTCTTATATGCTTCATATCTTGTTCTCATTATATTTAAGTATTAAAGAATTTACAACTTCAAGATCACTAAGCAAGACTTCATCACCAGAATGTTTAAGTCTTTCCTGGTATCCTTTTTTAAGTTTTTCAAGAATAAAAAGTTCAAGTTCACTCTTGTCCATTTCAAGAATAAATGTAGGAAGTTCTCCATTTACTACATGTCCAAGAGAAATAACAGACCATTTTATGTCATTATCATCTGCTCCAGTTACCATAAATGTTTCTACTTCATGATGTTCTGGAAGTCTGTTGAGATTCCCATAGTATGCAGGACTTTCAAGTCTCTGTAATACCCATATATGGAATGCAGATATCTCCTGAAGTCTTATAAGAGTAATAGGAGACAAGGATGCTAAATTATTATTCATTTCCTATTAAAATTTTAGATTTTTAAAGATTTTCTTAATTATAAAATAAACTATCAGATATTTAAATATCTTTTTTATCATATTCATCACTTAAATATTTAGAAGTAAAAACAACTCCAAGTAGAAATCCTACCACAAGAGTTATAAATACCAAAATAGAAATATAAACGGCTACCATGATTTAAAGGAATGGTTTTGCTTTATAAAGGAGTTCACTTTGTTCTCTTACAAATCTTCTTGCTGTTTCTTCATTTACAAATGTAAGTGAACAATAACAATGATTTGAAGAACCTACTTGAATATCATATTCCAAATGATCTACATGATTAAAATGAACATACCAAAGTTTTTCTTCATAAATTTGCCCAATTTCAAATTTTACACCTTTATTGTAAAAGTTACGAAGTTGTAAAAGTTGAGCTATAGCCAGAGAGGCTTCTGCTTCCTGGTAAGTAGGAAAAACACATCTTGCATTATCACTTGGTTTTTGTTCCCTGTACTCTACAATTTCAGATTGTCCATTGATGTAATATCCTTCAATAAAGTCCAGATCTTCCCATCTCATTCCATTATCTTTAATTAGAACTATATTATCAGGAGTAGAACTAAAGTAATCTATTTTATAACCTGGTAAATTTTCAATAGCAGATAGTACTTGCTCTCCAAGTCTGCTTTTAATCTGTCTTTCTTTAAATGTACTCATAATTGTAAATTTTAAAAAGTTAAATATTATTACTTATGTTTTATCTGTATCTTCTTTTAAATATTCGATAGCACAGGCTACACCAAGTACAAATCCTACTGCTGAAGATAATAAACAAAGTATTATTATCATTACTGTTGCTATCATTATTTTAAATCTTTAAACATTGTATTAAATTCAACATCTTTGGTATTGTAGATATCTTCAAGTATTTCTCTTATGGCATCTTCAAATGAATCTGTTGCAAATTCAACCATTCCACCTTTACCATCATATGCTGTACCTCTATATCCAACCATATATCCTGCTCTGATAACTTGATAATCTTTAAGTTCAAATCCTGCTGTACTGAGTATCAGTTCAATGACTTCTTTTCTATTCATAACTGTAAATTTTTGAATATTAATCTTTATTTTTCTTCTTTCCAAAAATTCCTCTTACAAATTTCTTTATAAAAGATTCTTCTTCTATTGGATAGGTAATTACTGCACCATCTCCAAAATCGATTATTACTTCACTTGGATTACCTCCCTCAGTCATTTTAAGAAGTTCTTTAAGTGTAATACTTTCATTACTCACATTTTGAATTGCTATTTGTCTCATTTTTATAAAATTTTGTGTAAGTATTCTATCATTTCGGTATATCCATATGTTTCAAATATCCATAGCATTGGACTCAGGTAAATATTTAAAGATTCTTGAAATTTAAATCTTTAAAAGAGTATATACAACATTATAAGCATTAATAATCATGGCAATTTATAACTTAGATACATTTGTAAATTCACTTCCAAAGAGTAAATTAAATCTTGACTATATTAAGCGTATAGCGGGACTTTCTACCGATTACTCTACTTTACATAAACTTGCAGGAGATACTACTGACCTTGATGCTTTTATTAATAAAGCAGATAGACTTTATGAAGATGAATCTTACAAAGATATGTCGCTTAAAGATAGAATCAGATATATCAGAAACATATCCACAAACAATGATTTGGACTGGATTATTACAGCAGTTACAGATGATGTTATTGTATATGATGATACAAATAAATTCCTTGATTTTTCTATTGATACAGAAGAATTTACTGATACACAAGAAACTTTTATAAAAAATTCATATAAGAAGATACTTACTATGCTGAATTGGGACTCAGACAATGTAGCATGGGACACTTTTAAACAATTTCTTATAGATGGTACTATTGCATATGAAATTGTTTATGAATATTCAACTAAAGAAGAAATAGAAAAACAGAAACTTGAAATAACAAAGAAAATCAATGGACTTCTAAATGAGATTAGAATCCTTAATGAAAATAAAGATTTGGGTCTTAAAGAGAAGCAATCTGCTCTACTTCTTGAAAAGCAGAAACTTGATAAAGAGAAGAACAGACTTGATCTTTTTATAAATAATGATTTTTCAAAACTTACTTCATCTTCACATTTTAAACATAAATTCTCAGAAATAAATTTTGACAACCGTATCCCAGTTGGTATCCTGGCTATAAAGCCTGTTCAAGATGTAAGTAGACTTTCAAGAGTTTATTATAACGATCCATCTGGAAAGCAATATAAACTTTGGAAATATACTTTTGAAAGTGGTAAATTTAACATTCTTCCAGACAATGCTATTGTTATAGTTTCTTGGAACTCACTTCAAAATAATGAATCTCCTGTTATTATCTCTTACGCTGAGAGACTAATAAAGAATTACAATATTCAAAGATCTCTTGAAAATTCTAAGGTAGCCTGGACTATAATGAACTCTCAATTTAAAATGAAATTCATTATCCCAGTATCTGGAACTCTTACAGATAAAGTAAAACAGAGACTCAGAGAAATTTCTGATGAGAATAAGCAGGAACTTCAAATAGATGATAGAAGTGGAGAGATTAAGATAGATGGTAAGCGTAATATACCCTGGACAAAGAATATTACAATGCCAAACCGTAGTGGTAATAGAACAGAAATAGAAAGTATAAAGAATGATGGTTATGACATGTCCAATATGGAAATTGTTAATCATTTTTATAGAAAACTTAAAAATGACTCTCTAATTCCACATAACAGATTTGAACAAGAATCATCTTCTATTGTCCTATTTAAAGGAGATGGAGTCCCTTATGAAGAGGTTTCTTATTACAGATTTATCAACAGACTCCGTAATGGATTTAAAAATGTAATTTTAAAACCACTTTTACAGGCTGTATCGCTTGAATATCCAGAATTTAAACTGGACTTTACTCTTAGAGAGAAATTTAAATTTAAATTCAACTCTTATTCATACTATGAAAGTGCCAGAAAGTATGAACTCCTTTCTGTAAAAATGGATATGGCAGATAAAATGTTTAGATTTACAGACAATAACAATGATAGACTCTTCGATACTAAGGCTATCTTTGTGGATTATTTGGAAATCTTTACAGAAGATGAATATAAAAAACTTACAAAACTTGATGGAGAGCCTAACGAATAAAGTACATTATACACTTAAAACTCTTGATCTTTACTCAAATATACAATCGGTGCAATCTCTTAGAGAAAGCACCGATTTTGTTATCTTAAAATTTAGACTACATACACATACTTATCTTACTTTTGCTATTCATAAGAGGGTAGATATGGTAGAAATCAGAATCAGAAATTCTGTTATTCCTATCTATAAACCACTTACTCTCGTAAACATAGATCTTATAAGACTTTTTAAAGATTACTTCGTACGACTTAGAGAAAATAATGTAAATTACTACAAAGAAACACTTTCACTTCTTCTTGATATTATTTATAAAATATACCGAAGAGATGATAAAAGGTATAAAATAGATTATCTTTCACTTCCTGCACTTACCCTTGATTGTTATTTTTTCAGAAATAAACTATCAGATGATGAAGTAAATGAGGAGATAGAAGACAAAATGAAGAATCTTATAAAGACAGTAAATGTATTATGACATCAGTAGAAAGTTTTGAACATCATATAACCAGAAAAACAAATATAAAAAGTGAAAGTATAAAATTTCCTCAAAGATATACCCCAGAACATACACAGATGATTGGAATCTATTACATGGAAAATGGAGATCCAAATCTTGTAACTATTTCTACTGGAAAATATACGCTCACTACTGGGGATACTCTTTCAGATATTATTGTTCCCATTTTTACACCTATTGATGATATTATTAGAATAACAGGAAATGGAATTGATTTTAATCTTTCAAGACAGTCACTTCTTGATAAGGTAGACACTTGTGACCTTTCACTTCTTAAAAATGATGTGTTTGAGCAAGTTCTTCTCTATAAGACCCAACTTACTCTACTTCTTGAAATAATACCACTTGTATCATTGGATATTCTTCCAGATATTCTTACTTTCAATGGACTTCATGGAAGTATACTTTTTCCTACTGGAATGGATTTACTTTATGAACTTTATGTTCCCTTACATTCAAAAGCACAAGATGGTATATCAGAACATAGAGATTTTGTTTGTCACAGCATTACTCGTGATCTTGTTTCTACTATTGATATAGGTAGTCATAAAAATGTGCTTTCTGTGTCACTTACTGTTCTTAGAAGATATCTTTTTGAACTTTGTACCCTTTCTGAAATCTTAAAATATGAAAATGGAAACTGATATAAAAACTTACTCAGAAAAACTCAGTAAACTTCTTGGAGATCCCTATGTTTCACTTGATCTTCTTTCTTTTAAGGAAGATACTCAAACCTACTCTCTTAAAGTAAATGGACACACAGGTATAGGTATAGAGTACCAGTGTGTTTTTTATATCTTACTTTACAATGGAAGTCTTTATAAAATAAAACTTCCAAAAGAAGAACCAGTTATTTCTACTGATGTTCTTTCGGATGCTAAGGAGAAAATAGGTAACAGGTGGAACACAGATACTATTGTTGTCTATAACACAGAAACCAATGAAAGTAGAGAAATTGTACTTCCTAAACCATTCAAAGAGTATAACAGAGGTATTCGTGCTATGAAACTTAAATCTATTTGTAAAGAACCAAATGTCCAGGTTCTAAATAGAGAAGTAATAATGGAATTTTAATCTTTAATTTTTAAATAATATAAACAAAAATAATATGGTATTAAATACACAAAAACTTTCGGATAAAGAATTTATTTCTAAGTATTTTGATTTCAAAACTGTAGAGAAATCATATATGCATTACAATCAACTACTTGAAATGTATAAGAATTTGCATGATATTCCAGTTACAGAACTTGCACTTCTTTCAAGATATAACACAGACAAACTTATTGAAGTTCTAAGACAATATCAGGAGAAAATAAACTCAAATGAGATTCTTTCTTCTCCTGTTCTTGAAACTTTTAAAGTAGAAAGTTCAAAGATTTATAATGACCATTTAGTTCTTGGAGCAGATGGACAACCCCAAAGAGATACAAATGGAATGCCAAAAATTAAGAATCCAGAATCTTATACAATGCAACTTGATAATCTTAAAAAGAAACTTTCTACAGAAGAACAATCAGTTGATGACCTTATCCAGAGAAGTAATGAAGAATTTGGAAAGATTTCACAAGAAGTTATCCCTACCGAACTTGCAATTCTTGATATTTCCAAACTTCTTGAAAGAAATGACATTACAGCAGAAATGCTAGTATTCCTTACTCAAATGGAAAACTTTATATAAAAAACCCTACTCACTTATTTCAATCATCATTTGTGCTTATTTTTTAGGAGATTGCCCAGATTTTTCATCTTGGGCAATTTTTATAAATTCCCTTTTTACACACATAAGTATAGTATGAATTCCAGGTCTTTCTGTGGGATTATATTCATACCCAAGTCCAGATATCATATAATTTCCCGAGTAAAGTGTATTTATACTCTCCCCAGAATATCCATTTCCTTTTAAAGCATCATCTCCATAATTAAGTATTGAATCTCCACTGTTAAACAGGAGAATAGGTACAAGTTGATAAAGATTTACTTCTGTACAGATTCCTGAAAGTACTACTCTTAAAATAATCTTTCCATTTTCTCTATTATTACTTCTATTGCCAAGTTCAGAGAAGTTATAATGTTCGTGTACATTTTCTGATTGAAGTTGTTTGTTTAAGTATCTTACATTCTTTGTATGATCATCTTCCTTTCTACCTTTAAGGATAATAGCATTCTCATCTTTTGAAGTTATAGTTTCATGGAAGAATTCCTCCATTTTCTTCTCTTTCTTATTGTAGTAGAAAACTACCTGTCTATGTCCTATTGATGTACTTATAGAACTTGAAGAATTTAGAAGATTTACCTCCTCTATTCTTTTATTTGTTCCAAGAAGATATGAATGATTAGATAGGAAAAATTCTTCAAGTACACCCTCATCTTCTTTTCCTCCATTACCAAAGTGATGATCTTCTGTCTGTAAGATATTTGTAATCTTTCTCATTTCTTTTACAGTAAGATCAGAGTGTATACTTGATGGTTCTATAAAATTTAGGAAGTAATGAAGATCCACAGATGATGTAAAATACTTATCATCTCCCAAGTATGCATGTTCAAGAACATCCGAAGAAAGAAAATCATAAGGAGATTTAAGTGGACATATCCAGGTCATCTTATCCTGTGTATCTCCCTCTATATTGCTACTTACTCCAAGTCCAAGTTCTTTTGCTACTTCTTTAAAAACTCCAAAACTGGACATTTCTTTATAACTTTTTAAAGTAGGAATATGAATACCATCTACTCTAAGTTCTGCTGTAATAGTAATCTGACTTCCATATTCTTTTACAGTAAGTATATTATAATCTCCTCTTATATGTTTAAAATCTGGATTTTTACTTCTTATATAAAGTGAAAGCAAATCACCATCTTTTGGAAAATACTTATTTCTAAATTCAGAACTTAAATCAGTAAATGTAAGTGTTAAATTTGGTAAGAAATCTACACCACTTACTACTTTAAAATATGAAATATTTGGTACAATATATCCAAGTATTTTAATAAGTGGAGAAGTATATCCATATTTTAAAGTATCCAGATCTTCTGTTTTTACAGGAGTACCTGTTGAGAAATCTGTATCTGGAACTGTAAGTTTTTCAAGTTCTACTGTAGGGTCAGAAATTACCGAGACTATTTTCATGATGTTATATACCTATCATTTTTATAGAGTACATATTTATAATTATTCAAACCTTTATCTTATGTCAGATGACCTGTATTCAAAAGCAAAATCATTTGCTGGATTTAAATATTCAATGAATCCATCACTTAATAATGATAGTGCAAGACATGTGGATTGTTCACGCTTTGCTAGTGCTGTTGTTGGTGTCCCCCGAGATACCAGTGAGGGACTTTATGCTAAGGCAGTCAACAATGGTACAGCAAGAGATATTACTGGACTCACTGGGGCATCCAGTGGTCTTAAAGAGGGAGATATGGTATTCTTCGATACTGGACCCAGAGGATTTGATAAAGGTAGAAAATATGGAATAGATCATGTTGCAGTAGTTGTTAAAAATCCAAATACTGGAAAACTTGAACTTCATGAAAGTGTAGGAGGTAAAGGAGTTATACAGAGAGATCTTGATACTGCACTTGCCAAATATAATAATGGAAAGAGACCTACAAAAGTTTATGCAGGTACTTTTCAAGGAAAGACTCCAAAAATAGGTGGACAAACAGTATCTGATCCTACTGATAAAAATACTATTCATTCTACATATAGACAGACATCATCTGTTGGACTTGGTAAAGATCAACAATTTTCAAGAGCCACTGTCCGTAGAAGTTCTATACAGGGAAGACATGAAGTAGGTAGTGAGGGATATTCAGAAAAACATAAAGTGGACAACCTTTCAAGAGATAGTGCTGGACATAATTTTAAAACTCAATATGGTGTAAAATCCAGATTTAATTCTTATGCTATTCTTGTCCACCCTGCAAGTGATGGAGAAAACCATGCAGAAGATTACCAACTTGGAGAAGATGGAATTTATAGTAAGGAAGCCAGACAAGTTACATTTGCTAAACTTCTTGAATATGGAGATAACAATCCACAAGAACCTTACTCTGCATATGACTTCCTGTTCTGTAAGTATCATAAAATAGCACCTATCAATAGAATGGTTACTCTCCGTAGATATCCATTTGCTACATATGATGATCTTGTATTTCCAATTGGAGATATGGGTGTAGATTCTATACCTCCTGTTGCACAGGCTGTCACTTACTTTGGAGAGGGTACAGACAATTTACTTAAAGAAATTCTTCCTGTAACTGGACAAATTACTTGGGAAGAAATTACAGCAAAAGTACATGATCATGATCTACCAAGTAATCCAGGAATAGAATCTGATTTCTTGGGTAATTTTATACCATCTCCAATTGCAAAAGGTGTAGCACTTCTTAATGGAAATTCAGGTGGAGATCTTGGAGGTAGAAGTAATGCTTCTTCAGATGCTCAAAAGCAAGGATCTGGATTTGATTATACCAATCATCAACTGGGTCCAGTAAATGTCATTAATAAAGTAAATGTAAGAGGTACAGGAATTGGAGCCGAATACTCTGCCACTCTTACATTTGAATATAAACTTAGAACATATGATGGGATAAATCCAAGAATAGCAATGCTTGACCTTATCTTCAATTTACTTGCTTTGTCTTTCCAAAATGCTAAGTTCTGGGGAGGTGCAAACAGATTCTTTGGTGGACACAAACCACAATTTGGATTTATGGGAGGAGATAAAGCCAGACAGGCTATGTTCTCTGGAGATTACAAAGGATACTTTGATGCTACAATGAGCAGTATTAAAAATGCATTCGGTATAGTTGCAGATACTTTTATGAATGTCATCAATGGACTCCTTTCTGGAGATTTTTCTGCTCTCAAAGGTGTTATTTCTGGAGTAGGTGGAGCAATGATAGAAGCCTCTACTTATAACAGTAGACCAAAGCAGATTGCTATTCATTCCTTACTTTCTGGACTTCCTACTGGAGAATGGCACTTAACTATTGGAAATCCACTTCATCCAATTGCCAGAATTGGAAATCTTATTGTAGAAGAATTTTCTATTGAACTTGGAGATGAACTTGGTATGGATGACTTCCCTACTGAACTTAAATATACAGTTAAACTTAAAAGTGGTAGACCAAGAGATAAAGCAGAACTTGAAAGTATGTTCATAGATGGTGGAGGTAGAGCATATAACCCTCCACATGGATTTATGGATATAATCAATCATACTTCTGCAACTTCTTCAAATGCCAATCCTGTGGCAGGTAAAGACAATATAAACAGAGGTGGAAATTCTGCAAGAAGATCAACTACTGCTCCAAAGAGAGAAGCAGGTGGTACTTATAATTATGGTGTAGTAAGTTTGGGTAAAGTCTATTAAAAAACTATCATTTATACAAATTGTTACTATTTATAAAAATTTAAGACAATGGTTGATTACGATTACGATATAGATGATTCTTCCTATGAAGAAAATGACAGTTCTTTTGAAGACTTTGGTATAAATCTTGGTATAGACTCTAATGGTGTACCTATTCTACCTACTGTAATTAAACATACAGAAAGTGAACAAAATGTAGAACCTACAATAGCGTACCAGGATGCTGTGCAGATAAATCATCAAGCACCTGTTGAGGAGGTTAGAGAAGATGTAGAATCTCCAAGTGTACAAGAAGTACAATCTCCTATTATTGCTATCTTAAATAAAGCAAATAAAGAGATTACAAGTGTAAACATTTCAACAGAGATAGAAATAGCCCCTGTTTCTTTGCTTACTACTCTTCGGGATACACTTGACCCTGAGGAATGTGAAAGTGCTTTCCTTTCTATTATTAAATCTAATATAGAAAGAAATATAGATAATATTGCCAAAGATATTCTAAGTACAATACTCAAGAAGACACGAGGAGGTACTCAAAAGAAAATCAAGATTCAAGTAAATACTGAAAGTCCAAAGACAGTTGAAGATGATTACACTGATGTCTCTTCTATCGAAGATTAATATAATTGTGATGTTTTTGTTATGATTCATTTTGGAGAGTAGATTTTTATGTGTGGTCTACTCTCCTTTTTATACAGATATATAAAGTCACTTTTATAAAAAGAAGAATGGAACTTCCAATAATAGAACCCTCATTTTTTGAAAGAAATCTTAAAAATATAGATACCCCAGATGGTACACTTGTAGATTTTGCATACAGAGATATGATAGTTGATAAAGATGACACAACTATTATGAGTTCTCCTATTCTTGTTACAGAAGAATTCAATGGAAGACCTGATCTTCTTGCACTTGCTATCTTTGGAGATCAATCAAAGTTCGATATTATTTGTGAATATAATTCCCTGTCCGATCCATTTTCTATAACAGCAGGAGATATTCTTTATATTCCTACATCAGAAACTCTTTCACTTAACAACAGAGTAATAGCACAGGGACTTTCTAAGGTAATAGAAAAAGATGATACTTCAAAAAGAAATTTAAATCTTCCAAATAAGAGTATGCAGGAACTAAATTCTAAGATACAGAAGATTGATCCAAGTAGAAGTAAACTAAGAGGTAATGTTTCTGTAGCAGATCATATTCGTACACCAAATATGACAACTGCTCCACCTACTACATTTGTACAAAATGGAGAAATTGAACTTGGTACAAATCCGAATAGTAAAGTTTGTAAAACAGCAATGACTGATACTCAATCACTTGCTTACAGTATAAGAGAAGCAGTTCTTAGAAAGATAAAAGACAAAAAGTAAAGGTATTTTTCATTTTATAGATTATTTTAGTAAACAGTGAAGCCTGTCAAGTTTTTTAAATTTTGACAGGCTTCTTTTTATGAATTTAATCAAAAATGAGACTTACTCTTATCTATTAGAGTTTAAAAAGTTTAACTCCCAAAGTTACTACAATTTCAAGTTTTGGATTAAGTGGATTTACACCTACTCCAAGAAGTGCATTGTACTTAACAATACCAAGACCTATACCTCCTGTTTTTCTACCATCAGTATCAGTTATTATACTGCTACCAAGTGTACTCCATAGATAAAGTCCATTTGATGATGCTTTCTGGGAGGCTTTTACATTGTCTTCTGTACTCTTTACTTTATCTTTAAGAATACTTTCAAGCACTTCATGATCTTTATTCATCTTTTCAAGAGTACTTGCTTTATCTTCAAGAGTTGTAATAACTTTATTTTTACCTTTTACCACATCTTCAAGTTCAGTAATTTTACTTTTCAAGAGTTTTACTTCTCCTCTGAGGAGTCTTTCATTTGTGATAATCTTTGCAATTTCTATCTTCTTATTTCTATCAAGAATTATACTACCACTCGGGTACGAACCTTGCGTTTGCGATGATAGAGTCTGCTTTCCTACCATCAATATCATTAACAGTGCTAATTTTTTGATCATAATGCCTTTGGATTTTTGCGTTAATATCTTCAATTTGTTTTTCTTTGATAACAATCTCATATTTCATTACTGGAAGTTTTTGATTCAGTATTCTTAAACTGTCTCTACTTTCCACTATTCTACTTTCCACTACTTTATCAGCAGTAGTGGTTGTAGGAACTTGAACAAGTGCACCTGGATTACTGTGTCTTGTTGTAATCCAGTTCACTACGAGGATTACTGCTATTGTAATAAGTATTCTACCTACAGCAGTACCCCAACCCTTAAATCCTTCTGGTAGTTGTATCATACTTTTACTTTTTAACCTGTTAAAACTCAGAAATTAAACAATATGTGAAAAGATTTTGACCTTTTGTATAATCAAGGAATTTAACAAATTTTCCTACATCATTAGTAACTTGACATCCTGTACTCCAACCACCTACTATCCAATTCCAAACTCTGCTTGAATAGTTGTGTGTATTTGTATGGAAATTTATACCGATTCCATGTTCCCAAGCAGGTTCTCCACTGTCTCCACTTTTCTTATTCTTATTACCATCTCTGATAATCTTAAATCCACCAGTTTGTTTAAGTGCTGGACTTTTACCTTTATGAAGACCTCTTGACCATACTCCATAGTACCATTCATCACTTTTTACAACTGCTACTCCTTTCTTATTCCAAAGAGAGAAATTCATAAGACCATAACTACCTGGATTGGTAGTACCAGTTAAAGTATCAATAAGTGTTTCTCCTTTAAAGATATAAAACTTATCATCAAACACATCATAAGTATCCTCCTGACTACGGATACCAAGAATCCAATATCCAGTTGGAATCCCTTTAAAACTTGACAGACCCTTTACTTTATTTAAAAGTTGAGTTGTCGAATAATCTCCTACTTTAGTGTATTCGCTCATATTTTAGATTTTTAAAAATTAATGCAGTTTTATTTACCTATTTAAAAAAGAATTAGACATCCCAGGGTATGAGATGTCTAACTTAACTAAAAATTTTATATTTCTTTATAGAGGTGTACCATCTAAGATATCTCTTCTTTGTGTACCCTCATCATATTTTCTACTATTATAAATAGGTCGAGCATTGTCCTCTATTATTACAGTACTTACCTGTGGTACTTTATCTGACATGAAATAACTTCTTTGATGTTTTGTAGGTATGTTCTTGTTTAGAACTCTTATATTTGTAAGCTGTCCTACCCCTGCTGTAATATACATCATTTCACTACTTAGTATAATTTCATCTCTAAGTGGTATTTCTTTTTCAAAAGTAGGAAGTTTCTTATTTCTTTCCCAAATATAAAGACCCAAGAATCTATGTTGATTACTAAAATTAACTATCACAGTATACCAAGTTTTAGGTAGAAGACAGATGTCCAAAGAGTAAAGAACATTAAAGTTACTGTCAAGAATTTCAAAAACTTTACCACTTATTTGAATACTTAGAATTTCTCCAATAGTACCCAGGTTTAAAGTAGGTAAAGTATTAAGAACACCACTTGATGATCCATTTGTAAAGTATTTTCCATCTTCTTCTTTTGTAATAAAACTACCATCAGAAAGTTTTGTACCTACTCCAAGAAGTCTATGTGGGTTTGACTCTATGATTCCATTTTCTGCTTTCACTTCCAAAAGTTCTTCTTCAAATCTTAAAGTAGCACTTATGGATATACCATCATCTTTAGAAAGGTTTATTTCATTTTTATACATTACAAGAACTTCTCCAAGTGACATTTCTTTCATATCATAGAAGTGATTAAACATTTTAGTTCCAGAGTTCATTAGTGTTTTATCTTTTATAACTACCTTATCTGAAAGTATACTTCTCTGAGAATCCGTAGTCAGAGTAAAGGCATGATCATCTGTTGTACCTCTTGAATTCAGGAATTCATCTTCTATTTCTTTGGAGAAGATCTCTTCTGTATGTGTAAGAACATTTTCAAGAGTCTCTGTTACACCAGGTTCATTTATAATAGATTTTTTACCCTCATAAGTAGAAAGTTTAAGTGTATAAGAAGTTGGCTCTCCTGCTACATCTCTTTCTGTAAAGAATGAAAGTACAGAATACATTCTGTTTACGCTTTTTATATAAAGAAAATCTCCAACAGTAGGTGTTACACCTTTACCATAGACATCTGAGAATGTTTTTACACTTATTTCTATTTCAAAACTTTCCCAGTCCAGTCCCCATTCTTTATATTCTGGCTTCTCTGTAGGGATTATATTGTCTTTGATATGAACACCAAGACAAACTCCATCACTTCCCTCATAAATTCCAAATTCATTTAATATAACATCTCTTGAAGTATCTACACCAGATATTTTAAAGTATGTTACAGGAGTACTTAAAGTATTTTGTATCCAAGAATTTAATTTACTTTGAGTTTCTTTTACAGCGTTTGTAACTTTTTCACTCAGATTTTCAGATTTTACAAAACCTACTGGATTTATTTTCTTTTCTCCTTTATCTTCAATTACTACCTGATGAATAAAAATTTGTTCATCTACATAGTAAGGATTTTGCATTTCATACTCAAGGATTACCCAGACTTTTGTATCAGTAGGAATTTCCAGGAATTTACTCCCAGACATTTTTATTCTCTTAGAATAATTTTTATCATCTTTACTCCAAGAATAATATTTCATATATCCAACTCTTGGTGTAATTCCTGTAATACTCTCTTTTACAATTTCTACCTGCGAAATATCACAGGTAGAAAATTTTCCAGTTATCAAGTGTAAATTTGTAACAAGATTTTTATTTTTTATTATTTCCATAAGATACTAAGTACTTCTGTAATATCGGTTTTATATATCCATGTCAAAATTAAAGATCCAAGTGTCCCAAGAGTTTTAAATGCACTTGACCATTTAAAGATTGGACTATATTTTACATAGTAGACATCATACGAAGAATTGAAATAGACATCATATGACATTTCTATAAGACCATGCATTCCACTGCCATAAAGAACATAATTTAGATCTTCAAGTTCTCTTGAAAGGCTATCTTCTGGTACACTTCTTACTCCGATAGGTAAAAGAATACAAAGATAAAGAGTACCCCAGAAATTTACTTTAATGTTCTTATCTTCTACTTCTGGTATTCTATATCTCTTTTGAATTACATCATTTTCTACTATTGTTTTAAACGATTTCTTAATTTGAAAAAGATTGTATACCTCTACAAATGTAGGTATGATGCCATAAAGTGTTTTGTAAATGATTCTCATTTTTATAAAATTTAAAAAAACATATTTAATATGAGAATTATATCATTTTTATAAAAAATTTGATTATTAAATAAAAAATTAAAATCCTTTTATATGATTATAAGTACAAATACAAATCTGGACAAATGTTGCTCTGGATGTGATGAAGATAAAAAATCTATACAAATAGGTTTTCAAAATGGAACATGTCTTTTTGGAACACCTGCTATAAATATTCCACTCTGCCAGAGTCTTTTATCTCTTCCAGAGGGTACAGACATATCAGGTGGAACATCTACCCTGTCTCTGGGTCCCGGGGAATATAAAACTCTTTCACTTTGTGATACAGGAAATATTCAAGTTATTCAAGTTCCTACTGGAATGTCTGTGTATTGGAGATATAAAATTCCAAAAATAGAATACCCTTGTTCTCCAAAAAATAAAACCTTTGATTACTTATTTAAGATTGTTTCTATTACAAATATACTTTCTGATTTTCCAAAAGTAACATTGCAACTCACACTTACTCACAAAAACGCAGAGGATGGTACTGTGGAAGAGGAAATTGGTATGTTTGATGTTATAGGAAAGAAGATAGGTAAGGGACTTGTAAAAATAGAAAGTAACTTTAATCATTCATATAAAAACAGAGTCTTTAATTTTACTTTATCTGGTTTACAACTTCTTTTTGTCCCAGATTCTTTAAAAGATAAGATTTCAAAAATTAAAGATATTCCAGAGTACTTACTTCCACTTGATGACACAAAAGAATATCTTGTTGAATATTACTTAGATATTAAAACTTTACAAAGAGAAAAAGATACGGAAATTTTACAGGAAATCATAAAAATTCTGGATGCAGAAGTTCCTGGACTTTCTGAATTTGACTCACTTGGTAAAGTTCCAAAGTTTGACCTTGTGAAAGTTCAGATTTCTGGGGATGTTAGAGCCACTACTGTTTCTATTTCTGAGAGTACAGTTGAATACCAAATCTCTGATTACTTCTTTGAGGCATCTCCTATGATACTTCTGCAATCGAGAGATCTCTTTTATGAAATAGAACTTTACAATCCTATGAATGTAAAACTTCCTGTTACTGTTTTCCACTTAAAGATAAGAGAGAAAGATAAAGAAGATGAAAATAAAAATATTGTTGCAAAGAAGATATCTCATGTTTTTGGGACTATCATAGATTACATGGGAAACTAATGCACACAAAAAATTATAACATTCTTACAAAGATAAAAAATTTATTAATTTAATTCAAAATTTTGAAATTATGACAAAAGATGAAGTAATCAGCCAAGTTGCTACTGAAACTGGCTTTACAAAGAAAGATGTTGCTTCTGTTATAGCATCATTTGGAAATGTGCTTACTAAGGCACTTACAAACAAAGACAAAATTGCTCTTCCAGAACTTGGAACTTGGTCTACTAAGGAAAGATCTGCAAGAAAAATTAAAGCACCGAATGATCCTACAAGAATCATCGATGTACCTGCTACAACAGTAGTAAAATACTTACCTGCAAAACCAATCAGAGATGCAGTAGCAGGAAAGAAATAGAAAAAATCATTTTATTCTTATTTTTAGTTTTGTTCCCGCCAAATCCCACTGGTGGGAACATTTTTATTTTAAAAATGATATTATTTTTAAAAATTTAAATCTTGAATCTTTTATAAAAATGGATACATTAAATGAACTTTTTATTCCAGGTAAACTTACTGTACTTCTTGACCAATCAGCAGGAAGTTCTGGGAAAGGAAAACTTGAAGAATTTATATCTGCAAACTCTTCAAATATCGATTTTGTTGTCAATACTTTCATGCACCAAGCATCACATATTGTAGATGGAGAGAAAGTAGATGGTACACCTTTCACTTATTGTTATAAAAATTTAAATTCTAATGCACACAGACATGAAGAATTTGAAAAAATGTACATTACTCAGGGTGCTGTTATAAATCTTGAATCTTTACTTAAAGAAATAGAAGATTCTGGCATACCAAGAGAGAAGATAGGTATTTCTCCACTTGCAGGTATAACAACTACACTTGATAAAAATTATGAAAAAGGACTTGCAGGTTTTGATGGAGAAGAAATCGATACAAGTAAGCATTCTGTAATTTCATCTGGTACAACAGCCTCCGGGGCTGGGGCTACACTTGGAAGAAAGATAATGAGAAGAGGAAATATTTTACTTGCCAGAGATGTCCCAGAACTTTCAGATATGATATGTGATACAACAGAAGAAATACTTGAGAGGTTATCTAAGGGTCAAAGTGGACTTCTTACAGTAGCACAGGGCTTCCAACTTTCACTTGGACTTCCAGAGTTTTATCCTTATACAACCAGTAGAAATGTAACTGTTGTATCTGCACTTAATGATTGTATGCTTCCTGCAACTACACTTGGAAATGTAATCATAAATTGCCGTGCACACAATATAAGAATAAATTCCAAGAAGTATGTTCTTTCAAAAAATGAAATTCAAGTATCTTCGGAAGATGTAGATTACTACAAAGAACATAGACTTGTTGACCATATAAAAGAAAATGAAGATGGTACATTTACAGTTTACTTACATAAAGGAGAACATTTATACTTTGAAGAAGTTAAAAGTAAAAAATTCCCATATCAAGAGATAGAATCAAATTCTGGAGGTGGATATTCAGATCAAGAGGAGATTACTTGGGAACAGGTAGAACACGAGGCAGGTATTCAAATTCCAACTGATGCTATAATGACCAGTCTTACAAAACTACCAAGAAGAGTCTTTACTTTCTCTAAACTTGGACTTTCTCAATGTATCAGATATAATCAAACTCCACACAAAATCTATATTTCTCTTAATTTTGTAAATTGGATAGATGGTACAATGGAGGGTATAAATAATGAAAAACTTAAAGATCTCCCAGGTGTATCTCCAAAAGTTAAAGATTTTATTTCTGAATATATCATTCCAGTAGTTGAACCTTTTGAGAATGTAGAACTTAAATTCTTGGGAACAGGTAGACATCTCAGAGATATGATTGTTCTATAAAAATACAAAAATAAAAATATGT